TGCCCGACGAGTTGAAAATGTTGGAGTGGTACGAGGCGGTGACTAAAGAGCCGCGCGACATAGCTGCGCGGCAAGCTTTACGTTATTATGCCGCTAGGGACCTGCCGAAGGTGCTCAGTTGACTCGGCGAGACACGCAAGATGCACATCGAAGAGATGGCTCTCGTTGAAAAGAAACTGACGGGATTGCAGGAAGTGATAAGTCAACTGAGAGACAACATACTGCATGACCCAGATCATGACAACGATACGATCAATTGGGCACTCGACTTGATAGACGATGCTATGACGCAGGCACCTTAGGGGTGGGTCTATTTCTCAGAAACCTAAAGGGGCGGGTCTAAAAAACCGACTCTAAAGTCGCGCTGGCTCCAAATTCGAGCGCTGAGGCGCGCTTAGAAGGTCTACGGGCGTTCGGACCTTGAACTGGATTTGATACTCAGCGAAGTAAGACCAATCAGATGCATCTACTGCCGGCACTAGCTATACTAGTAACCGTACCGACTGTTGTGCTGTTCCTACTCATGATTGCACAGCATATCTTGATGAGATGCATCGCCCGCGGGATCAAGGGTGAGACCGATTATTAGAGACGCCTTACCGCAGGCCACTGTTATGGCTGCCCGAGATTTGGCAGACTTCAACTTCGACCGCTTTAACGTCCTCTGAGGCTGTTTGAGCTTTCCTGATCCTGTATGGGGCTCCAGCGTCTCCTGTCACTGTGGCAATGGATAATTGGGTGTCCGTGACATCACAAGACTAGCCTTTGGTCACACTAGGAACAACATTACATCAGGACAAAATATGTCAAAGACAAGTGTTATCCAAATGATGAAATTCATAGAAAACCTAGCAGAGCAATTGACAAAACAAGGTGGTACATTTACTTCGGATCAACTTTCTAGTGCTGCAAACACAAAGTTTGGTGTAACCCCCGGTAGTGGTTGGTTATCAATGCAACTATTAGAATCATATAATCTTATAGATGGACTTTGGCATCGGAAATTTTGAAATATTTGGCGGGATTTGGTGCTCGTATGAAAGTCCAATTTTCCCCGGTAATTTAGTGCTCGTATGATTATGGATCAATGTGTTTGCAGCACTTGCGGTGATCATGACGATTAGTCCTTTCGCATCGGCGTCGATAGTATACCTTATAACTGGTCTATGATCAAATCACCGGGCGCTTGACAATGTCAAACTAGGTGATATGCTTTAAATGGAAAGGGAACTAGCGATGACATTTGAACACGCCATTCAGCTTGAAGAGTTTACGGATAATCTCGCCGCATCAGTTTGGATTGAATTTGAATACGATTCCGGATCGCCAGAAATTCGTAATACACGAAACAGCGATCATCCCGGCATTGCCGCCGAGGTGTATCCAATACAAGCAAAAGTCACAAAATTGCGCGGCTCCACTTGGAGTAAGAACCGCGCAGAATTAGAAGCTTTTGCAGGCTGTCAAGGTATGCAGAAGCTTGACGAAAAGGCACTGAGTGCCGTCTGTGAACTAACGAGCGGTCCTAGTTGGTTGGCAAATGAGCTAGTTGCTATGGTTGAAAATTCTTGCTAGGTCGCCATGGCACGTAAACGACAACCAGAATTTTACCAAAATGGCGACGCTTATGTTGCGCTAACCGGTGAGAGCCCGCAAGATTTTGAAGATTATATTTTTGTGGCCTTTACAGGTAAGGACCCTGAGTCTGTTAATGAAACCTGTGTCAGTCGTAACGACATTCAAAAAATGATCAAGGTTGACAATGTGCCAGCCGATTGGGCTAGCGCTTTTGAGGCTGTCGGAATTGAGGTACCGCGTAACACTACAGAAGACACTGAATTATGGGTAGGACACATGGCCGCGGGACTAGACCCGTTTACGGCTGCCGCGGCTAGTGGTTTTGAATTCGGCGACAATGCCGAACCGCTAAGGCTGGACCTACCATTTCGAGAAGCAGCATTCTATACGCTGTTGTTTTGGGCTGCCATAATTTGGCTCTTTGGAGAATTCCTGTGACATCTGAATCAAATTCATACAAAACAGCGACTCTTCGGATTGAACCGTCGCGGCCAATAAGGCGGCTCGCGTCAGATGGTTTGATTATAGGAAGAACGCTTGATTACGGCTGTGGGCAGGGTCTTGATGCTGATTACTATGGCATGGAGTCTTACGATCTGCACTTTGCGCCAATTATGCCGGACGGTAAGTTTGACACAATTACATGCACTTATGTGCTTAACGTAATTGAGGACCACGAAGTACGTGTGCGAGTTTTGCAGAATATTCAGCATCGGCTCACGGATACTGGTATAGCCTACATAACCGTTAGGGATGACAAACGTGCTCTGTGTGGTATAACCCGCTCAGGTAGTTGGCAGGGTTTGATTGTATTGGCTCTTCCTGTGAGGTATAAGCATGCTGGTTATGTTACCTATGAATTAAGACACAGAGATTCGACGATACATACAGCGTATGTGTACCATGATAATCGTCGCTCACCCCTAAGGCAATATTGATGGGCCGGGCGGCTATTTGACTTTACGAATCGGCGTAGTATCTTTCAGTAAGGGTACAGTAATGACACCATCAATGCAGACATTTAGGGTCGTCGCAGAAATTGGCGACGAGCGAATAAGGCAATTATTTGTAGAGGAGCATACTCACCTAGAGGATGATAGATGGTGCCGCGGCCAACTTGCAAACGCCGCGGCTTACTATGCTGTCACACGAAAAATACGTGATCTTTGGCCATGGCAAGCTAGCTGGAACAAAAGACGCAAACACAATCGGCGTCGCCAACTTGTTATTGCTGCGGCTCTGATTGTTGCAGAGATTGAACGCATAGACAGAAAGAGTAACGCACGCGCGTAAGCTATCATTTAGACAGAGGAGAAACGATGTCGAGACTATTAGATGAGGCGCAGGTTATAGCCGCCTATGCTTCTTCCGACTGGCATGCTTTAAGACGGCACGGCTCGACACGCCCGTTAAGTGATATTATTTTTGCTCACTTCAAGCCGCTCATTGATAGGTTTAGCGAAACTTGCGGCTTGCTAGCTGACAATCGTAACTTGCTCGATGAAACCCGTAAACAGCTCGATGAAACTCACGCGCGGCTTAATGAAACACTTACCGAACTGAGTATTACAGGAGAATACCTTACGAATTTAAGAAGACAGGCAGCAATCGTCGAAGAGGTAGCGCGTAATAATACGATTGAAGATACCTTTTTGTTGGCAGCAATCGACGACATGCGGGAAGTTTTAGCACACTCATATTTCTAAGGGGCCAACCGATGCCAAGTAAACTTGCGATGCAACTGGTAGAAGACCTTTTCCAAGTGAATCAGATAGCCGAAGCTAAAGGGCGCGTTATCGATCATACACTTGATGACCTTTACGATCGGCTAGCGGTGTGGATGAGTAACCGCTGCTTGCTTTATGCGGGACATGGTCCCGAAAATCATGCTGAGACTTGCCGCAAAGCATTGACCAAATTCCGTGAGCATTTAGAAGAGCATCCTCGAATATATCCATTGGATGAGACTGGTCCGCCTCAATGGGCGTTGGATGCAGCGGACCAACTTTTTAGGCGCAATTGGGAAGGTCACCGGTTATCGTGTATCTGTAAAAGTTGTGAATCTTCCCGCGCACAATTGATCGCAGAGCATGCCGACAAGGCAAGGGCTCCCGACACTAATACGCTGAGTTGCATAGGTAAGATTCTTTACCGCATACTGGCCGAGGGCGGCCCAGACGGCAAACATGCTGCCCAAATTCTTGCCGAAGAAATTGAGCAGCGCGACGAGCGGTTAGCAAAGTGGATTGCAACGCACGATATGGCACCAGCACACCCGAAATACATTGCGCGGCTAATTGAGGGGTTCCGCGAACACGAGCAAACTCAACTAGTGTCTGCCGATACCAAATATCTAGAATGGATTAAAATATCTGCCACGTGTTGGGAATCAGGGCATTATCAAATTGACAAATGCTCAACTATGGATAGGCAGGAGCTTTATAAACTGCAAATCTATAAAGGCGCCGGTTTGACAATATACAAATGTTTCAAGACCCTAGGCGAAGCCAAAGATTACGCACAAGACCATATGGGCACTCACCGCCTCTAGATTTGACATTGTGTGACCGTGTGCCATACTTGACTAGGACACATTAACAACGGAGCAAAACCAATGTTTAACGATTGTCGCGGCAATGCTCATGGCACCAATGAAGAACGGCACGACGCGGATGTAGCGATTGTAGAAGAAGTGCTGAATAAAGTGTCTGAGTCGGTTGACGACTATACCAGAAATTCCGATTACGCCTACGATTACCTTCATATCGTTGAGGACATGTCGCCCGATTGGGCGGAGGCTGCCAAAGACTACATACGTAGTGCTTTTGAAGGTTGCGACAATTATGATGATCATGCAGATTTGTCTGATCAAATTGTTGATCACGTTCACCACAAACTTGAGGGTTCTTTTGATTCTGACCCTGAATACAACCCTTGCGAGTATGCAGCCTATTCTGGTCCTGGGCTTTGTCTCTATCAGCTCGATATTGGCGAATATGAGGAACAAACTGATATCAGCGCATTTAAGGAATTGCAGACTTTGCACGATGCTGGCATTCTTGATGACATTCTTGATGATGTCAACTGTACGTGTTATGTCTTGCGGCAGTGTCGCCGTGAGAAAAACGATACGGACGGACGATACGAAGATGTAGGTCGTGAGACTTATGGCCCTACTGACAAATATCCGTGTCTTATGACTTATCACTGTCCTGGCGGTCAGTGGATGTGGGTGGTTCCGGAGAAACGTATCGATGATATGATTCAAGAAGCGATCGGGGCCATTGCGTGATTTTCCTAATCAAACAACTTCGTTCCAAACAGGACAAACTGAATAACCGTCTCGGTGCGGCGTGTTCGCATCAAGCTAGGCAAGCTATTCAATGTGAACTAGACCACTTGCGGGAATATTTGAGGATTTTATTTGACTCTGCGAATGGGCGACGTATCCTTTAATAGTTAAGCAATACCCTTTAAGCTGTAGCATTTAGACGGGAGAAATAATATGGTCCTTGGAATTCTTTACCTTGCTGGTCTTGCACTTGCCGTTTATTCTCTCTTGGACGGCTTTGGCTGGAATGCTTACCGCTGGTAAACTCATTCAGTCCGCCCCAAACAAAATGGGAGCACGCTATGACATTCGCCGAAGCAGAGAAGATGTGGACCACTTCACGTAAGCGAAAGCTTGCGAACAATACCTATCTTGTCAAAACTGGGCCGGATTCCTATGGGGTGCGGTTACACTTTACAGAGGTTGTCGAGTTGCACCGTAACGGGCGCGTTGTGCTCGACTCTGGGGCTGGCACACGGTCACGACAAAGAACCGAATCAATCAGTTTGCCCCAAGTATCAACGTATATCAGGAAAAATTCGTCTGGTATTTCCGCGATTATCTAAAGGGCAGAAAGCATTCCGCGGACGTTCCATTTGTCGACCATATGTCCTATCAAACTTAATGGGAGAATGTTGTGGGCCATGAATTTCGGGCAGTTAAACGTCAATGGGATAGCATCCTCATTACTGATGGGGACGCAAAATTCATCAAGGGTGTGTTTTCTGTTTTCGTTTATGATGCATCCGAGACCACTCACCTCTGTGAGCTTACCCCGAGTTACGATCTGCGGTATTGCTACACCACAGTCGAGCTAAATGGCGAGCATACACCGCTTATTTCTGACGACGAGATTGACACAATGTGCAAAGAATATGAATATCCCTGCGATGACGATATGGATATTTATTTGCATTGCACTGACGCAGACAAGTTGCCTAACGTTGCTCTAGAGGTGGACGATCTAGACGGGGCTATTGACGACGCAATGGCTAACCGACCTTGGTAGCAAAAGGCGGCTTGACTCTGCGAATCGGCGTAGTATCCTTTTAGTAGAGGGGTAACAATGCCAGACGGAAAACGAAAACGACGATACAGCAAAAACAAAGCTCGGCGCGAGTGGTACGCACGGCATCGAGCAAAACGTTTCCGCCGTCGATTTGGGAACCAATCATGAGCACAACTACCATAGATGCACCAACTAAAATAGACCGTGAAGCGTGGCGATTTTTCCTTGATAATGCTGGTTATGGCACACCACCCGGGCGCGTAGCCTGCGCGGCTGCCCTAGCGCGAGTCGAGGCAAGGGCGGAGCGCGAAGAAATGGCAGGGCGGTTGCGATTCGTTTGGGAGTATGACTCCGAACCCGTAGCCGGCTCTTTTGATTTTGGCGATGACCGCGAAAACGAGCGATACCTTGCACGGTTCGGCGAAGATGGAGATTTAGATTCTATGGTGTGTGCGTTGCAAACCCGTCGCAATGATTGTGGGCAATGGGACACACAAGACAGTCTTTGCGGTATCCATATACTACGGTTTGAAAACAAGTATCAGCGCGTTGTACAGGCCGAGCTAGCTTCGGAGCACTTCATTTAATAGGGACATACGAGCCATGAACGTAGAAACGACAAGCGAAGAATTAACACTTGATGAAGCGCGTATTGCAGCCTTGGCCAAGTTTCTAGAATGCGATGAGGATGAGCTAGAAGCTAGCAAGTATGATGATACGTCGATCATCGTTAACGAGCACCAGCGGTTACAAGGTACATCTCCCGACAAGGCGCGGCAACTAGTCGCATTGGTTCGGCGTGCATTAAAAATTGCAATCGATGATGACCCGTCTATAAGGCCGATGATGATAACCGATTCGGGGATTTGGATACTGTACCCAGACACACGCACCCCCGGTTGGACAACGAAAACTTTCCAGCAAGGCGCAGCGGACAATAAGAGGCGATGCGTACCATTCGGCGACCCGGGCTACCTATTCCCTAGTTATAACGAATTGGTGCGAACGATTCGCAATAATCCTGAAACGGAGCCGTTGACTAAGATCGGCTTGCACGATTTGGTCAATACGCTGCATTTTCTTTGTACCAAATCTGATGATTCTGGGCACGCTATCGCACACCGCGACACACTGCGCGAAGCTTTTGACAATCTCCCGGTTACGGATCGTCGAGAATCTATCGCGGCGGATGATGGCGAGTATCTAGTTGTTACTGACGATGAGGCAGACGATCTTTGGGATGAGTCGCTGAACAACTACATAGACGAATGCCTGGAGATTCCTGAAGCAATGGCGAACTATTTCGATCGTGACGCCTGGAAAAGCGATGCTAAAATGGATGGGCGCAGACACTTTCTATCAGGTTACGATGGGAACGAGAACGAGGAAACCGTTGATTGTACGGATGGTAGTGTTACCTTCTATATTTACCGCACAAGCTAGAGTAGCACGCCCGTAGCTCAATTGGCAGAGCAGCGGTAATTACTAATCCGCAGGTTGTAGGTTCGAGTCCTACCGGGCGAGTTTATGAAACTTCAATTTATCAAGGTGAATCGGCGCGGCAAACGGCCCTTGTATCGAGCTGTGATCCGAGTCTCTGAGGGGATTGCATACAGTGTCGCTACATACCGGTACGTTCTGCCATCTGTAGGTATCCCGGGCTGGTGGTGTATTAACTGGAATGGGGGAGGCGACCCCTGTAGTCGAGATAGTCGCAAGGATTGCGAAGCAGCGATCAGGGCACGACTGTTGGCAACTCTGATCCAATTTGCGGATTTACAACTGATCACAGAATCGGAAGAAACTTCATAGGAGATATATTTGTGACAAACAACAGAATAGTAATTCGTACTGCGGCCCGCGAAACCCTTGTAGCAAGTGTAGAACATGATCCAAAAGTAGAGATTGGCTCAGATATTACGATTTACTGTGACAATGTAACGCATGCGCGTCGTATCGGTGATGCATTTTATCAACTGGGGCGTGACCTGGAACTCAAACTAGAAAGACAAGTGTGCGGGCAAAAGTCGTTAAAGGCGCCTCGGCCTATTAACATTATTTTTGATGGTCCTCCCGGCCCCGAGCCCCCGCGTTTTGTAGAAATTGAAACCGATGATCGCTCATTGATCCGTGTAGGCCAATGGATTAAGCGACCAAATGGAAGGTACGCATTACGTATCAAAGAATTACCTAGGTGACGTAGAGACTCACATTCTACATATGTTTAACATCAGGATAACTGATATGAACTATGACAGGTGTCAAGGCTGGTCGAATCATGCAACTTGGGCTGTTAATACCTGGTTTACTGGTAACCCGTCATTCTATGCTTACTGGCAAGAACAAGCTAAGATATGCTACCTTCAGGCAGTCGATTCGTTAGACTATCCGACGTCGGTCACCCAAAAGTATCGTGCAATTTTTATACTGGCGGATCGTCTCGAAGCCACGTTCACAGACTTAGACCTGCGGTACACACACGAACGTAGAGTTACTCTGTACACGGACCTTTTGCAGGATGCATTATCGGAAGTGAATTATGAGGAAATTGCCTGCGCGTTTGTTAGTTCGCATATCGCCACTCTGCGTTAAGCTACTCATATTAGATGTGAAAGGTAATGACAATGACCGATCGTGCAATGATTCGAGCGCGTGCAACTTTCAGACGATCGTCAATGACCTTGGATGAATTAGGGCAGCGAATGGGTTACCAAGGTGAAACGGCAAGAAAGGGTGCGTGGCAGTTTTTGAACCAAACAAACGATCCTCGGCTATCAATGTTGCGAATTTTCGCCAAAGCAATGCGCGTGTCTGTTCGCAAGTTGCTCTAAAGCTGTGCTCATGCTATAGTGAACCATGAGAGAACCGATGCAAGAATCGAAGAAAGCGCCTTTTTGGGTCAGTGTGGTGTTTGCCGTGATTGTTGTTGCTATGGGATTGACTATCATAGGGGCATTAAGGCCCGTGCTATGGGACTGATTATTAAGGCGTGGTCCTGGCACCGGTATCAATGAGGCACAGTGAGTAAATGTTATCGAGCACCATGCCGCCTTAATCTTATGCCTCGGTGTAAGCATACATAAGATTGATAGCATTGGCACTTTCATGAAAGTATGGCTCTTGACAACTGCTCGACAATCTTCTATAATGTGATTGGGTATACGCTGAGGGCCAATAGGCGGACTTTCCGTCCTTGCGTTATTTGGGTTTGATTCGGAGAACCGATCTTAGCACTTTCTAACAGTGACACCACGCCGGTGTACTCTCCAAATCAACCGCCGGCGTACTCTCCGAATCAACCACTTTGAAGCCGTGGCTAGTTCCAGCTAGCCACGGCTTTCTTTATTTGAATAAATTGAACGATCAGAGGCTCTGGTGAGCCCGCTCATGGCTTTCTAAGCCTGTGGTGACCTCAAACACTGCTGTTTGCTCTTCGGGCCTTAGATGCGATGTATCGGCGTGGTTTGGGTAAAGGGTCGGATATGGGCTGAATAGGTGCGCCAAACTAGGCGTTTAAGGGGCAAGGGTCGGTATCGGTCCTTGTGTAAGTCTTAGCGCTCGGCGGGGTTATGAATCTGAGAGCCCTAAAAGGACCGATTGGCGCGTGTTGCTTTATTGTACTACTTAAAAACGTATACATATTATTGATAAGAGAGTCATTCTTAATTCAACCCTTATAGTAACTTGACCCTCTATTGACCCTCTTGTCATAACCCCTATGAGAAGCAAGACTTATGAATCGGCGTATGAACCCTTGTACACTATAATTTAAACTGCCCATCGACCCTCCGCGCTCAACAAAAACTGCGCGCACCCCGCCAAATCGTGATATTCCACTTTACCTGCACTTTTATCTGCTATCAAAACCCCCTATGAGAGGGGTAAAAAGTGAGTCAAAATGGCACACTTTTCAGAAGTGTAGGTACTTCCCCTTATACCCACCCAGAAGAGGTACCCCTAATGGGGGTGAAAAAGAGCCGATTCTGTAACAAAATCCCCCATTTAGGGGGTAAATCCAACCCTCATCGACCCTTATTTACCCGATAATCGACCCTTTCGGCCGCGTTGACCCTACGCGTTGACCCTCCATCGACCCTTATTTTACCCCTCTGATAGGGGAGGTAGCCACCATCGGTGTGGTTGACATCTGTTCACCACTCCGATACATTTGTACACCTCACCTCTTTGTGGTTGCACAATTGATACACCCAGATTGGGGGTACTGTCTACGCAGATTGCGTAAGATGTTACGCCGAATCGAGTTGAATCGATTCAGCGTGGTTTCGGCCGACCACCGCAGGCCCGGCGCTGCGGCGGGGCGACCACCGTGCGGCCGCCGCGCCAGTTCAGCGCCGGCCCAGCGCTGAGCGCCAGCGCTGGCGCTTAGGTGTTACACCTAGGGGAAACCCACTACTACCATTGGCCGGCCCGCGCCGGGCGCCCGGGCCACGCCGATACTTCTGTACCTCTGTACATCCAGTCAATCTCTCTATTGCCTGGTCTCACCTGGCTGATGGTGTTTGTTTGAACGGCTCCAATTTGGACGGTCGACCACCATGTTTCGGACGCTTCCGCATAATTCGAGTATGCTAGATACATTGAGTACACCAGACCCATTGTGGGACCGTTCGTTTGTGATACATACTGTACTGTTCGTATGTTCATGTGTACCGGCGGGGTTGGACAGGGTGGTAGGTGTGGGTGTGACGGGTGGGTTGGATATCTCGGTTGCAACGAATAGAGGAGTTGTAGGGATTGGTAGGCCCTTTAGTGACTACTTTTGGGCGCGAACTTTAGTAGAACGCGGTCAGAAGTTCCAAGCCGAAACTCTACAACTGATTGCAGGGATTAAAATTATGGGCAAAAAATATCAAACTAAAATTTACTAAGACGCGGTCAGAAATCTTCCGCGGCGGGTCGGCGGGTCTGATCAAAGAACCACGCCAAAGCAGCCATTACAGAAGCGGCCATCACAGAATCTGCCGCCACTGATTCGACCGTTGCGAGTACATATTTACCAGAACGCGGTCAGAAGCCACGGGCGCGTACATCACCTCTTCATCACTCTGTACACTTTTGCTTTCAACATCCTTCCTTCGTCCTTCCTGGTCGTGAAACTCGTTGAGAAGCCGCATTCCATCCCTCTTACTTGCAACCATGCCCAGTCCTCTCAGAAACGCACAAATACTTCGCTGCGTTTCAATAAATGCAAATAGGGTCAAAGTATTAGATATTGCGCTTCTCACTTGTGAGTACGTTTGTGAATCATCAAAGCAGTGAGGAATTATTTTGCATAGCTTACTCTCAATTTCGTCCACATTCTGCCCGGCTTCCAGCATTACCAATGCCGTTTCTACTAGAGTCTTCATTATTTTTCCTTTCAAAATCTGTTAGTCTATTAGCATAAACTCAATAAACGCCCAGGTCACAGAACCTACTACAATGTAAATGATCACGGCAAGCAGGGATAGTTGCCAAAAAGGCGCTTTTAGTACCCTCTCTTTCTCGAACGCTTTTTCTACCGCTTTTTCTTCCGCTTCGTCCCACATGTTACTTTTTGGCAGGTGTATGGCAGCAATGGCTTTTTCTAATCGCACAAGCGCTTTCTGAGAACACGTGTCTAGTGCCGGTATTGCAAATTTCGCCGCCTCCACTAACTCATCAGCACCGTTTATCACGCGGCAGATTTCGTTAGCCACACCAACTGATACGCCGACTCCCATAAACTGTTGCTGAGAACCGTAGAGGCGAAGACCACCAGCTTTCTTCAATCGTTTGATCGGCGTTTTAATGTATTGAAAAATACTCATCCTTCATTTTCCTGTTTGCGGAACTGTTGCAGTAACCATTCGGCATTGCCAGGGCGCTGTCTACTATGAAAGTAATTATCCAGAAACTTTACCAATCTGTTGTTATACTCAAAGATAGCGGCATCAATAGTGCAAGCAACAGCCACGTCGGTGTGCGGTGTTGAGCCACCATGAAGATATTCTTCAAAATCTTCATGTTTAGAAACCAATCTCTCGGTCAACTCCCGAGCAAACTTACTCGGCTTCGTAGCTTTTGGTGGAATAGACTTGCTTGCTGGTGCTTGCATGGCGTCGAGAGCGTTGTCTAGCTCAACGATGAGACCGTAAGTGTCTTCGCCACCAATAGACGCGGGATGAAGCAGCTCGTTTTTTAGGTTTTCGGCGGTCTCAACCAACTTGTTCACGCTGCGAATTTCCTCGGCTTTATCTACTGTCACGCCGATTCTTACACATGGATGGTGTAAATTGTGGAACTGTCGCAATAGTCCTTCGGCATCGCCAGGACATAGTGAATGCTCAAAGCAAGTATCCAGAAAGTTCACCAGCTTCTTGAATATTTCATCAAGGTCTGCACTAACCATGGCAGCAATATCCCAGTCACTCATGTGCGTGTGAGAAACTACAACATTCACAGTCTTGTGACTAATTTCCTGTGCTGATGATACGTCACACTTATCTGGCGTCGGCTGGGCTTCTTCTAAAAGAAATTTCTTTAGCCGTTGCTCTGCATCATCGACTGACGGATACCCAAACAATGGAGATGCATCACGAAGCATAGACCACACCCGAGCGTCCTCATGACCCATCTCCAGACGAATGCTCATCTCTGCCTGGTTAGGTCCAGCCAAGTATTCCGCCAACATTTTGATAAACTCATCTCTCCGCGTGCTCATTACTTCCTCATGGGTTAGAAGTCTTCAAGTGCGTCTAGCAGGCTGCGAATTTCCGAAATGATTTCCATTAACGCAGCTCTCGTTTCTGATTTCTCTACGCTTGTGTTAGAGAATATCTGCGTTCTGATTGCTGAGACGATTTGTTCAATATGCTCGTCCATTTGGTCTTCTCATGAAGATTTACCAGGTCCACCAACGAGAGTCTGTAGTCGCTCGGCCAACACGCCAGTATCAAACGGCTTTCTAAACACGTTGATACTCCAACGATCAAAGTCAGAAGGCGAATTGTAATCAAGTAAGGCAACTATAATGGTCTCTGAAAACTCCGAATTGCGACGCAAACTTCGACAAATCCTTAGCGCCTCAGTATGACCGATTGAAAAGTCAACGACAATGCAATCTGGGCGGAAGCTCCCGACCTGAATTCCTGCGTCAAAGCCACTATCCACCACCAAGGTCTTGAATAACTCGGCCAGTTCGCGCTTCAGATTCTCGATCATTACCTGATCGTGAGCGACAATCAGGACCTTGGTCATTATCGCATCCTCCAGCTCGCCTACAAGCATCCCATGTTCTTTTAGAAATTTGATCAGGTAGTTACGAGGAATACGATAATCTTGTGAACCGGGAATGCGGTAGCCTTTGAGCCGGCCCGAGTCAAACCATTTTCTTACAGCGCGCTCGTTTACTCTACAGATTTTTGCGACCTGCCCAGTTGTATAAACCTTCATTACAAGGTCTCCAAGTACCTTAAGGTAATGTCCCTAGCATCTCCATTGCTGCCCAAATATCTTGAGGTTCGGATGAGCTTTGATACCCATGCCAGAAAAGCATGTACGGCATGCCTGTCCACTTGGCTTCGAGATAGTTAGAGACTTTCAGCATTTCTTCTGCCGTCAACCGCTTACTCCACTTTATACCCTCTTTAACTTTGAAGTCACCACCAATAACTTTGACAGTGGTATATGTCTTCGTTGACAGTGTGTCATTTAGGCGTTCGATAAACGGCTTGAAATGCTTGAAAATAATTTCTTCGAGTGTCGTAGCTGGAATGATACCCTGTCGATAGTGCCATTCATTAGCTGCCTCTTTAGCAAGAGTTTCCACATCTTTTAGCAAACATGCCATCGATTCGTTTTTACAGCGACTCGCTTCCGCAGACATGGATGAAAATGTTGCTTGTGCGGCGAAAATCTTTTCCATGGTTGCTAGAATTTGCGACCACACCAATACGTTACTCGGCTTCGGGCGAAACCGGTAAAATTCCAGTGGGTCCCGCAACTTCACCTCGTGCAGCTTGTCTTGATTATCTCGAATGAGCAGTTGCATTATGTTTCTTTTTGGCGTTTAGAGGACCCCGGTATATTGCAAAACCTGAATGACAACCCATATGGCTCCGGCAAGTAGTGCTAGGTTCAGTACAATAGCAACAAAAACAGGAAGGGTAAGCCGAGCCCTCCGAACATTTGTGGTCTGTATCGGTAATGTGCCTTTGTATTCTTGCGAAACTCCCGTATATCTTTATAGTCCATCGTCTATCCTTTGTTTTTAAGGTCCCGTGTATAGTTCGTATCGCTCCTCAAATTGGGCGATTGTTATATCACCGCCAGCTAGTTGAGCAATCAACTGTTCTCCAGACGCTACGCCACGCCTATACGCCCCGTCAACCATCGCCACGGATGAGTACCATAGGTTTTGCATTGCATCGAGCAGTGTTGGTTCGATCATATAGCATTCACGCCCGCCGTGATAGCCAGTATCACATTTCTCAACGATCATCGGCGTTTTGTATGGCTCAGGCAATTGCCGTAACACTTCATTTGATGCCGGCTCGCTTACCGCCAATACTATGGTATAAAAAGCGTTTTGGAACTCGCGCCGTTCATTTGTGGAGTTACGAATGTAAGGTAGGGACCGAGCACTATGTGGCAATTTTGTCAGCACCCGCTGATTTTCACAAGCGGCAACTTGTTCATCGATACACTTGCGGCCTTGTTTGATCAGCGATTTACAACTACCACAGACTTCGGCTGCTGGCCGATACTGACATATCTCCCCACATCCGGGACAAGGCTTTCGCGTGCGAGCCATCAACCTATCTCCACATCTATTTAGTCAGGTAATCCGCACTACAATTCGCTAGCAGTCGGCTCGATTATGATGCAGGCCAAAAAATGTTTGCAGGGCACTTATAACTCGCTGCCTGTCGCCGCTGTTGAGTTTTATCAGTTCCTCGACTACCTTGTTGAACACCTGATAGGACACCTGGTAGTTGGGTATTTCTTGCGGCGCGTTGTTTTCCTGCTCTCTGTCTCTTTCGCTTGGCATTGGTTATCTCCTTGCCTAGTGGTTGTTTAAGATGTATTTCATCCACTTACTCAATTGGAATATATTGCTGCGTTCTGCTTGTCCTTTTTCGCATTTTGCCAGCCCACGACACGTGCCAGAGACAAACCACTCACAAATCCACAGGCTTGTCCAATCCCCAACGGGACGCTGTAAAATGGCTCGGGAACACAGAAAATAAGCATTGTTATGACTGCCAGCCCTATAATTGATATCGAGATGGTCTGTTGCGTGGTCATGGTTACCTCACTGTTATGGAGTTGCTTGCTTCCGGTTGAACGTGCAGTAGGTTATCGCCATCAATTTTGCAAATTGACACACCGGGGGTTCCTCCATTACCGATGGCTACGGTAATTACGCAATGTGCCAACTTAAACTCTACGCGGTCGTACTGATTGTCGCCATTTTCTTTCAGCTTTAATGTTCGTGCATGATATCTGGACAACGAGTCGCTTGTCTGTGTCATGATTTAGGCTCCAATCGTGATTCACCTCTGTCTCGGCGCATGCTGTTCTCTAGCGTCAGTCCTGCCCCGGCGTCAAACCGTTTCACGTATTCTGACACATCTCCGTGCCGAGGACATGTTATACCGTCCGGTAGGTGATAGCAACACCTGCCAACAATAGCTCCGTCGCCGGTTTGTTCTTTAATAGGGCAGTTACTCATGGTTTACTCCTCTATAAACCTGTGTATCGTCTGGTTTCTTCGTCGGTCAAGCCGATGCGCCTATTGAGTATCAGCCGGGCCTGCCTGAGCTGTCCACGCTGAATTCGGTGGCGCTTTCGGGAATGCTTGCGGCCTAAGGCGAAGGCTCGTTGAAACAACCCCGTCTGAACTCCTAGCCAGTATCCGAATGCTAGCCCAGCGGCCAGATAAAACAGATTGTAGAAATAGCTGCTCATCTTGAATTACACTCAGAAGCGGAAGTGAGACTCTGCTTCAAGAGGGCTCGTCCAGCCCGCTTGTAGCAGATGTATGAACAAACCTCCTTAGTGTTCATGCCTTCTCCCACATATCGATACCATCGACCACACCATCCGCAAGTGCGGTACGGAAGCCAGGAAAATAAGACTCGAAGCCATTTCATATCAAGTGCCTTAAATCTACTCTGTTACTAAAGGATACCGCGCCGATTCACAAAGTCAAATCATTGCAGTATCTTACGGAACAAAGCGAAACTCTACACGGCGGCTTTAGATTGCGACGGTTTTCTTGGCCTGTATTTCAGAATTTCGAGAGCAAGGGCGTGCAATGAGTTGCCTTCTAGCGTTGCGAAGCAGCCGCCTCCCGCCGCATCGTCTCCAATCCACAGATAGCAACTCTTTTGATCCTCGTCCGGCACCACGTGAGCCACCGGCTTCTTAGGACAGAACCTCCCACCCGCCTGACTGCTTGGTTCGAGTTTGATTGACTGCATACTCATTATTTATTCTCAGGTTTGCCTTGGATAAGATTTCCTCGGCACTTGTGAATATCTGCCGAGAAAAGCTTACTATTTGTCGGGACTTGTGAATATCTCCCGACATTTTCTCGCGCCAATCTTATACATTCTTATGCCTTGGCATAAGATTAGCCTAGCTCGCCTACCTCTTCTAATTCATGACGCAGGTTAGCGAGAGACGAACGTAAATCATCGAGGGCACTTGCGACGCCAGCCGTCAAATCAACGCCCAGTAATCCGGAACGTAGTTTAAGTACCCCAAGGCTAATCATATCAAGCTCTGTCAGTGCAACTAGTGCCTTGCCGTTTTGTGTACTCATATCAAAGCTCCCTTTATTTGAACCCAAAACGCCGCCCATAGATCACGCCGTAATTGACATCCTTTGCGTGGCGACGCATAACGGGTGTCACCTCGTCGAGCGAAACATCGTACATCTTGCTGGCAACCTGAGCATGAATGTCTTCACCACCGCCACTCGACTTAGCGAGAGCGAGAATACATAACTCAACCTGCGAATAGTCAATCATTATGGCACTAGTTGAAAAAGACGCGCTTCGAGCATGGTATTATAGGTACCCCGTGCAGCGTCACCTACAGTGAGCCGTGCGACGGTAGCGGCAGCATCTGACGCGGAGGTCCATGAAGCAGTCCACGCGGCAATCTGTTCAATATAATTTGCATCGTCCTGTATAGCATCCTTTGCAGCCCATTTTGCAGCACGCAATTCCTCGTCAGTCACTTCGTTGGCGAGCCATTTTCTCTTCATGTCAATCGAGTCTAAGGAACGACGGTCATTGACTTGCGCATTGATAAGTAAATCTTCTACAACATCAGAGGTAAACTCATGTAAAATTCTTGTCACATCAGCCATCCAGAGTGTGGTGCGTGTTTGTGCGACAGCTACACCAGTGCCGGTTACAATGGTGCCGCCAAGTTCGACTCGCTCGACAATGGGGCCGGGGGCGTATATAAGTGCGTCGATAACTTGTCGACTGGCATGGAACCCGTGCACATGAAGCTTTGGGCGGCCGGCGAAGTCTAAGGTTCTACCGGCTCTCACAATCTCGCGTGAGCCGCCTCGCAAGCGGCGGTCTTTAGAAAGAAAGTGCCAGCCGAGCCAGGGTGTGTCTGGCATATCAGATTCCTTGTTGTCTCACTAAAGGGACATTTCATAGGGGTAAAAGTCGCCGTGCTCGATAATGTTTTCCAGAATTATTTCCATCGAAACATAGTCGTTTATAACAGCATCGCCAAAACGTTTAGCGTGAGCAAGTGTTTCGGCATCCCAGTCATGAGACGAACTATTATCGTCCCAGTTCTCATAGTAAATCTCGATTAGCATAAGTGTGTCTTCATCAAACCCGCCGGATAGTGCGCCGATGATGTCATGCCTATCTGAATTGGAAAAGGCTTTCACTGTGCGGTTGTCGAGAGCCATTACGTGCCCGGTAAACAGTGCACCTAATGCACATACAACACAATCAGCTTTGCTCCTTCGCTTGATATATTGTGCTGCTTGAGTGTTCTCTGCTGCTTTAGTAAAAGGCACGTCAACATAGACATGCTCGGGTTGAATTTTATTTGCAAGCAACATTCGTAAAGCATTACACGCGACGATACGGCGTTGATTGTCCTTACTATATCGACGAAATTGTGCCAAAGTTAATGGCATGTTGTGTTTGAAGCGTTCCATCAAACGTTTAATAGTAGCGTTCATTTTGATCTCCTAAGTCAGTTGCGGATTACCATAGTTCTTCTGGATACGTTTCTGGATCAAGCCAATCAAAGTCTTCTTCCCACTTATCAACAACTCTGTACATTTTCTGATCCGAGAAGTGTTTAACACAGTAAAGGTGCAGCCATTTTACTGCTCGATTAAAGCTGTCGAACCTTTTTGACTCGTGATCTTCGCGGACATCTAGGTCATCACTCGTAACGACCCACGATTGTTCTGAGTCATTCCAGAACGGATTATTCTCGGCCTCTACGGAAACGTAATAATGAATACCAATCTCATACCGCAAGATAGACACACGAATTCGCCTAGGCTCACCTATACCTGGGAACTTTCTTGTAGGGTTTTTAGGGACGTCACAATGTGGAATGTGTGATGTTGTTTCGCAATTCCAGTCAACAGGCATTTATGCCCTCGCTTCTAAAACTGCTTCAAGAAGTTTCTTCCGCGCCAAACCACGCTGACTCGGACTGTCCATCATTATAATAGCATCTTGCACTTCGTCAATTAACTTTGACATTGGGTGTTTCGGGCACATTGATATATGGCGTCGCAAGGTATCGGCTGGTATTTCTTCACGACTACGGCCGTGCCGATGACCGCAGTAGACACAGTTAATGAACATACCAGAGTGCAGGTCATTGATCCACGCCTCTAACTCCGCGACGCGGGTGTCTTGATTCTTGATACCTTGTGGCATCTTTTAAGCCTCCTAGGAAAATCACGGGCACCATAAAGTTATACTTTTTCAAATGCTTCCGCATCCACGATGTTCGGTACATACCAGACGAATTTATTGTGGGTTCTTTTTTGTGGCAAGAGTATGTATTCGCCGCCGACGCGAATCGAAGACATTAAGTTTCTGCTGGATTTGTTACCCAAGTAAAGCAACGCTGGTGTCTTGTTGTCAATACGCAGACAGTATTCTGGTCCCCATTGACATTTTGTGCCCTCGTGACCTGCGCGGATTTGAATTGCTTTGTAACACGGACTATCTTTGTCGGTGCTAACTACGGGCGGATTGACGATCCAATCCACTGCTTTCATTTGGTACCCGTCAATTATGACGCGAACTCCGCCGAGAAGTTCTTCAAAAGTATTGTCTGGATGATTCAGAAACCATGTACCTTCGTCAATCTCATCATTGCGAACTAAGTTACAGTTCGGCCCAGCAATGCGAAGTTGTGGATGGTCGTTACTAAACATGATCACTCCTTTATGTTGTGGGGCGCTCTACATCGCAGTAATCATACAAAAGTTCATTGAAAGCGCCGGCAGGAAAGCTATGTTCTGAAGAATTCCAAACTCGGTCCATTACTGCTAATTGTGGGTAAATAAACTTTAGCTGCAACTCTGTCAGTCTGTCAATAAATAACATGCCATCGAGATGGTCCGTCTCGTGCATGACAATCCTCGCCAAATCTCCACTGATATTTTGATCAATATAGTTTCCATATAAGTCATGCGCCATCAAGTGACATTTTGTACAACGTTTGATCTCAATCAACACGTCCGGAAATGATAAGCAGCCTTCTTTTTTAGCTTTTGGTTTACCAAATGGTTTGACGACGGGGTTAACTAAACAGAATTCCGAGCCCTGGTAATCAACGACAAGCATGCGAAATGGGAATCCGACTTGGTTTGCTGATAAGCCGCTGCCCTTTTCAGCACGCATAGTTGCAAGCATCTCATCAGCAAGCTCACGAAAGTTCTCATCAACTTTCTTTACTTCCCGTGTCTTGAACCGTAGGATCGGGTGCGGATAGTTCAGGATTTCCATTAGCCAAATGCCATTTTAATGAGAGCTAAAATGTGAAGCATTTCACCAGCATTGTCACAGATAACTGTGTTCCGCTTGGATTGGCTTATCCCAAAATCGATCAGAAAGTTATGATGCTGGTCGTCGGCTGACAACTGAAAATGTTTGCTGTTGATCTGCACTTTGTACTTGCTGGTGTCGATCTCGATGCCACGCTTTGCGGGTGCCAGTATACCATTGTCAACTTTGAAGTACATAGTTTCTCCAGAGGATAAACCGCCCCGCCGAAGGAAGGGCGGGACGGCAAAAAGTGATTCCATTACGGAATCGAATACATAATGCACACTCCAGTCTACCGTATGAGAACTAAAATGTCGAAACCGTCCGCCAGACAGGCGGGTCGGCAAAAAGTGATTCCCTACGGAACCTAATACATTCTAGTCTATCACACGAAAGCTAGAGTGTCAAAACATTTGTTCCATCTCGGCCGTAGTGGCTTTAACAACTAAGCCGGTTTTGCCGGTAAACATCAAATTGAACAGCCCCAGTTCCGGTGTCATAAAGAATAGAATGTGCTTTGGGTTGACCGCAGCCTTCGAGCCGTTGGGCGTATCCAAAAGAACGAAGCCTTCTAGGCCCAAGCTTTCTAACACTTGGTTGTAGTCGCCGACACATGGCAGCATAGCGCCGGCTATGCTTACCATGAGTGTGGGTTGCAGTGGTTGCTTGAAAACAAAGTTGATTTGGTCAATCACGACCTTCAACTGAGTGCTACCCTTGTCCGACTGCGCTAACTCAATGAGTTTCATTTGAAATTTTCATACATTTCGTCGGCCTCGGCTTGCGAATCCAACAAAGCATAAACCAATGCAGCGGCAAGGATGCCGCCTGACGTGCCGAGCGCATCTATAGCGATTATAATTTGAGGATTCTCATTTGCGAGTTTTGCAATCCAAGACTCAACCTTGTCACTTTTACCAAAGTCGGCCGACATTCCATCAAATAATGCTCGTTTTACTTGCGGGAGCCGGGGTTCAGACATCGAATAGTGTCCTTGTTTGTAAATCCATGTAACCAATCGGCCCCGTATCGTCGGTGAACCGAATTTCGTCGCCAATTTCTAACTTTGTGTCTCGGCTATTATCGCCAACACTGAGTACCAATTCGATCATACCATGTTGAACACATTGTTGGTCGGCGAAGATTTGACAAATTGCGTCGCAGACGTGTCCCAGTGTGGGGATATTATTGAACAGTATTTTTACACAGAGTTGTTGAACTTGTACTGTGACTTCGTAGAGGATCATTTAATTTCCTTGACGCTGAAGATGTATGTCGCGTCAGGGTCACATTCACGATGAGTTACCACACCCTTGCCGCGATCAGCTATACTGCGTGCTTTATCATAAGCTTGATCTTCAGTATCAACAACGACGATAATCTCAACAGTTTCAACCATTTTACGTTCAACGTTGATAGTGAATCTCGGCATCAGAAACCCGGCAACCAAGACACGAGTCGGTCTACAAAGCGTTGTGAGGCCGGTGGACCTTTGATTCGTTCAGCCCAATGTGTGAATACGCCCGAGACACTGCCCGTATTTAAGCCGTCAAATTCCAGAACAGCTTCCACTACCCCTATTTCTTCGGAAAATACGATGATTGGGCGTCCGCCTTCCGGCTTTTGTTTGACGAAAGGTATCCACAGGATCATTTCTTAACTGTTACTTCTCATTTGACTTTTCTTTGTAGAGGGTGTAGTCCGATTCAGCGACTCGACTAGGCTTCATTTTCGACCCGAAAACCTTTCGGATACGATCGATCGTTGTGCCCTGAGTATAAGGTTTTTCGCTTTGATCACTGGCGCCATGCAGAAGACCGCCAAGATTTCCATGTATGTCGGTAATCGGCCCACCGCTGTCACCCCCACGCGCACGAACTTCTAAGATTTCAATATAGTCTGTTTTGTCAGAGTGGTACTCTGGGTGAAATTTGGCATCACTGACTGTGCCCGTCTGCTGTTTGTATTCGTAATCAGGTCCCAAGCCTTGAATTGTCGCCTTGTCGCCAGCCTTTGGACGGTTCCCGATGGTAATGGGCGTCAGTTTAGTTGCATGGATTCCTAAAAGAGCTATATCCCACAGTTTATTTTGTGAGATAACGACTGCATAACTGCGTGAACCATCTGCAAAACGAACCTGCACTGCGCGACTATTATTTCGGCGGTCTTTGCGCCGGTCTTCAACAACGTGATAGTTGGTTAAGATTTGTGTGGGTGAAATCAATACGCCGGAGCCATATGAATCAGGTATTTGATCTCTGTTTTCATTCACATAAATGCGAACGACACTCTCGGGCACCATCTGTGTAACAGTTGGAAGCTGTGCAAAGGTCGGCGTAGTTACGGAGAGGGCCGCCAATATCATAAACAATTGTTTCATGCTTTTCCTAACTGGCCCAGTGTCTGAAGTATCATACTAAATTGTTGAAATTTGTACCCGTGTGTATCTATGAATTCGCTTATTGCGAACAGTTTTTGATAGTCATCAAGGTCATCATCTGTGTCTTCAAGAATTTGCACAAGTTTATCAATCATTTGGTCCAAGAGTCCCTGGCCTTTTGTAGCAGCCGCGTGACAGCGCTTAGCCAACGCAGGGTTCTTATTCTTCCATTGAGACAGTCTTTGAGATTGTTCATACTTTTTTTGAACAAGCAGTTTAAGCAGAGCTATCTGCTCATCTTGTTTACTAAGCAACGCTTTCAAAACACTTTCATCTCCATCTAACGATTGATTCATAACAACAATAACTCCACAATATCTGTTAGAACAGATGCCCTCAGCGCCGACACATCTCCAAGGCCAGATTTAAGTCTCGCATGATGGTGCATGTCGGATAATAAGTCGTTGAACCTCGCCGACGATCTCTCCCCATCGTTTTGGTTTGGAAACGGTGACCATGAAGTAACCATCATCACAAATTACGGAATCCACAATATCGAATTTCACTATTTCATGGACTGCTTTATGAATCTGTGCAAGCCCTTCAATAATCACGAACTCACCGCGACCGGTCCCTGTCACAGCGACTTGTTTTTCGAGACCATGTTTGATCTCGAAGACTTTGGAATACAGGCTTTTAGTATCGTGGACAGTAATCATTCGTTTGATGGTATCAAAATGAATGTTTTGATCACGTAACGAGTTGCACGGCTGCCGTACATACTTGAGAGAGTACGTTCGGCTGTCTTTTTGACAGTCCAAACGTCAGCCTCAGTTATCTTACTCCAACCTGACAAACCCAACATGCCTGCTCTATAATACCTGTCGTCTTCAGGGTCATAGACGAAGTATACGTAGAGAGGTTTGTCATCAACAGGGGGCTGTTGCATAGCAGCCTGTCTAACAGGCTCTACATAAAGATCAACGGCAGCTTTGTTGCACGCAATGCGTGCTCGATAGATGAATCGCTGTTCTTGCATTAAATCTTTGACGAGCAAGATCAACCCAGGTCTTCGCTCTGTAATACAACCATAGTACAAGGCTTGTCCGACACCTTCAGCATATTTGTACGCCCAATCAACTTCATAAGCGTGTGTTGCACTGAGAAGATCAACGCGGGTATTATCCCACAGTTTTACTTCGACTTGAGCCTCGTACTTTTCTGCAATAGCTGATACAACTTCTGCTTCGTTAAGGTGTTGTCCAAATGCTGTCGATGAAAACAACAACGCCGCGACAAATGTCTTGACGAATTTCATAGTGTGGTCTCCGATTCAAAGGACATAAACTGCCGCCCTACGCGACTAAGGTAGTTTGTGAGTTGTATAATTCAACGCGACATGCTTTTTACATATTCGGCCATGTTATGATCAGAAAAACTTTTAAAGAACCGCCACCGCGCTGATTTACCAATCTTAACTTCCTTGCCGACAGGGTAATTACCTCGCCAATTCAATAGGCGTGGCACGATGTCATTTCCGTTGACATAACGGGTCAGATTTGCTGTCCAGTCTTGGCTTGCTTCGTGTTTACCGCGAAAGAGACTAAACGGCGACGGTGTCCCAAACACTGCCGTCGCTCGGACAGGACGGTTTTCTACGGCAATAAGCTCACGGAGAATCGTAAGTGCGACCATTCCACCCATACTATGACCACCTATAACAAGTTGATCGCAGTCATGAGGACACCAATTATCATTAACAAACTCTCTGACTTTGGGCCAGATTTTCTTATGGAGGAGGTAGGTACCTTGGTGAATGCCGTTCGTAAGAAGTGAACCGGCACGAATATTATACATCCAGTCCCAAATGTCATCTGATCCACGAATGGTAAGATACAAAACGCCCTGGCTTCGCAGAAAATAGAAAGCCATGTTTTCTACACTGAATTTATGAAGGTGATCCGTCGATTCAATGATCCAGTCACTCCACCAGTTATGTAAGGCGTAGTTTGACTTGCACATATTGGCAAGGTTCATATGATCGCGCGGCTTTAGGACACTTCCCATTCGTCATCCTCCCAGTCGTCCCCTTCCCAGTCGTCTATTTCATCATCTGGAGTGTCTCTGAAATCGTCATCGCTGAAGCCGTACATAAATGAGTCATCAGGACTGCAAGGTTCGCATACTCCATTCGCATCGAGTTCATTTGAATCAAATTCTTTGCTGCACACAGTACAATCAATCTTTACCATATGTGTGTCTCTCCGGCCCTGGCCCAAATCCACTGAAATCTCTTAACTGAAAATGGCGCTCTTGCAACTCTGGTGCTTGAATGACAACGATACCATAGAAACGAGTATTGAGGCGTATACCAATCATTTCAACGTGGGGCTGTGTTTCAAGAAACGCTATACTGTCACGAACTTCAGGGATGTTGTACAGTGCAGCGTGAACGCCAGGCTGGAGCATCGTCTCTTTGGAATCGGGCGTTTTTGTTACGATTCTGTATTGTCGTATCATTATGACCTCAATTTCAACATACCATACAGCAGCCAGAATGTCAAATTCTCGACCATGTCGGGTCGACGGCCATTTTCGGTCGTCTACTGCCAGACAGCCATTTTCGGTTGCCATTCTTTCTCGCCCGAGACAATATGTCTTCTGGCGGGTGGTTTAGGATGTCAATCAGCTCCTTACAGGCACCAATTGACCCAATCGGGCACGCGGTATTGGTCAGCTTCTCGCAAAAAGCACAATTATAACGATTTTTCGCCAAAATACGTCTGTTCAGGTTATACTATAGTCAATACGACAAATATTTTGTTGACATAGGGATCGCATGCGACGAGTCAAGGACGGGGATGCCCCTGATCGTTGCCGCGCGACGGCAGTCTGTGGGGGGCAGTGCTGGAATGAGTCGTGTGAAAAAAGTGACTATTGTTCGGTACATGGAGGCGCAAGCAACGCAGCTCGTGAAGAAATGAATACATATCTCGCCGAACAGTTTCAGCGTCGCATTACGGTTGAAGGCGGCGAACTTGATGAAATCAAGATTCTCAAAGAAAATTTGATGGTTCTCAATGCGACCATTGCTGCACGAACGAAGCTGATGACAGATGAAGCTTCAATGCTTGTCAACTCTGGTCCTGTCACAGACCTCATTATGAAGGCGGAAAAAGTCACCGCCTCTCTTCACCGCTTAGCAACGGCCTCCGGCCTTCTTCTAGCGAAACCAGCACTTATCATTTGGGGACAAGAGATTGTTCAGGCTGTGGCTTTGATGGTTGAAGATAAATATGATGGTTGGGAAGATGATTTGCGCGAGTTGAGTGACGCGATCGCGTCCATTATCATTAAGGCCGATAATACCGAGGAAAAGAAATAATCATGGCCGACCCTTACGATGACCTTTTGCCTACACCATGGGAGAATGACATGAATAGCAAGCCTATTACAAGCTCGAAGACCTTTTGGATAAACTTGGTCACTGCTGCTGCCGGTGCTATTACCGCAATCGGCGGAAGTGAACTCATTCAAGACAATCCACAAATGGCGGGTATCGCGGCGACTGTGCTCGGTGTCGTGAATATCATCCTTCGTCTCGTCACCAAGCAATCTGTTACGGTTAAGTAATCTCTGAATGCCTGACAACACTAATAACGTCCGGGTTGCTCCGCTTCATCATTTTCTTCAAAACAGAAAACACAACTCAAAAAGTACGCCTATATGTTGGCAATCTCGGCTTCAACAAGCTTTTGCCTGCGTACCACTTAATGGCGTCGCATGTCGCCCTAGTTATAAAATACGGCCGAATATCAAACGTCGTAAAAATCGAAAGTTTAAGCAACGCTTGCTTCCAAGGTCAAACGAGTTTTGTAGATGTGGAGCACCAGTAGAAGCACTTTATTCAGAAAGGTGCGAAAACTGCTTTGCGGAAGATAGTGAGCGGTGGGGCGGACAAGATCAATCGGCAGCAATATGTTTTTGATGCACTAAACATATCTGAGCCGAAGACAAAAGACCGTTTGAAAACGTGCGAAAGAAATAACGATGCCAAAACACATTAAGTCTATTAAAAAGTCTATGAAAAAGTCTATCGAAAGACCAGGCGACCGCACTCGTAAGCCAGAAAATGAAAGCAAATCAAAGCCTAAGAAATAATCACTGAGGGAGATTAGACATGAAGCGTCACATCCTATGGATGAGTACAATTGTAATAGGCATTTGCCTAGCTGCAATAATCATTAACACAAACCATCAGGATCATGTCTATAGTGATGGAACACCTCGCGAAGGTGGGGCTGAAGTCAACATTAGAGCCCCGGATAAAGTGAAGATAGGCGACATGATCATCATTGATCTGTCAGAAAGCCTGGGGGGTGGTTTTGATTATGCAGTCGAGCCAATACCCCCTGCTTTGCTATTCTTTAATGACGATAGACTTATTATTTGTGGGACTGGTAATAAGAATCTGACCTATACATTCATGATCTCGTGTGCATTAGATGATGATTCAGATATAGGTGTCCACAAGATTAAAGTTACAGGGTCGCAAGCACCAGGACCACCTCCTGAACCAGGTAAAAACATTGTCGAGAAAGTCAAAGACTGGGCGGGTGACGTAGATTCTCCTGATAAACGTGACGATGCTATTAAGTTAGCACAGTCATTTTCATCGGTGGCGATCGTTATTGAACAAGATACATTTAATACGCCGGCAGAGTTAGTACAGGCAGCTTCTACGTCAAATCGAGATGCCTTGGGCAGCAATCTTGAGAACTGGACACCTTTCTTGGATTCGTTAATGCAAGAATTGAAAGCAATGGCGAAACTTGGAGAGTTGAACAACGTAAAAGATCATGCTCAAATTTGGAAAGAAGTTGCGCAAGGCTTGAGGGAGTATGCAGAGACGCTTAAATAACTAAAGGAATTTCCCATGCTGAGTCGAAGGGATTTTTTAGCCGCTAGCGGACCCCTCATTGTAGGACTAGTCACGCCCAAGACATTATTGGCGCAGGCTACAGAAAAACCGATTTATGCAGGTTGGATACCAGATCGGCGGGAAACCGCTAATTTCAAGTCCAGTCAGCGTGTACCAATGTTTGCTCAAGCAGCTAAGCAATTAGATGGCTCAGGGGCCAATAGAAAAGCACTTCTGTGGAAGTTCTTTGAAAAAGCTATCGGTGGGAAACTAGTTCCGCATGATCAAACAACGGGGGATTGTGTAGCACATAGTTGGGGTCTGGGAGTTGATATTCTGGACTCAATACAGATTGCTCATGGCAAAGGTCGATGGGTAGCCAAGTGTGCGACTGAAATTATTTATGCCGGCGGCCGTGTAGAAATAGGCAACGGTCAGATGAGAGGCAGCGGTATGCATGGAAGTTGGGCTGGCAGATGGTGCCGTGATTATGGCATCCTTTTGAGACAGCCCTACCTCGATGGTAAATACGACTTCACTAATTACAGTGGATCAAAATCACGTAAGTGGGCACACAAATGTCATCGCTGCACTCCCTGGGGTGGCGGTGTCCCAGATGAACTTGAACCTCTTGCTAAGAAGCATCCGGTCAAAACGATTACTTTAGTTACTAGGTGGAAAGAAGCGCGGGACGCCATTTACAATGGGTATCCAGTTTCAATTTGCTCAAACTATGGTTTTCGTTCCAAGCGAGACTCAGAAGGTTTCGCAAAGAAGACGGGCACTTGGTATCACAGTATGTTAATGATTGGTATGGATGACACAGGTGGTCGTCCAGGCGGCCTTATCATTAACAGTTGGGGTCCAAATTGGATTAGTGGCCCGACTAAGCTGGGCCAGCCGGCTGGTTCGTTTTGGGTTGACGCTGACACTATCGACGGCATGTTGTCTCAAGACGATAGTTTTGCGATGTCAAACTATATTGGCTATCCGAAACAGTATCTCAATTATGAATTGTACTAAATCTTTCGAGGGAGATTAATAATGAGAAACCTATTACTTGCACTTGTTTGCGTAAGTATGGTTTGGAGCCCCTGCCATGAACAAACTACGTCTGCTGCAACTTTGGAATCAACTGAAGCGCCTATTACGCGGGTTGATTATCAAGATCGGGATGGGCAAAACCATAAATTGGATAAAAACATTCAAGGAGTTTATGGGAATCATGGAAGCTGTGGCCGATGTACAAGACGATATGGAGCAATCGGGAGAGATACCAGCGGACCCAATAACATCGAAACAAGAGTATCAACCATCAAAGGAAGCTATCGCGAAACTCGAAGAAAAGAAACGACGCCGATTGTTTGGGCGAAAATTATAACGCAATATGATTGTGAATGTGGCCAAGAAAATTGCCGGTGCCCGCCACAGGTGTGTAAAGCAGACAACTGTAAACATTCATATGCTGTTGTATTCGGCTCGAAGAATTGTAAATATTGTCCTCGTATGTATCCGGTGGTTGATAAACTTCGAGCAGACGGATATATCGTCTTTTATGTTGAAGCAAGCACGTACCCACAAGTATGGGAACAATTCAAACTTCGTGCGGTGCCCACGACAGTTATTATGGACGGTGGCAAATCTAAGGCCAAGTTTGTCGGTGTGACCTCGGCGAATAAGATCGCCAAACATCTGAAGACTCAAGAGCAACAGGGTCTGAAGACTCAAGGAACACATAATGCAAAATAGCGACAATCTCCGAGTGTTCCACGACGTTGTAGAACGCGCATATCAACAGGAGAAGAGAGCCGGTCGCATTCCCGCACAAGATGTGTCCGTTTACGATAAATTGGTAGCTTGCCCTGCTGTGGTATACAACGATCAACAGGGTCAGTCACAACTTGTTCATGCACACAGATTATGGCGGCGGCGTGTTCATCGAATGTATCGACGTTCTCACGGCGGGCCGCTTCGTGATTTGTTTGACTTTAACTTTGATTGGGAATCGATTTGGAACTGGATTCTGGAAAACATTGTCCCAATCTTGAAACTATTGTTAATTATCGTTCTCTTCCTCATCCTCTAAGCATTTAGTATGGTGAGCTTCATCAAGAAGGGTATGAACTTCGCGCGTGCTTATTGGAGATGGCAAGCCGCAGGCAAACCCCTCCGTGATGATGATTATATCTTTGAGATATTCGACAATCATTGTCAAAGGTGTGAATTTTTTACGCCTAGTAAAGATAAACCCAACACACACGGTGAATGCGACTCATGCGGTTGCCATATTAAACGGGTATCAACAATTGAAGACGAAAAGAATAAGTTGGCGTGGCCAACAGAAGGATGCCCGGAAGATTTTTGGCACGCTGATATAGATGAGCCTGAGGAACAGTGAGACGTAAGAACCCGCTGACAGAACGAGGCCCTGAACCCGCAAATGGTCGCGGAGACATAACAAAGGTCACGAAGAAATCTTCACTAGACTGTAGAGGCTGCCCGAGCGATCGGGAGAAAGCTAATGACCAAACGAATCACAATTCCAATCCCAGTAAGTGACTGCCCAACTCGAATTGAAGTTTACCAAAATGACAAACTGAATCGAAATGGTGGTGTCCAACCAGGTGCTACCGAAGCTTCGATTAAGTTGCCGGCACCTATTGAAGAATGCGAAATTAGAATCATTCCTTGTGATATGCAAGGAAAACCTGTCGGGCGCGGTTATGTCTACGAAGACGAGACTGTTAAACCTGAGCCGCCGACCAATACTGCCCCGCCAGTCGAAACACCCCAGCCTGAGGGGCCATTCAGTATGCGAAAAAGCTCGGTCGATGATGTTGTTGATCTGACGCTCGATGATGCTATTGATATGCCGGACAACGATGTTACTCGATCTTCTGAAATTGAACTCAACACAGCATTGTCGTCTGTTGAAGTCGACGAAGCTCAGCAATTTCCAGAATAAAAGATCGGTCAAGTAAACGTATCACGAGCCGCCAAAACGTAACTGAACGAACTGGCCGTTCAACACCAACACGTGCTACCGGTCTCTCTTACACGAAAGGCACCCAGTGATTGACAACCAACTCATTAGTGAGTTGCGAGAGTCAATGGTGTCGGGTTTTCGCACGAAAACCATCACGTCTTGTTCTAGGTGGGCGGAAGAGCGGCGTATAATGGGCGGCGATTTTGACGGCCCATTCGGGTTCAAGTACCACCCTTGGGCCAAAGAGCCGCATGACTCGCTTGCGAGTTTCAATGTTTCCATGAAGGCAGCCCAAATGGGCTTTACTGAGATTGGAATCAATCGAGCATTTTACATTCTCGACTTATTGCGGCGAGACGTACTTTACGTACTACCAACGGCACTGAATGCAAGCGATTTTTCAAGGTCGCGTTTTGCAACGGCTCTCAAATTCTCACCTTATATTAACCGAATGTTCACCGACACTAATACGGTGAACTTAAAACAAGCCGGAACAAATACACTGTATATCCGTGGTTCACGCGGTGACAGTAACCTGAAATCCATTCCTGTATCTGAGTTGATCTTAGACGAAGTGGATGAGATGGATCAGGATCAGATTTGGTTGGCGTTTGAACGATTAAGTGGTCAGGTGACCCAGAATATCTGGGCAATTTCGACTCCGACACTACCAAACAGAGGGATTCACAAACTATTCCAGACCACATCGCAGGAACATTTCTTTTTCAAGTGTCCACATTGTAGCAAGTCAATTGAATTGATATGGCCTGAGTCATTTGAGGTGTGTGGTGAAACAGTTACAGACCCTAATTGTGCAAAATCGTATATCAAGTGTTACGAATGTGATCACAAACTTGAACATAAAGCAAAGTCAGAATACCTAACTAAAGGATTCTGGGAACCAACTGTAACTGAGTTTGATCCTGATATGCGGGGATTCAATATCAATCAGTTGTACTCCTTTACTGTCTCTCCACATAAAATTGCTGTGGCGTATCTGCGGGGGATGGGTGATGAAGGAGCACTGTGTGAGTTTCATAAATCAAAGATCGGGCGTCCTTATATTCCAGACGGTGGTCAGATAACTGATGAAAAGATTGACCGCTGTGTAGCAGCTTATGCCACATCGGACCCACGACCAAAAACAGGCGCAGACCGCTTCATCACAATGGGTGTTGACCAAGGAGATTGGTGCCATGTCTGGATTGATGAATGGTTTTTTGACGAGTTCAGTCGAGATATCAATGCGGTGGCGAAAGCCAAAAACGTTTGGCATAGCAAGTTCAACGCAAAAGTTGAAGGTGGCTGGGAATCTCTTGATAAATTTATGAGGGAGTGGCAGATACTCCACTGCGTTGTAGATGCTGATCCCAATACATTGGAAGCACGTCGCTTCGCTCAACGTTTCCCAGGTTACGTTACGCTGTGTCGTTATCGGCGTGGGGTCCCTCAAAAAGAAGTTCAATTAGCAGAAGACCTCAACCAAGTAATGATGGCCACGGTTGATCGAACAAATTGGATCGATTGTGCGCTCGGCCGTTTCCATGTCGAAGGGAAAATTACTCTACCTAGGAACGTCAATTTGGAGGTGCGTGAACATCTTAAGAATCTTGTCCGAACATACGAGAAAGATAAGAATGGTAATCTTACTGCCACTTATGTCAAGATGGGTGCAGATCACTACGCACATGCACGTTGCTATTCTGAAATAGCACTGCCTTTGGCAGCATCGTATGTGCGAGGTCAAGACATTCAGTCGTTCCTGTAAGCGGAGTAGGCGATGGCACATAAAGATAGACCACATACAGCGAACATTCGGAGCCGCAGCCACCGGATCATAGATTCGCGGCATCCTAACTTTCACTCTGATTCGATAGACTGGAAGAAGTGGCGAGACACGTATCAGGGCGGTCGTCAGTATGTGCAACGATATTTGAAGAAATTCACCAAGAAAGAAGATAACAAAGATTTCCAAAGCCGTAAGGATATGACTCCTATTCCGTCCTTTGCGGCGGCAGCAGTTAATGATATCCGTAATAGCATTTTCCAACGTTTGCGAGATGTTGTCCGTCGAGAAGGCAGCGATAGTTATAAACGAGCTATTCAGGGCCTCGACCTTGGTGTAAATCTGCGCGGCTCAACCATGAATGCTTTCATGGGTATGGATGTGCTAACTGAACTTTTAGTTATGGGTCGAGTAGGAATTTACATCGACAATCCGATTATTCACCGAGCTGATGGATCGCAACCTTCCCTAGCTGACGTTCAAGGCGTACGACCTTATTTGTATCTATATCAAGTGGAGGACATTTTGTCGTGGAGGTGTGCAAAGCCTGACTCGCCTAGTGAGTTTCAGTCGCTACTTCTTCGTGATGCATGTTTAGATTTTGATACAGACACTTTGCTACCGTTAAATCACTTTGAACGTTTCCGTTTGTTATGGATCAGCAACCAAACTGGCTTGGTTAATATGCAGTTTATAGATGCAGAGGGAAACAATATCGACCGCGACGGGGACCTATCAACTGGGCCGATTGAACTCAATCTTGATCGAATTCCATTTGTAATGCCAGACGTTAATGGTAGTGTGCTCACTGACGTATGCCAACATCAAGTTGCTTTGTTGAATCTTGTGTCTAGTGACGTGAGTTATGCTCTCAAAGCTAACTTTCCATTTTACACAGAACAACGCGATACTCGTGGTGTAGGCGACCATTTGAAACATAATGTCGCCCCAGACGGGACTGCCGAGGCGGGCGGACAACCAACTCACCTACGTCAAGTTAACATAGGTCCGACTCAAGGCCGGATGTATGACATCAAAACTGATCGCCCTGGATTCATACACCCGTCACCGGAGCCATTGATCGCTTCGATGAAACTCCAAGAAAAGTTGGAGCAAGACATCCGAAAGTTGATCAATCTTGCTGTGCAGAGTCTTGCGACCCGCGCATCGGCTGAAAGCAAGTCTCTGGATAATCAAGGATTAGAAGCTGGACTGTCATTTATCGGGCTTGTGTTAGAGAGCGCAGAACGACGTATCGCTGATATGTGGGCTGCATATGAACAATTCGATTCGCGTAAGCGTAAGGTCGCGATTGTTAAGTACCCAGAACGGTACAGCCTTAAGGATGATGATCAACGAATTAAAGAAGCTCAAGAGTTGTCTAAACTGATTCAGACTACACCGTCAAATACCGCCCGAAAAGAAATGTGGAAGAGTCTTATTGCAGTTCTTCTTAGTAGTCGTGTCAGTGTCGAAAAGATCGACCAGATCAATGATGAAATTGAGAAAGCCGGCTTCACCACGAGTGATCCAGACATTATTATCCGAGCGGTTGAGGCAGGATTATCAGGTGAAGAAACAGCATCATTAGCACTTGGCTTTGCTCAGGGAGAGGTTGATAAAGCGCGCAAAGACATGTCTGCCAGGATTGCTCGGCAGCAAAAGGCACAAATGTCGCCCGAGGCTCCAGAGCCAGGGGACCAAGCTGCTCGTGGCAACCCTGATCTTGATCCAGACCCAAGCCAGGCTAAACAAGAGAAAGTAGAATCACAAAACCCAGACCTGCAAGCCGATCGAAAGAGTCGCGTTCGTGGCGAAGGGGATAAGTAATGAATTTCACAGACCATTACGGCACTGTCGCTGACGCTACCGATTACTTTGCAAATAGATTACATGAATTTGCTTGGACTAATGCCAAGCCTGTCGATCGACAGAAAGCATTGATCTTTTCAACACGACTTATCGACACACTAAATTTCAAAGGTAATAAAGCCACAATAGAAACACTAATCAAAAACGCAAATTGTTTTGACGGCATTTGCGAAATTTGGCAAGCCATTGAAGATGGGTGTGTTACACAGCAACAAGTTCAAGACGCCTCGCTAGCGCAGGCTCTTGAGTTTCCTCGTGGTTCCGATACTGTAGTTCCCGATGCTATCATTTGTGCATGTTTTGAAATTGCACACTCACTACTAGATGGTAAAGACCCAGAACTCGAACTCGAAAACCTCGGTGTTATCAGCCAGGGGTACGCATCAGTGCGAACCACGTATGACCGCGCCCATGTGCCAATCGAGCATTTGATCAATTATGTGCCAAATGCTTTGGCATGGCGATGGTTGAAACCTTTCTTGCGAGATGAGGATGCAATAATCCTAACTCGTAACAATTAAACATCATTGAGTCTGGCGAACTCTCTGAAATGTTCTAAGGCTGCTTTATTGTAAGCCTTTGCCGCATCAACAATATCATCAAAATAACCCAGATCAATCCACCTACTAGCAAAGATTCTTGCACGAAACTTTTGATGGTCTTTGGAAAAGTAGACACCCTTGAATCGCCGACGAGGATTAGTATTTTGACCGTTTTGTGAAGCCGTTGCTTGACGTAAATTAGATCGTCTGTTATCGAGTTTGTCTCGATTGATATGGTCAACATTCTTAATCAATGTTTCAACCCGTTGTAAAACACTTCGGTGCATTTTGACTGTTGTTCTCGGACCATCACCATGTTCACTTTTTAATGAATGACGAATAGCATATCCGTGTGGATCAACACGCCAGTTCCACTGGCTTAGAAATGCATAATCTATGTCATCAATAAGGGCAAACTTGCCTTGTGTTAGAGGTATTTTCTTCATATTCCTCATAATAACATAAGCAGTCAAGTTTGTCAAAGCCATGAAACACTCTGTGGCAAGAGGGCTGGAGTAGCAGACCCACGACGACTTCAGCAGATAACCTGTGGGGAATTATTGGAGTCCCAAATGAAGAGATTGTATCTCGCCCGCCCTGTTATTTCTTTGTATGACGGCAATGCACCACCTGCACCGCCTGCTGCACCGCCTGCTGCACCGCCCACCCCGCCCGCCGGCACTGGTTTGAACAGTGATGATCCAAACGTGCCTGTTGATGTCAACTCGTCCGCACGATTTGACCAGGACGCTGTGAATAAAATTGTTCAGGATCGTTTGGCAAAAGACCGTAAAAAGCATGAAGAAAAGTACAATGCCCTGAAGACAAACTACGAAGATTTGTTGGGCAACCATTCACTGTCTGAAGAAGAGCGTGAACGAATTCAAGTTCAATATGAAGACCTTCAGAAGCAGCATCGTACAAAAGATGAACAGGCGAAACACGATAAGCTGAAACTCCAAGAAAAGTATGAAGGTGAATTGCAGCAGTACAAAGATGACGCTGCCAAATGGGAAACGCAGCACAAAGAATACATGATCCAAAAGTCATTGACTGATGCTGCTATCGCGCATGATGCTTTCATGCCTGATCAAATTTACGATATTGTTCGGAAATGGACTAAATTGGTCGATGCCGTTGACGAGAGCGGTAAGCCAACTGGACAATTGATGCCGGTGGTTGACCTACCCGATGTTGATGCAGACACGGGCAAGCCAATCATCACACAACGGACGCCATTGGAAGCAGTAGAACGGTTGAAGGAAAAGTTGCAACCCAACCTGTTCAAATCTAATGTTGTTTCTGGCCTTGGCGGCAACTCTACCACCGGTGGTATCCAACCGGGTGCTGATGGTCGCATTGATCAGGGTGATCTTACCACTGAGCAATGGATGAAGATTTATAAGGAAGACCGGACCAAATTAGGTCTTCGCGACAGGAAGCATTAAAACCGGGTTCCAAAGTTTTACCTACATATGTTGTGTGGGTGATTGACATCTAACTTCCTTCTGAGAGACTACTAATGAATCCTCTCTATCTTGCTAATGCTGCCGTTTCACTTTACGTGAACGACAACGATGCCATGGTTCCCGAGATTTGGGCAAACATGGGTCTGGCAATCTTGGAAGAGAACATGGTCGCGGCTGCTTTGGTCCACCGTGATTTCTCAAACGAGGTTGCAAACTTCGGTGACGTGGTTAACACTCGTCGCCCTGGTCAGTTCAAGATTCGCCGAAAAGGTGACAATGATCCGGTTCTCGGGCAAGACGCTAATACCGTCAATATCCGCGTGCCGCTTGACCAACATGTCTATACCCACTTCACCATTAAAGATGGTGAAGCATCGAAGTCCTTCCAGGACTTGGTTGACTTACATCTTCTTCCGGGTATGCAGAACGTGGCTCGCGCGATTGATCGTGCGATTCTTGGCCGAGTTCATGCTTACCTGGCGAATACTGTCGGTGGGTTGGACGCTTTGACCGGCGCGAATTCCCGCGATACTATTCTCGATGCTCGACAAAAGTTGAACGAGAATAAGGCGTTCGTGCAGAGCCGTAACATGATCGTGTCACCTTCGAGTGAGACGGCACTGTTAAAAACTGATCTGTTCCTTCGCGCCAACGAGCGTGGTGATGACGGTACCGCCTTGGAAGAGGCGAGTCTTGGTCGTTTGCTTGGGTTCGATTTCTGGCTTGACCAGAATACCCCAAACACTCGCGTAGTTGATAGTGATGTGACCGCTGGTGTAACCGCTGGTGCAGATGCCGCCGGTACCACCCTGATCGACATTACTCTTGTTGGTGAAAATGCGGTTGGCGGCGAATGGGTGACTATCGCTGGTGAGGATCAGCCTCATTTTGTCACCGCCTTCACTAATGCTGCTGGTGATATCGACGATCTCACAATCGACAGTGGTTTGACTGTGGCCACCAGCTCTGGTGCCGTAGTTAATTACTACAGACCAGTTGCTGTTGATAATGTTGGTGGCTATGCTGCTGGCTCGAATCTGCCAATCCAGGTTGACGGCTTCAACACTTCCTTGCCGCCGCAGGTTGGCCAACTGGTTGCGATTGGTACTGGTGCGTCACGACGTGTGTACACCATCATCGAAAGTGAAGTTGTTTCTGCTACTGAGCAAAGCATTCTGCTTGACCGACCTCTTGAACTGGCTGTAGCAGATGATGATGCAGTTTTTCCAGGCCCGGCTGGTTCTTACAACTTCGGCTTCCATCGTGAAGCAATCGCCTTAGTTAACCGACCTTTGGCGCTGCCAGCAGGTGACATGGGCGTTCGTGCTCAAGTCGGCGTTCACAATGACATCTCGATGCGTGTAACCATGCAGTACAACTTGCGAGAGCAGGGCACCGATGTGACCCTTGATCTGCTCGCTGGTGTCGCTGTGTTGTATACTGATCTGGGCGTTGTAATGCTTGGCTAATGTTCACAAGCCGTTTCCTTCCACCGGTTCGCCGGTGGAAGGCGCGGCTTCTTTTAATTTGTAGGAGCATCGCATGGCAGACTTTGAACGTATTGCTAAAACACAAGCGGTGCATGGTGAACAAATTAGCCAAATCACAATGTCTTGTGAGAAGATCGAAGAATGTCTCTTGGGAAATGGAAAGACTGGTCTTGTAATCCGAACTGATCGTTTGGAACGAAAAGACATGTTCAAGACAAAATTGTTCTGGGTATTTGCATCAGTATCCGTTGCTGTTTTAGTTAAGACAATCGGTATTGACCTCATTGGAGCCCTTGCAAAAGCATCTTCAGGTCAGTAAGAAATATTTACGACTCCATCGGTCGTTAACCGGAGAGCATTATGGGTGAACAACGCCAATATGTAGTTGATGCCAAACTCGACCCAGCGGGTGATGAACAAATTACGACACTGACGACAGCACAGTCCTTGAAAAAGGTTCCGAAAGGAGCACGCCTTGCTATCCTCCAAGCTGTCGGTCAAAACATTCGCTGGCGAGATGCCGGTACAGACCCGACAGCAGCCATTGGTATGCAGTTGGTTGTTGGTGTAGAAAGACCCTATACGGGTGATTTTGCTAAGATTAGATTTATTGAGGCAACGGCGTCGGCTGAACTTAATGTCGTCTACTATTTCTAAAGGTTGACACATGCCGATCACGGATCGAAACCTCAATCGCCAAGTTCTAAACACCCTGTACATGCTCAAGCGGCGGTATGGTGGGGATTTTGACTTGTATCGTCGCGGCCCAGACGGTGCAACAAATCATAAGACAGGTGTTGTGACAGTAGACAAGACAAATATTCCTATTAAACGAGGGATCATTCTGCCAGCCAAAGTTATTCGGGAGTCAGTTCAAACACTTTCAATTATTTCCGCGAACAAAGCATTTGTAATAGGGGGAACGTACGATAGTAGCACCCGTATGTTTATCGTCGATCGTCGGGATGTTCCTAACTTGGAGTTGAAAGACTTTCAGCCAACACCTGATGATTGGATCGTCTATAAAGGACGCAAGTATGAAATAACACACTTTACAGAATTTGAGTTCGACAGTGCTTGGGTCTTTACGGGGCGTGCGGTACTAGGAGATGTGCCCGAACAGATATTCTTGCCTAATGCTGATAATTTGATCCGTGTAAATCAGAGCGTAGATCAGAGCGCAGAGGACATGCCAAATGGCATTACTCCACCCAGCTTCACAAATTTGGAAAACTGGTGGGATGCCGACGACGCCTCTACTTTCATAATGGGGACCGGACCAGACGTCAATTCGTGGACGGACAAAATCGGCGGTATTGTCGCCAGCCAGCTCGGGGTTGATGCTCTCAAACCACACAGAGAAAAGGCGCCGACGCCCGCCGATCTAAATAATCGACAAGTTGTGCGATTTGATGGCATTGATGATAAACTGCTCACCACATCGGCGTTGGATTTCAGTAACGAAGAAGAAACTCTTATTCTCGTCGGAAAGTTTCCAGCTAATGCCACAGTCGAGTATCTCCTGGCCAAGGTTGGCGGGGACACCTTTGAATTTGCATTCTATCGCAGTGGGACCGGCAATTTCCGTCGGGGGGATTCAATCGACAACTCAGGTGCTATTACGGTCTGGGCGTGGACTGGGACGGACTACCACATCTTGGTTTTTCGTCGCAAGCGAGCCGCCACCGATAGTGAATTAACTGTTTGGGAAGGCGGTGGCGCCTCGGTCAAAACAGCGACTCACACGAAGCAATCGACCGAGACAGGCGCCATGTATATGGGGGCAAGTAGCAATGGGTCAAGCAACTACGACTGCGAGCTGTCTGACATCATTCGCTATACGCGGCGGCTATCATTCGGGGAGATCGATTCGCTTTGCCTGAACTATCTTGTCCCTAAATGGGGCGGGGGAGTAGGTGAGCCAAACTGGACCCCAATGACAACATAAAATATCGGCATGGATAAAGTATAATTCTCATCAATTTATCAGTAAAGATTCTTGCGATCGGCGGAGACCGAGAACAGCGCCTGGGGCACAGAGGTCTAATTATGTCTGCACCGAATCCACATTGGACACGTTGGATTATTTCGTCGGTCGCTGATCATTTCAAAACCAATGTCGCAACTCCACTCAGCCTTCCATTTCTCGTCGAAGGGTTGGACGATCGGGATGACATTTTTGAGCAAGCACCCGACCGTGCAGAGTTGCGGTACAACGGTCCCTTTACTCAAGAATTGAGTAAGGTGTATTGGCGTATTTGGTTTGATGTAAATATTCTCGTCACATCAAATCTAGACGGTGCTACCAAGAACCGTTACACACTTGAGATTAACTTGGGAAAGTTTCACGAATTTGCAGACACCTGCATACCTATCTTTCGTTACGGTGACCCTGCTCAAGCCGCTGAAAACAACGATACTCTACTTGGTTATCTGTCGCCAAGGTCGGGAAGAAATGACAGTGTTCGTAGCCTCCATTTTGGACAGGTTCACAAGACCGATCGCATAAAGCAGTCACAAGTGGATGCGCGATACTCCATGTACCTTTTTGAATAACACCCTATTTGGGAGAAACCTGATATGGCACGTATTGAATTACGTGACGCGACAATCCGCATTAAGGATGGTCTTTCGGGAACTAGCCTCATAAATGAGGTTACTCCCGGTGCGACCGACACCGATGTGGATATTGACGCTATTAGCGTCAATCGTCCAAATGTTTTGAAAGTACCCGTAGGTGCGAAATTTACTGTTTCTACAGCCGGGAATGTTACTGAGTACACAGTGACGGGCCGTGTGCTCAGTGTAGGTGTTGATGAAATCCAGGAAGTCGCCGGAACCGGCGCCACAACTGGAAACATTGATATCACATTGACTATCGCACCCGATCCGGCCCTACCTTCAGCCACTCCATTGGTTGTCGGTCCAATCTCTGTTGCGTTTGATGCTGCTTCTGCTGCTGTACAAACCGCAATTGATTCAGCCGTTAGTGCTGCATTGGCTACCTATGTCAATGGTGATATCATTGCGGCTGGCGGTGCTCTCAACACTGCTGCTGTAACTCTGACTTATGATGGCGCATCTGTTTCCAAAGCAAATCACAGTGTCAGCGTGATTGGTTCTGGCGGATACGACGGTACAGAAACTGCAACCACTACCACTGAAGGTGAGTTTGTTGACCAAGTGACTAATATCACTTTCAGCCCGGCTTGGGGAACCCCGACGCCTGCTGATGATGACACCATTACTTTCCAGCCAATCGAAGTTGAAGTAAAGATCGGAGACGGGAATCTAACCTACACCGAAAACATTGAATACGAATATGAGTTGGACCGAGGTCTTCTTGATACTGTTAAGAAGGGTGACGACCAACCAATGGACGTAACGATCGACTTCGTTTACGAATTCGTTAGTACCGGTACCGGAGAGGCTATCACACCTGTTGATGCTCTCAAGGGTATTCGAGGTGCTGCCGAGTTTACCAGTTCCTCGGCTGATCCATGTGAACCGTACTCGATTGATTTAGAAGTCGAGCACAGTCCCAGTGCTTGCGCTGGTGCTGTTGAGAAGGAAATTACTGTCTTCCCAGACTTCCGACATGATTCATTGGAATTCGATCTAGACGAAGCGACCATCTCTACTACGGGTCGCTGCAACGCTGAGCAGCCTGTAATCACGCGGGCTGCCTAATATTCACTAACTGGCGGGCCGGGTTCGTCCCGGCCCGCCCTTTTTATGAGGGAGATTACATATGAAGATTGCTGGTCAAGTAGTCCCGAAGGAACTCAATACTGATGTATTGGTCCTTCCTCGCGGCGATGCTGCGATTGCTATCAAAGCACAAGCTATTGTGGACTATGAAGAATTCGAGAAGTTGTGCCCGATGCCGGAAGCGCCTGGCAAACTTACTAAGGACGGTTTTGTACCTGACATTGAAGATGAGACTTACAAACAAAAGTCAGAGCGTCACAGTCTTCAACGTGTAGGTTGGATGGTTATCAATTCACTTGTCGATGTTGAATGGGATTCTGTTGATATCAACAATCCCAAAACATGGACCAAGTGGGAAGAGGACATGACGGAAGCTGGCTTCTCAAGCGTCGAAAGAAATTTGATTCTTGGACTTGTCTTGTCAGTTAATGCTCTTGATGAACAAAAGCTGAAAGATGCGCGCGAGTCTTTTATACGTGGTCAGGTGCGAGTAGCAGACGAATCCGATTCCCAGACTTCCGAACGGAAAAGTTCGCGATCTGGCGCGCCTGCATCAGGGTCGGAATAAATCCGCCCGGAATAACTGGTGGTTACCGCCCTAACTGGGATGATCTGAATTCCTTTCAACAAGCCGATATTCTCGGATTTGATCAGATCGTCGGACATGATGAAGTAGAGCATGATATCAATCTTGTTGGCGGGCGAGCCAACCCCGGTAAATGACCAAAAGGTGGGCCTGACCCGTGAGATTCATAGCCACCTTAGATAAACCTCGCATTGATATGCGGACGTGGCTACGTCTGATGTCAGTTGAGATGGAATTGACACTTGAACGGGCGCTCGTAGCATGGCTGAATGCTGCGACTGCGCCTGTTCCAGTTTGGAGTGGTGCCTCTCTCGGTACATTCTCTGAACTTGCTTCAAGAGTCAATTTTGCACTTCGTATACAACCAACCGCACTTGGTTCAAAGTTAGGGCTCGGTTCAGGAGTGGGCCGTGCTAAAAGCACAGGTACGATCGACATAGACAAGCGGCGAGGTATATTCAAAGCCGAATATAGTACATCGCTTGAGCATTTAATTTTCAATGAATTTAATAATGCAAATGCTGGTGGTGATCCGAAGATTTTCGCACGTCTGAAGAATCCCGGACCATACGGTTTCCTTGAAAAGGGTAACTCGGCATTTGAACGAGCAGCCAGTCGTGGCTCTTTGCCCGACAAAGTTCCGCTCAAAATTAAGAAGCGGGAGATTAGGTAATGGCCGACGTTACACAACGCTTTAGCATAGATGTTACAGGTGCTGTTTCGTCTCTTGATTCGCTTGATCAGCGGATGAAGAACTTTGGCAATACCATCGATGGTCTTGGTCAAAAGTTGAAGAGCTTCAATAGTGATGCTAAGACCGCATTCAACATCGACAGTGGCAAAGCATCAGACGCTGCTAATAAAGCGAGACGAGCGTTTGATACGCTGTCTACCAGTAGCAACAAGCTAAAAAGTACACAAGCCCCCGTTGCTGCTGGTTTCCAGAAAACAGCGACAGCGTTGCAACAAACTGGGCGTGCCGCTACACAGGCACAAACCCCCCTCTCACGTATTGGCGCTCTCGGCAGTGCGGCATTTAGAGGTTTGTTCGGATCATTATCCCAACTGGGACGTATCTTTGGAACACGTATCTTAATCCAAGGGTTTGGTGCTCTACAACGGGCAATCACTTCTACTATTGCAACATCCTCACAACTTCAAAGAAGTATTCGTGAGGTGTCGACAATTCTCCCTGAAGGTCAGCGCAATGCTGATGCGCTCACAGCATCTGTGCGCAGATTGTCTGATACCTTCAATTTACCTATTGCGGCCGTGACTGAAGGTTTGTACCAGACAGTCTCGAATCAGATTGGTGATGCTGCCACTTCACTTAGTTTCCTTGAAACCGCCGCTAAATTCTCAAAAGCCGCTGTAACTGACATTGATACGTCAGTTCTTTTGTTATCTGGTACTCTAAATGCTTTCGGAAAAACAGCAGCAGACACAGAAAACATCGCCGGTAAATTGTTCACAACGATCGAACTCGGTCGTACTCGTGCTGCTGAATTGGCGAACAGCCTTGGTCGTGTGCTACCCGTTGCATCTGAACTTGGTGTCAGCCTTGATGAAGTTCTGGCTGGTTTCGCAACTGTCACTATCGCAGGTATTAAAACCAGTGAAGCCACAACTCAATTGCGGGGTGCTTTTAATGCGCTGTTGAAGCCAACTACGGCTACAAAAGATTTGCTCGCCGAACTGGGATTTACTTCCGGTGAAGCTTTGATTCAAGCTCGTGGTATGCAAGGTGCATTCGTTGCGATGCGAGAAGCGGCTGGCGGTTCTATCACTGCATTGTCTAAATTCATCCCGCGTGTGCGTGGTTTGAATGCCGCTTTGATCTTATCTGGTTCGGGCGCTGAGCGATTTGAAGAAAACTTAAAGCGCATTCGAGCATCGGCAGATGACATTCTTAAAGAGAAATTTGAACTGGTTATTACATCGGATGCTGAAACAGTTTCTCGACAAGTTAACAAACTGAAAAACTTGTTTACTGTAGATTTAGGTCAAGCTTTACTAAAAGTATTGGCCCGAGCAACTGAGTTTATTGGTGGCCTCGACAATATAGGCACGTCACTAAAAACACTTGTTCCAATTGCTGTTGTTACAGTAGGAGCTATTGGTGCGCTCACAGCCGGTATAGTTTCATTCAACATTATAGCAGCAGCGGCTACCTCACTCGCGGGGGTTTTTGGCATCTCATTAGTTGCCTTAGGTGCCGCCGCTGCGATTGCCCTTGCACCATTAGTTGCTTTAGCGGCAGTCAGCATTCTTGAAGATATTGAAATCGCCAATTTCGATAAAGAAATTGAAGCGGTCAAAGAATTAAATCGACAAATATTAACATTTGAGCAAAAAAGAAATGCCGCAGCCAACCAATTACGCGACGCGAATCTTCGTGAAGCCATAAAAGTAGGTCAAGAAGAACTTGCCGCATTTAATAAAGGTTTCCAAAAACGTCTTGCAATTGCTAAAAAGACTAATGATGCGATCATCAAAGATCAAGAACGGGTAGTTAAGGCAATTGTTGCCGCCGGTGAACGGATTGTCAATCAGACACAGAAAAGGATATCTACAGAGCAAAAGATTCAGGAAACGGCGCAGAGTAATGCTGAGGATGTTGCACAAGAATTGTCTGATTTTGAATTTAAGACGCGGAATAAGAATTTCAAACAATTGCAGCAATTTAGTAATCTTCAAGCCCGCGCAAATGCTCAGCGTCGAACAGCCGTTGAACTTGTGCGAAAGGCAACAAGTGCTGGGGCTACTGAGCAAGATATAGAACGGGCACGTGCTGCAATTGAGCGAGCACAAGCAACTGCTCAAGAAGCAAAATCGATCGCCGAACAAACAGGCAACAGGACCGCAGTCGCTCAGATAGAAAAGACTCTGCTAACTATTATTCGACAGAAATTGAATGCTGAAAATGCAATTACACGGTCATCTGAGCGGCGTGAAGCAACTGAAAAGGATCGCCTTGCACGCCAACAGAAAGAATTGGCCGCTGTCAAAAAAGCCGCTCAGGTAGTCTTTGCTGCCCCAGGTTTGTTTGATGCTGAGGGTGAGGCACTCACAGGTGAAAAACGGAAAGCAGCACTTAAAGAACAACGCATAGCAGTCGATAGCCTCCTGAAAACACTTGCAGGTGCTAAAACACTAGACTTAAGTCAAATTATTGAAGCTGGGTCATTAGCTCGTAGTTTTGATAAACAATTTACCGGCATTGACGTCCGAAACTTAAGTATATCTAAAGGAGCACTCGCTAATCTAGAGAATGATATCACTGGATTCTTTAAGGATTTTCGTCTCCAATTTACGCCTGAGATCACTGCATTTGAATTGCAAGAAGGCGTTACGATTCGGACTCCAAAGGACTTGGCAACAGCATTCTCGCAGCAGCTTGTGATTGACCCAAAAGAACTCCAGCTTGCGGACGCGATCAGCGACACACTCACGAGGATAACGGGGGAAGGCAACGTTGTGGGAGAACTATTGGATAGCCTTCCAAAAAGAACAGAGTCTGTAACTTCTGCCGCGGGTAGAATAACCCGCAGTGTGCTTGAAGGTTTTTTACCTAAAAGTGTTGAGCCACGACTCGCTGAATTTTCTCAAAGTCTTCGTGCTGTTGGTACAGAATTGATCCCAATTGCTGACTCATTTAGAAAAACAGGTAAGTTAACTGATGAACAAGCTGCTAAGGTCGCAACATTAACTAAAGTGTTCACAGCGCTCGGCGGCGTCGATGCCGCCCCGACAGGACTGGGTACGGCTGCCAATTTTATCGCTGAACTACTGGCATCTCTAACAAGGTCAGTAGATGAGCAAACGAACTTAAACCAGTTGCAACAACAACAGGGCACTGGGGAGGCATTACAACGAAACCAACAACTCTTTGATGCTGTTCTTAAGAGAGCTGAGGCAGCAAAACAAATTACTAGCGAAACTGGAAAGCAAGCCCAAAACACAGGTGCTGCCGCGACAAATATTCAAAGTGCGGCCACATCAACGATTTCGCAAGTGGGTCCGTCAGCGCAAATTGCAAGCAACTGGCAGGTAGCAAGAGCTGGTGCTGAAGGAGTAGCAGCGGCAGCGGCCAGTGGTGGAGCAGCCGCAACGGCTCGTATGGGTAGATTCTTTCCTCGCTTCCTCGCAGGCGGAGGCTTCGCTTCTCGTGGAACAGATACTATTCCAGCGATGTTGTCGCCAGGAGAATTTGTTGTTAATGCTCGAAGTTCAAAAAGATTCTTTTCACAACTTCAAGCAATCAATGCAGGCCGTCAGCCTGTGTACCGCCAAGATGGCGGCCCCGTCACTAATGTCGGTGACATCAATGTTACTGTATCTGGGGGACAAGAATCCTCAAGTACAGGTCGTCAAATAGCTCGTAGCATTCGCCGAGAACTGCGACGAGGAACCTCGTCACTCTAAATGGAGAAAGAACACCATGAGTGCATCAAGACTGACCGCGCGAAGTAGCGCAAAGGCTCAGTTGGTTCGTGCCGGCGCAATGGTCCCGGCGACTGACTTTCAGCCTGAAGCACCTTCCCTTGTGAAGTTGCAAGGTCGATTCATCGTCCAACACTGGCGTAATGGACGGCGTTTTAACGAGTACCACTTCAATAACGGTATTGTCAATGAAGGCAAAGATAAGTTGTTGGATGTAATGTTTGATGGGGCAACCCAGATTTCATCGTGGTTCTTAGGACTGGTTGATAATAGCGGTTTTACAGCCCTGGCCGCCGATGACACATATGATGACATCGATCAAGCTGGTAATGGCTGGGATGAATTTAAGAATTACACGGATGGAAATAACGCTGATAATACCACGACCCGGCCAGCGTGGGGACCGGACCCGGCATCCGCCCAATCGATCACCAACTCAACTGTGGCTGTGTATAACATCACTGGCTCCGGTACCGTGAAGGGTGTCTTTACTGTAGGCGGCGGTGCTGCACCTCAGACTAAGGGTGACCACGCCGCTGGTTCGACCCTTTGGGCCACTGCTCTGTTCACGTCTGGTGACGTAACTGTCCAGAATGGCGATCAATTGAAGGTCACTTACACTGTGTCAGCCTAATTAAGAATCTAAGTTCCACACCCCAGGCTTCCGTCCTGGGGTTGTGGAACCTTTCCTGCTTCACGGCGTCGTTGCCACACTGTTTTACGATGTATATCTAACATTTTCGCAGCAACAGTTGGCGGTATCGATGCATCAAGTAGTATAGATTCTTCCTTAGAGCCCGGTTTAATCTTGGTATTACCACAAGATGCAACAAATCTGTCTTTCTCAATGCAGTCCTTCATGTTGTCTTGTGGTGTACCAAGAAAGATGTGATCAGGGTTGATGCAGCCGGGGTTATCACAAGTATGGAGCGCATCCCACTGGCCAGGATCAACTTCATTATGTAAAGCATAAGACACACGTGGCGCGAGCATCTGGATACCATACAATTTGATGATTGCACGCCCTGATCCATTGCGGCCACCTGTCCAATTCCAGCAACACGTCTGTTGACTTTTGTAAACACGCTTCCAAAAGTTGCACAATTGCTTTTCAGACAATTTGTGTATACGCGGGCGTTTATTGTTTGTGTCTGGCTGGTTTTCAGCCAAGCGGTACAATTCATTTCGTGATTCTTTACCTCTCATGATGAAACAGTGAAGCAAATCGTATACCAATACACGGTGAGTGCGTAATCTCCCTCGCCGGGGCGGGGCTGGTCACGGCTGGTTAGCCCCGCCCACCTTATAACTACACGAGGCCATCATGGTTCGCAGAGAACGAATTGCAAACGATGCCGAATCTACATTAGCCGCAAGTATCAATACTTCTGCGACTGCTGTAGTTCTTATCAATGGCAGTAATTTCCCTGCCGAAGGTGACTTCCGTGTCGTTATAGATAACGAAATTATGCTTGTTACAGCTCGTTCAGGCAACACACTAACTGTAGTACGCGGTGTAGAAAATACAGTTGCCACTAACCATTCGATGGACGCCACAGTAATCAATTCGTTAACCAAATCTGCATTGGAAATCCTTATTCGAGAGAGTGTAGACCCGTTTGCATTTTCTCGACCGCCGTATCGTATTCAAGATACAAATGGAAATCTTTTGACAAAGGCTGATTTCACAGAGATTACAACAACAAATGCAACCATCTCAGATAATGCCGATGGAAGTATTACCATTCAATTCCTTGCGCCCTCTCCGACAGTTCGTCTTGTACGTTTGGAACGTAATGCACCATCAACACCCTACATCATTACTGCCGCTGTACGAATGACTGGCGTCTCAGATACGGCTCAAGATGGTCCGGCACTTGGAATTTATTTCAGAGAAACTGTAAACGATGAAACACTAGTAATTCATCATCGACCGTTTGACGCGCTGGGAAGTCGGCTGGGGATAAATAAATATATAGCTGAAGTTTTTGACTCGGCGATTATTACAACCTTACGATCTGAACCATCGCCGTCTGCAACTGTATGGCTGCAAATTGAAGACGATGGTACGAGCATCTACTTCCGACTATCAACAGACGGAGTGAATTTTCTAGAGTTTCACAATGAACTTCGTGGTGCAAGTTTTACAGGTGCTGGACCTGATCGAGTAGGGTGGTTCGTAATTAACCCTGATGTGACAGCTCACGATGTATATGTTAATCTGGTGGCTTGGGACGGTGAGTAATGGTAGCACAACAACGAATTCCTAACAGTGCGGAAACTGTATTGTCAGCACCATCGGCCCCCAGTGATACTAGCATCTCTGTATTGAACGCCTCTGATTTTCCAACTGAGGGTGTATTCCATGTCATTGTTGACAATGAAATTATGGTTGTTACACAAGTAAGTGGAAACACCTTCACAGTGATTCGTGCTGATAGTGTTAATCATGTAAATGGTTCTCAGGTACGGGCAGTTATAGCCCAAGGAAGCATTGATCGATTTTTGGCTGAGCAATGCTTCCCAATGTCGCCGCAACGCCCCTCATTCCGAATCGCCGATACAAATGGGAACATTATAACATCCTCAGACTTTACAGTTGTTAATGGATCGACATTGACACTGACCGATGACCCTGGCGGGGCCATCATTATGCGACAACCTAACAGTGCAATAACAACAATCTCACAGATTGTACGACCCACCCTTGCGACTCCATATGTGATTACAGGAGCATATCGACTCAACGCAGTATCTGTCACGGGTGCCGAAGGTGGAATCTATGGGCCTCATTTTAGACGCTCATCAAATAACTCAACTCTTAATTGGCGGCATCGTCCATTTGACCAGCTTAGTGAACGATGGCGAGTTGAGCACAACCTTGGAGATGTCTTTCAGAATGGAGTGAATGCATTTAGACGATTTGAGCCCAGTCCCGCTGGAATCGTTTGGTTCAAATTAGAAGATGATGGAGTGGACTTACAAATGCGAGTATCCTTCGACGGTATCTATTTCATTGACATTTTTTCACAAGGGCGCACGGTGGAATTAGGTGGAGCGCCTGATCAAGTGGGGATATCAATCAATAATTTGAGCACCAATGAAGGCTACGTACAATTATTGGCATGGCAGGAGTAAACAATGGCGCGAGAACGTATTGAAAATGGATCGGTGACCTTACTTAACGGTACCATTGATAACTCGACTACAACGGTCGCAGTTGCCGATGCCAGTGTGTTCTCGCCGCTCCCACAGTTCCGAATCATCATTGATTCGGAAATAATGTTGGTGACTGCAATCGCCGGTAACAGCTTGACTGTCACGCGGGGTGCCGAGTCAAGCCTTGCTGCTGCACACACTGACGGCGCTAACGTCGCCCAGATTATCACCCGCGAGGGCATTCAACGAATGCAGCGAGATTGGAATAATCCGTTCTTTGATGACTCAAATGCTATCCCTCATCAGTTGATCAATGCTGCTGGAGGTGTTTTAACAAGCACAAGTTTCGCCGATATTAATTTTGCTGGCGATGGAACTACATCCAAGACAGATCAGTCACAAGGTTCGATTTTAGTCGAAAAGCAGGCTCAGGGTGCGGCAAATAACTTTGGACTCATGGTTATTGCAGCTCCGGCTGCACCATGGGTCTGGACAGTTGGATTCATCCCAAACTTATTTGTACCAGACTCTGCGTCTGATCTTCCGACCTGCGGGGCCTGTGTTCGTGATGATATGACCGGAGAATTCTATCACTTTGGGCAATCAGGTTTAGACGCGATTAAGGCGAATGTTTTCAAATTCAACAGCCCGACAGCGACAGCAACAGCCTTCATTCCAGGCGACTTTTGGAGCGGTAGTAGCCGAAACGTCACGTGGTTTCAAGTAGAAGACGATAACACCGATTTGATCTTTCGATTGTCAGCAGATGGGATAAACTTCATCGAGATTGGTCGTGAAGCACGCCTAACATTTTTGACTCCAGACCAGATTGGTATCTCAGTCAATAACTTTGGTAATCCCGTCCCTCTCCAAACAACACTCGTAGCATGGGATGAATCATAATGGCACGCCAAGAACGATTTGTAAACAGCGCCGTTACATCCTTGAACGGTGCAATCACAGATGTCGCAACTTCTTTGACTGTTTTTGATACTTCCCTGTTTCCAACTGAGGGTGATTTTCGACTCTTAATTGAACAAGAGTTGCTGCTAGTAACGGCTGTCTCTGGCTCTGTGTTTACTGTAGTTCGCGGCATCGAAAGTACCACTGGTGTAGCCCATGTATCGGGGGCGGCCGTTAAGGCAATTCTTACAACAGATGCGTTGCTTCAACGTGTAAAAGATTTTAGCGATCCGTTGGCTGGGATAAGATCGCCGTATCGCCTTGTTAACTCTACTCAAGCAACCATTGATAATACCAACTTCACAGAAGTGAACCTAGGCACAGCTACATATAGCACTGACGCAAATGGCAATATTGTTTGTGAACACCCTCAAACAGTAGCAAACGATATCCGCGTACTTTTACGAGCTGCACCAACACCGCCATATACGATCCGCGCGGCAATGATCCAAAGCACTATCACTAATGCAGTCAATGGACCTTTCGTAGGGCTTGGTTTCCGAGAAAATTCGACTGGTGAATTGAGTTTTATTTGCAACCGTGTCGACGAGACTTCTAATATCAACGGTTTCAACTTCGACAGCCCTACTGTGTTAAACGGCACGTTTGGCACTGCTGTAGAGTGGCAACAGGCACGAAGCGGTATCATTTGGTTTGAAATTGAGGATAATAACACAGACCTAAAGTTCAGACTCTCGAAGAACGGGATTGATTTCATCGAGTATGCAACTTTCGGTCGAATAACTTTTATGGCCGGTGGACCAGATGAAATTTGTTGGATTGTGGATGGAAAAACAGGTGCAGCTAATCCGCCTAATTTCTTTGCCAAACTATTTTCTTGGAGCGGGGAATAATGGCACTATTACTTGTTGAATCTTTTGATTGGTTGGATATCGGGTTAAGCGGTCCTCAATTGGATACTCATTTAGGGAATAGAAAAGGGCGCGGAGATAATTTCAATTTCACAGCCGCAGATGATGCAACAACTGTTGCGGGTGTCGGCGGCAATGGTGCTGCTCTATCCTTTGCTGAGACATCACATGTCATACGTTTACCACTACCCAAGACTACTACCTCAACTGCTGAAGTTGGAATGGGTTTTTGGTTCCGTGGACTTAGCACAATAGGCTGGGGAACCCCTGTTTCGTGGTTCGGACTTGTTGATTCCTTAGGCGACCGGTTTCATATCAATGCAAGAATGGATTCTTCCGGCACTATTTCTGTGTATCTAGGGACCACTTTTATTGAAACCATTACCGATTTTATCTTTGAGACCAACCAATGGTACTGGGTGGAATATAAAACAGTCATCAATGATTCAACAGGTTCATACGAATTTCGAGTCGACGGCTCCACTATCTGGACAGTGGCGGGTGTCGACACCCGCAACGCTGGTAACGGGGACTTTTCCGCAATTCAAATTCATGGCCTCCTAGGCGGAGCTAATCGTACACAATATGCAGGCTGCATTGCGTGGGATAACGACGGCGGCGATCTCACAAATTACCCTGGACAAACGACATTCAAATCATTGCATCCAGATGCAGACGGCGATGACGAAGCTTGGACGACTAGCAGCGGCATTGACAGTTTCGCTCTAGTAAATGAAACAGCCCCGCATGATGATGATAGTGATTACATACAAGATACTGTATCAACAAACAGGACCTTGTTCACTTACGATGACCTATCAACAAACTACACGGCTGTTCATGGTATTCAAATCAACTCAGTGGTACGAGAAACAGACGCGAGTGACTTTACTCTCATAAACGCACTCAAGTCAGGCGGCATAAATTACCCAGAAGCGGCTCAAGCAATTGCAGGCCAAACATTTGAGAGTCTATTCAATGTCCGAGATACTGACCCAGATACAGCAGTCGCTTGGACAATCGCAAATTTGAATGCACTCCAAGCCGGAGTGGAGGTAGGATAATGTCACTATTATTCTTGGACTCATTCGATTACGCAGATGTATTTCCAACAATCACATCTATAAATTACGCCGATTTATTGCGACGTAAATGGGCTCTTGTAGACCTACTGACATTTGAAGATGGTATCTCAGTCACGGGAGCACACGGCGGAAATGCACTTCAATTTGGAAATATTGCACAGCTTATTCGTACAGGCTCACTTCGCGATCAAACTGTCGACCAGATCGGTGTTTGTGGCATGCGTATTAAGCTGCACAATGATACTGTTATCGGCAACAATGATACTTTCTTTGGTGTTTACACCGGCGGTAGAGACAACCTAACATTTCGTATCAACCAGACCGGAACAGTATCGGCATACCGTGATGACGTGACATTTCTTGAAGAAAGTCCCGTGCTGTTCTTTGTAAACCAAGGTTGGATGTATCTTGAGATAAAATGGCGCATTCATGATTCATTAGGCACGTGGGAATTTAAGATCGATGGCACAACCGTTTGGACTGCCGGTACGTATGACACCAAGGTGTTTGCGGGCGATTTTTACTGGGATGGTGTTCAAATAGAACTTTCTGCCTTAGCAACTAATACGCTCTTAGACGACGTGTATATCCTCGATGGCTCGGGGACCGTCAATAATGATTATCTAGGAGACACCGTAGTTGAATTTCTTAACCCAGACGCCGATGGTACAACGTCCACATTTACACCTAGCTCCGGCACTAATCATTCTGCTTTAGTGGACGAAGCCCAATCAATGACTACGCCGATAGATGAAGCAGACTATTTGGAAGGAGACGCGACGGGCGAGAAGTCTTTGTTTACATACGAAAATCTATCAACTCTTGCTACTGCCTCATTGATCCACGGTGTTCAAGTTTCTACATGGAGACGTATCACTGCCGAGCAGCCTCTTGCGTTAGGAATCGTAGCAAGAGAAAATATCACCGAAAGCCGTGTTGATCACACTGTGCGTCATGATCAAACTAATGATATGTTTACTAATCAAACTGTCTTTGAACAGAATCCTGATACGGCTGCCGCATGGACGCCAGCCGAAATCGATAGCGCCGAGTTCGGCGTGGAGATGCCCTAATGTCTCTGCTATGGTTAGACGGTTATGAATGGCTTGATCAGTCTTTAACTGGGCAAGTCTTTGAAGATACAATGGTATCAAAAGCGCGTCGAGAAATTGACGTTTTGCTCGGCACCGATGCACAAGTTGTAACTGGCCGAGGAGGTCGTGGAAATGCTTTGCAATGGGGCGCCAACGGACAGTTTCAACAATTTACTTCTCTTCGAGATCGCAATAATGACAATGATCTTATCATAGGTTTTGCAGTGAAGATTGGAACTGCCTTCGTTGATAATGCCAATTGGATTTCTGTGATGCTGGGAGTAGACTCACAAAGTGTTGTGCGCTATGAAACCAGTGACAATACGTTCCGATTCTTACGAGCGAATGGCACGCTGCTGGCTACAAGCCCGGCTGACTTAATCAATTTGAATACTTGGTATTACATGGAAGTTAAGATCAGAACTAACGATACCACTGGTTTCATTATCATGCGTCTTAATGGACAAATTGTATGGGAGTCAGCAACAACTCTTGATTCAGCAGACATATCCGGAGAGGGATGGGATACTCTTAGACTCGATTTCACTCGGATGTCTCTAAACGCGCTGACTGATGATCTTTATATTTGTGATACTGGCGGCACAATAAACAATGATTTCTTGGGTGATGTAGCTATTGAAACTATTTTACCCGTGGCTGATGGAGATTTCACACAATGGTCAAAGAACACAGGCGCAGATCATGTAGCTCACATCGATGATGTTCCATTCACAGCGGTGCCTGAAGATACCGATTATGTAGAAACTGGTATAATTGATAACACAGAATTATTCAAATATGCAGAGTTGCCTTCAGAATTAAGCACACCAATCTTTGGCGTCCTAGTACATCCCATTGTAAAGATTACCAACGCAGGCGAACCAAGGGGATTGAACAACATTGTTCGATCTAAGAATAAAGAATCGGTGGGGCTATTTCCACTTAACGCTAGTTCACTTTCTAACAAATCAAGAATTGAAGATGTTTATTTTGGAGAGGCATCAATTTTTGAAACTGAACCACGCAACGGACAGCAGTGGACTGTGAAAGATATAAATAACGCCCAGTTTGGCGTTCGTCATGTAGCATAACGAAAGCGAGACAATGGCGCTCCGTTTAACTGCCCAATACATTGAAGTCGCGGTAGCCGGCGTAGCTGCAAAAGGCATTCGTGTTGAAGCTCAACACGTCGAAATTGCAGGCGTCGTCGATCTCGGGACAAAGATTCGAGTCGAAGCGCAGCACATCGAAGTCGCTGGCTCCGGTGCGAACACAGCTGGCCTATTGCGCATGACGGCGCATTATGTAGAAGTTCTGCGCGCCAATGATCACCGCGGTCTTACTGGTGTGCTAGGCACAAAACAATCTGGTCTTGCAACAGACACGTTGCAGCCAGGAGCTGGCGCTCAAGGTCCCTCTCTCACAATACCTGAAACCACGGGCAAGGTTGGTTCTCAGAATTCTCTGCCCGGTCTCACTATGCAGATCGGGCATCCGGCAAATGCTGATGTTCCACAGGATACTGGGGAACTCGCCACCAAGGACTCTATCCTTGGTCTCTCATTTATGCTAGCTGCTGGCTCACAAGCTACTGGCCCTGGTATGCTTATGACCGGCGCCGACAACACGATTGCAGTCACTGACATCGCAGATATAGTGGCGAAGTCTATCAGTGCGCCTGCTATAACAGATATTGATATTGATGGAAACTGGACGCAAACTGTTACGTCTAGCATTAGATTATTGTCTGCTACTAGCACTCCTGCTATGGGCGTTACCGGTGATCATAACCATCGCATGATCAGTGCTACCACATCAGTTACCCTACAGGTAACTGTACAGCCGGGTCTGTTCACGGTGTTCGCCAGCAATACACTCGTACTTGTTGGTGCCGACTCTGACTCAGGGATAAGCGAAGGTTTTGCATCTAGCCCAATCAGTTTGTCTCAAAGTGCTGATAAAAAAACTACCATCCTGTCAGTTGATGCCGAAACTAACATAACTATAGCGGGGGTGGTAGCAAATAATATTCTTGAAGCCAGCGCTACAAGCACTATTACGTTGGCTCAGGATGAAACGATTGCTGGGCCGATTGAACTTACTCCCAATAATACAATTGCTGTTAGCGATACGGCTGTTGTTGATTTTAGCACGTTTGGTCGAGTAGTCGAGACCGAAATAGATATCGACGACACTTGGTCTCAAATCGTTGACACCAATATTAGAAACTTACAGGCTATCACGCCTGATCCACAATCTGATGATGCGGACGATTTGCCAACGTTCACAGATAATTGGATTAACGCGGCTCGACTTGCCGATACATTTGAAGCATCGACCAGTAGTACCATTACGGTAACACAAGATTTACCGCAGCCAACTGGTAAGCGAAGTGTTAGTGCTGAAAACTCGTTAACTTTGCTGGATTTTGCTGATAACAATGTTAAGACACGCAACGTGGTGTCTCCGATCTCGTTGACACACACTGCGACAGTCTTTAAAGTTTATTCAGCCGTCAACACACTAACTATAACAACAGCGGCGTCTGAAGGCTTCGTATCATTACAAGCCACTTCGATCATTGAGTTAGAGCACATCGCTCGCCCGGGTGCATATGAGCGCTTTAGTGAAAATATCATCACTCTTGTGCAAACTATTACATCCAGTATTCAGCACCTGGATGCCAATAGTGCCATCCCAATCAATCAAGATATCAATGTTCTTCGGCCGTACCTTGTTGCAAGTGAAAACAAGCTTAGCGGCGTAACTGACGATATCTTTTTACCGCCATTTGGTCCAATCATTCCTGGCATTCCGTTTGGTATGTCAGATGAAGTTACAGTTAACACTGATCCACTGCGTAATCCTGCTACGCTCATCATTATTGCTGACCAAGCGCAAGGCGTTCATCTCTTAGTTGATGGAATTGATCTTACAGCTGAATCTGTAATTGGACTGATACAATTTGCAAATGAGAGCATCGATGCAGCCGCTGAGACAATTATTGATTCATTGCAAGTATCAGCAATTGCTATACTCAATGCAGAAGATGCGCCCACTATAATCACGGTGGGTGATCGAGCATTATTCACGCTAGATCGTGCCAACTTACCGACTGAAAGCCTACTGACACTGAAACATGCAGTCGGATTTTCATTGATTCGTGATACCACAGTTTGCGATTATACTCCGTTTGTTAGTGAATCCGATGCCGGGACAATACCACCTCGACCTATCTTGCCTGAGGCCCGTGTACCTGAATTGCCGGGCGTGCGGTTCCGACTGGCGTACCCGCCGTTTGATACTGGGACAACAGTAGACTTCATTGATATGCGTGCGCCGCAATTTGGCAATCGAGAACAGATTGATGCCACACGGATCAACCGAGAATCTCAGGGAGGGACCCTTGTAATTTTCGCCGACCCAATTTGGCCAGAAGTACAAAACCTTCAGATGACTTTTGCTGCATTGAAAAAGACGCAGGCCCGCCAATTACTGAACTTCTTGGAACGGTGGCTGGGTCAAGAAATTGGCATCTATGATCATGAAGGGCGCATCTGGAAGGGCGTGATTACAAATCCAGAAGAGGCTGTGACTCATGATGGCCATGAAAGCTTTTCAGCAAACCTGGATATCGAAGCTACGAGGGTTCATCAGTTGAATCGTGTTGCTCGGACTAACCTCGGTGTGGCCGACGTGGCGGGCCAAGACGAGGCCCTAGCATTGTCGGCAATTTCTATAGCAGATGACGGGGACTTTGTCTTAGAACCAGTTGCGCCTGGAAATTCTCCTATTGCACTTGTAGACGCTAGCGATTATACTAAAGTTCCGGTTAGTCTCGGTTCTAACGATATTGTGCTGTCTGCATTTGCGGTTCGTAACTCATTCTTCTCTGAGGCAGCTTCATCAATTATCCCAGTTAGTGACATGGTTAGAGAATTGGATTTCAATGACTTCGGTAACCTGATTCACAACTGGGATGCAGAAAATACTTCAGGCGTATCGGACGGCGGCCCAGTCCCAACCTGGGGAGACCTGGGTAGCGCCCCCGTTACTTTGAATGCGACTGTTGCACAAGAGCCGACCGCGCGAGACGGCGTGTTGAATAACCGACGTGTAATTGAATTTCGACACAGCGTGGCTGTACAACGAATGTTGACATCCGCAGAAGTACCTCTATGGAATTTGGCAAACAAGACTGGTACAATCTTCATCATTATGATTGTTCGAGAGGTACTAGGAGGTGGTAATGAAGTTGTTCTTGGTAACAACATTGACAAGATATTCTTGGGCGGCTCAACAGCCGCAGAACGACCTGTCGCGCTACTATCAAGTGAGGGCGCCGTAGCATTGGAGACACCGCAGAGTGTTCTTGCTAGTGGCTCAACTCAACTCTTGGTGTTGAGGCGTAATGGCAATGATCTGTTTTTTCGACGCAACAAAGTAGATGAAAACGGAACGACCTTTAGTACCAATCCGACTCCCGGGAATGAAGATCTGTACTTCGGTGGCTTTAGTGGCGCTGGCAATAGTGTTGATCTTGACATGGCACAGGTGCTTTTCTACGACGATATTCTAAGTGATGAAGACGTACTCACGGTTGAAGGACTTATTGAAGCGAAGTGGGGTGTATAATGGCATTCACATTTGTGGGTCCATACCCATTGATTCAAACGACAACTGTACTTCCAAACCCACAGTTTGGAAACTCAGAGGGGGCTACAGGGTCTCTGAATATCCTACGCACTATACAAGGTAATCGTAGAACATATGTCAAGAGTCGTGGTGGCCGCCGACGATTGCAATGGGATTTTGTCCTGACACGCAACAAAGCATTGGAACTCTTAGAGTTCTATCGGTCTTATCATGCGCAAACCGTCTTTATAGAAGACCATGAAGAACGCGCCTGGGTTGGAAATATCATCAATAATCCATTCGAGATTGAGGTGACACGCCGTGGGCTGCCCACTCAACAAGATTGGCCGGTGGGTGAAACTTGCGCAGTGACCATCGAATTTGAAGGGGTCCGGAGTCAAGCAACACTGGACGGCGACACTAAGCAATTTTCAACTACTTATGCCTCCGATGCACAGTCAGAATTGTCTCTGTTACGGCAAAATTTGTCCATTGAAACACCATTGCCAACATTTGGCGCCTTGCAGAATAATTGGGATGCTACACAAATTACAGGTGTGACAAGTGGAAGTCTTCTTACCCCATGGGCTGACAGTGGTCCGGCTGGTAATAATCTAATTGGTCGCATCGGCGGAGTATTCAATCCTACTCTGGACCGGTCTCCCATCTTTAATGAAGCAAGTGTAATCTTCAACAACCGCCCTGTAGTTTCCTTTGGGACTGTGGATAACCAATTTGGTTCCGACACAGCCTCAATGGTAACCACTAGTAATATGTCGTTGTTTCCAGCGAGGCGTGGAACTATTTTCTGGGTGATGACAACTGTCGGTGGCGAAGCCTATGCATTCTACGATCTCGCAACACGGTTCCCACAATTATTTTCACCTGAACTTGCCGAACAACAACTACAAATCGCTCTTGAAACGGCGCCAATTTGCGACGACTCAAGTGCTACTGAGCGTGGTGTATGGGCACTGCAAGATACGTCAGGGGGTGCTGTGGTTGAACAGCTTCATTTTGCCGGATCAGGAAGCCAATTCACGCCGGTCAATCTACGGTTTAACCCGGTCGATATAAACAATGACATTCGTTTAGCAACATCGAACAATGGGCCTGTATGTGCACTTGATCCAAATATCTTCATGGCAATGCGTGACTCAGATACACAAATTCGATTACGAACCAATGGCATTGAGCGGAGCGGTGCACCAATCCTGAATAATCCCGGTCGTTTTGGCAAGTTCTTTATAAATGACCAAGCATGGATTCCTCAGTTCAATGCAAAGATTGAGGGTGAGTGGGGACAGATTTTAACGTACAATCGGAATCTCGATAGTTTTGAAGTTGCGCTGGTTGAAAATTATCTATCTTTACGGTGGGGGATACCACTTGGAATAGTGGCCTTTTAATTAAGAGAACACATAATGGCACGACAAATTTCACAAGCCTCATTGGCTAAACTAGCACAGACGCATGCGACAGAGCCAGTCGTCATCGTAGAGATTGCGTGGGTGGTAGGCAGCCAAACATTTATTCAGTATGCAACCAAAGACATCTCAGCGCCCTCACAAGGGGGCATATCGCAGATCAATGTGCCGGGTAAAATCATGGAGATTGGCACTGTCGATTCTGTGGTCGCAATCTCTCTGAATGAAACTTCAGAAGAAGTTTCTTTGGTGCTAGATGATACTGACAATAGTATCAAAGACATTATTGATGTTAACGATATCATGTTGAGGGATGTGAAAATTTATCAATGGTTTGAGGGCCTTGAATGGGAAGATCGATTCCTAGTCTTTCAAGGTAAGATCAACTCGCCAATTACATGGAGTGAGACTGACCGCACAGTGAAATTTAATGCGGTATCTCAACTCGAAGATAAAGATGTTGGTTTCTCACCAGAAGAAGGTAACTTCCCCGACCTACCAAATGATATGGTAGGCAAGTTATGGCCGGAGTGCTTCGGTACCAGTGTTCATCAAAAAGCAATTCAAGTAGACTTCAAACATAATGGTTCGTTAGCCGACCCGGTGGGTTTACATGATTTCACAATTCCATCTACCTTAGCCGCACATGAGACCATTAAAACATTTCTCACTAGCCTAGGTATTCTTTACGCCACTGCCGCAGGCTTTGCTGGCATTTTGGGCCTGGGTCAGGCCAAACAACAATTAGAAAACAAAGCCAATGCATTCTTTGCTCAAGCGGCCCAAAAAGAGCAAGAGATTTTAAGCTTGACTGAATTGCTGGCTGCACAGAAAAGTACGGAACGTAATTCATTCCGAGTCATTGGCGGTGAACATTTTCCTCGTGGTACCCTCAAACTGCTTATCAATGGGGGCGTATTCACTGGATCATTCAGTGGAACACAAGGTCGGGCGGGGTCAAATATATTTCACGTGTCTTGTTCAGACCACCCAGAGAGAAAGAACTTTCATCTCAACTCTACCCCGTGTGGTAACCCTGGCTGTGCAGTCGGCACATGTAAAACTTTCCCCTTTGCCGAAGGTTTCAGCGCAACTCAAGTCGGCGGGGATACATTCTTTATCCCAACTGGAAACATTCCGGGTGATCAAGCAGGCGCATTCTTCGCTCAGGGGGGTTCATCAGTAACAATATTCTCAAACGAACCCATCCGATACTTTATAAGTATCACACCCGGCACAGTGCTGAAAGTGACAGCGTTCGCTACCTTTGAGAGCGGTGAGCGTGTATTAGTTGATGTACCGCGCAACTTGTACACAGTATTCACACAGAGTTATGGGGGCGTTAATGTCAAAGTCGTTCGAGTAACTGATGCACTGTCTAAGCGTGTGCCGCCGTTTGAAGACACAATCTATGTAACTTATAAATCGGCCGTTGGGCCGAACCCAATTGATATTATGTTGTACTTGATTGGTAAGTACGCAGATATCCCAGCCGATACAGCATCATTTAATACGTGTCGCTCTGCACTTGCTGCATACCCAATGCACTTTTGTTTGACACAGAAGAAGAATATCGTGACTGTATTGAAGGAACTAGCCTTCATGTCACGCACGGCAGTATATATTAAGAGTGGAAAATTCTTTTGCCGATATCTACCGGCAGCACAGCCCTCGACATTTACGTTTAGTGAAAATAATGTTTTAACACAGAGCATTGAATTAGGCTTCACTAGCACGGAAGACCTTGTGACAAAATACGCCGCTACTTGGCGAGCCCACGGTGCTCAAGATGAAGACAATAAAGTTGTTATTCGATACAATGTGAAGAAGTATGGAACTCATGAACAGACCATCGACTTCTATGCTTACAACTACCTGGCTGCTGTAGTCAAGACGTTATCTTTTTGGATCAATCGGCGTGGTCATACGTGGAAGAAATTATCATTCCAAGCTGCGCTAGATGCGCTAAATGTCGAAACATTTGATGGTGTGACGCTAGACTTTGATGGTGACTACGCCTCAAACGACCCCGTACTGGCGTATGTTGAAGAAGCAACTTACAACCCGAATGAAAATACACTGGACATCGTCGTGTGGACCGGCGTTCGTTCTGGTGATATGGAACAGTATGAAGCAGCATATCCACAGAATATTGACACGTTCATACAGTGGCCGGACCAGATTGCTCAGGCGGCGGGCTTTGAGGGCGGCGATGGTCCTGGGAATAGTGCGAGTGGAAACATCAATCGAGTAGGACGTAAGCAAGGTGCCACTGTAACATTTAATAATGTCGCCGATCCAAATGTTCATAGTGCTGGTGGAAACTTGAAACGAGACGCGGGCGGTAAAACACCGTCTGACAGAAATGATACTAGCCCAGGTACGCCAGATTCAAATGCGTCTGGCAACGCGAACCAAGGAATACCGCCGCCTCCAACGCCCGGTATCAATGAAGGACAGATTACTGACCCGGGGGGCACGTTCTGGATTGACATTCGTGCGACTGAAATTGGAGACTCACAGAATCCTGGTCAGGTAACAACTTTGGATTCATTCTTTAGTGAGATTACGTCCGGTAAATTGAAAGGCAGAACAGATGCCTTTTGGAAGTCTGGTGAAGGTGAAGAAGGTGAGTTTGACTTTAAGTTTGACGGGAGTGGGGACAAGTTTGGAGCCGGTACCGCGTTCTTAAAGGGTGAATAAACAATGGAAACTGCATTCGGATGGTTGGGTCAAATCTTTGAGGGCCTACTACAATTTATTCCGCGCATTGTTATTGTTCGTAATACACACCAAGCTGTGAAATGGAAAGTGGGCGGGAAGTTAGTTGAGATTAACAGAGGTCGCCGTACATGGTACTGGCCCTTACTAACCGACATTGAGACAATTGTTATTGCTCGGCAAACTGTTAATTTCGCAACACAAGTGTTAATGACAAAGGATCAAAAACAAGTCGTCGCGGGCGGTTTTGTTGTGTACCATATCAATGATGTGATTCAAGCCATTGGCGAAAAGAATTGGGACGTAGACTCTACCGTTAGTGACATCACTATGGCCGCGATACTCGAAGAAGTAATGCAACAAAAACTCGACGGTTTGTTGGAATCAATTTCACTCGGCGTAGAGGGGGAGTTTACTAAGAAATTAACTGCTAATTGTCGAAAGCAACTCCGTCAGTTTGGCGTTTATGTAGACCGAGCAGGATTGACGGATTTCAGTACATGCCGTGTTTACAAAGTTCTCGGCGCGGATACAAGTCGTATTGCTGATGAAGACTAGGAGATTACATGGCTAATACAGCAGCACCATATCGACGTGAGGGGGCCAACTCTTGGCAAGAGCTTCTTGACCAAGTGAATGAGGAGCTGGAAAATCCGGAACCCGGCTGTGATGCATTGCCCCCGATTGAACCGCCGCCAGCAGATCATATATGGAGCAAGGAGGATATCGAAGAAATTCATGACCGGTTGAATGAGATGCCGGGGGATTGCTTTGAGTTTGAGTCGATCCCTGAATTATGGAAGCTGTCCATCATTGAGGACATTGAAGATCAACTCGGTGAAGCGTGGTGTGACTGCGGAGACACTTGCTGTAAGCAATGCTCAAATGCCGCAGATGAATTTGACCACTTTATAGGTTCCGAAGAGTGCTGTGTAGGATGTGATACACCTTGCCCAAACGACTTTTGTGCGGGGTGCCAAAGTAATGAATGCTCGCCACTGGACAAACCTCTCATTGATTATCTTAAATGGAGAAGCGATTTGTTTAGGGTTTGTAGACTTGAAGCTCAGATTGAAGAACTTCAAGAAGAGATTGATGATCTACAAGATGAAATAGATCAGCTTGAGGAGGACATAGATCAGCTTGAAGCTGCGTTATCGGAGTGCGGTCCAGGTGCGTCTGGAGACGCATGCCGCGCCTCGATTCAAGCTCAGATAGACGAGAAGGAAGACGAGAAGGAAGAGAAAGAAGATGAAAAAGAAGAGAAAGAAGAAGAGAAGCAAGAAAGGGAGTCCGATAAGGAAGTGTTAGAAGGGCAGCGTGATTCACATGAAAGTTCGTGGACCGGTTTATCAGATGATCTCCGCAATTGTTGGTCTAGCTGTTGTGATGACACTGTTTGTGGAGCCTGTTTGATTGATCTTCTGCCCGATTCAAACCCCGCTGGCGGCCCTTCCAATTGCTCATGTGAGGAAATGAAAGACCAAAACTTTGAGTGTGACAACTGCTTCGGTAGTTGTGACACTAGTTGGGAGCTACAAAGACAACGCTTGTTTACAGGGAATCCAAATCAACAAGACTTCTCGACACGTTACAAGGGGTTCTATACTTACGATGATCGAATAGTGGCTCAGGAACATCGCGGCACTGGATGCGAATGCGCGGCTATATTTAGATGCTGCTGTACAAAAGATGGAGGTGCGTGCGACCCCGGGGACTGTGATCCCGATGACACTACCACTTGTGGACCACATCCTTTTCCAGGTCCAATAACTTATGAAGTGAGAATAAAGCTTTTCCCGCCACGGACATTTGACGATTTTAATCCTGAAGATGGCGGGCCTTGTGACGAAGATGACGAGGGTGGCGAGGGCGGCAGCGAAGGTTGACTAAAATTGTTACTGATATATCTGGCTCACCCGGCCGTCAGTCGTGGTTCTTATCACTCTTGCAGCTCAGTGGGGTGTCAGTGAAGTCGACTACCAAGTCATTATTATTCCATAGTATGCCACACTCTGGACAACAGTGGTCCTTATATGATGCAGCCCCTGCATCATGCCCAAACTTTCCGCATAACGGACAATGGTTTCCGCAAGTTTCCTCTGGCATTGGCTTCGTTGGAAAGCTCATGGCGTCGACTCCTAATTCTCGCAACAAGCACAGTGTAGTAGCTTGGCATATCAGTGCCCTAAAATTGATCGATAAGATCATCAACCGTATAGTCTTCCCAGTTTAGAAAACGGTCAAGCATTTTTTCCGGCGTGATTTGTTTGTCAGTGTCTTTTGACAATTTGTAAGACCACTCCGCGAGTTTTTGCGCATTCTCCTCTTTATTTTCAAGAAGTAGGCGTATGATACTCCATTGTGGACTGACAGGATGTGCTAATTCAATATCATACCCATACCGCTCCATAAGAAAAGCAGCAGTACGCCATGTGTGTGCCTGAAAGGCGTTGTTTTGGTCGACGTAGATTGGTGTTGTGCCTGCATCGGCTGCTTCTTTCAATTTCAACCAGAACCATCTTGACGAGCTGCGTTTCTTCTTGGCATCAAAATTGTATACTTCTGGTTCAGTCGGGTTTGCAACCGTATAAAAGTAGTCGTCAAATGAGATACACACGCCGCCCAGATCGGCCATCTTACGCCCGTAAGTTGTTTTACCAGTGGACGGCGGGCCTTGAATCAAATAAGCGATCATTTGGCTTCCTCTGCGAGGGGGCATTCAGCACACAGTTTACGACGTAATTTCTTACCGAAGTGTTTTGCTTCAGGCTGACTACAAACAATATTATACAAACTTGTACAGCCCCCGCAGTCCTGTATTTCGACATCTGTCTTTGGTACCGATATACGATGGATGCACGGAATCTTCCATTTATTTTGCACTCTGCTGCTGTGCTTAGGATCATATGTTGGTTTAGGTGCTGTCAACATCTCCAATTGTAGTGTCCGCTCCTCTAAAGCGTCCAGCTCATCTTCCTCAAAGGCATCTAATGGATGAGAGTATTTGTATATCGCTTCACCCCCTCCATGAAGTGGTTTTCGCCAAGTGCGTTTGAATAGATCATCAATACTCACATCGGACGGTAGACTAAGAGTCAAACCTTGCGGCGCTTTGTACACAGTACAGCCCATGCAAGTTTGATGCACAATCTCTTCCCCATAGTTGTTGTACTTGATACATAGAGCCTGGACCTCTGGCGGCTTTCCTTGCCACGGAATTACATTAAGGCGGCGATAAATACACGCCGGCCACCGCGGCCCCCACCGATTGACAGCAATTTGAACCCATCCCGAAGGAATCCATTCAGGCGGGGGTTGTTTTGTACCACTAGAAACAAATTCACCCGTATGTTTGTTAATTGACATACGTGTGACATCTTTGTTGTCTGTCATTTGCCCATCTCTATCAGTTGTTTATACACGGCCGCTTCGGCGCGCGCATCGGCTAGGGCGTCGTGAGGATTCTCATTGATGATTCCAAACTTGCTACACAATGATGTGAGTCCGACATTCGGAAATGGTACGGCGAGGCCGCGCGAATAGGCAAGGTCGTTTCGATAAATAGCGATCGCCATTGTGTCCCGAACAGCCCAATAGAAAAATTGATTAAATGACTCAATTCCTAACCAGTGTTTCAAAAAGCCCGCCTCAAACTGCCAGTTCTGTGCAACCGGAATGATGGTTTTCCGTAGAGGCAACTCTAAATTGGTCCACCACTCTTCTAGATAATCAGACACTTGCCATTTATCAGGGCTATGAAGGCAGATATCATTAAGGTCTAGATTATGAACAGCCGTGGCCTTTGGTTCGGCCCTCTCCGGATGCTCTGGTTTGATTGTAAAGTAGAATGGACTCACGTTGGGCATCGGATCACAATGGGAATTCAATGGCTGGACGCCTATTTGAATAATTTCATGCCAGCCAGGAACACTGCCAGTTGTTTCAACATCGACACCGGCAAGGATATGGCCGTTAAGATGTATAAAACCTGGACGTGCCATTATGTGTAACCATTGCGTCGTTTGTAATCTTCTTCGTCAAATAACTTCGAGAAATCATCCATAGAGTTTGAAAACCCGGCGTAGGTTGGCGGACGGTCATCTCCCTCCTTGTAATTGGTCACATAGTGGCGAAGCATAAACAGATTGCAAAGTACATGATCCAGGTGATGCTCGCCAGACTCTGGATCAATATCTTCGCCACAGAACCACCATTTAAATAGGTGGCGCAGCGTACAGTCGAAACAATATGACCATTTCATCCCTTTAGCCCAGTTCCACTCGGCATATTTAATCTTACCGCCCATGAAAACTCGGCAACATCCAGCCAAGAGATGAAAAGGTACAAGTGATAAAGAAAGCTTGCCAATACTTCGGCGGGCGCCACTCCCCTTCGCTGTGCTAGCTAAATCGCCGTGCATAACATCATCGCGGTCAGTATTAGCGTTCTTTGTGCTAGTGACATTACAGAGTATACGCTCGGCCGTCCTCGGATCGTCGTGCATAGTGTGGTCGCTCTTTTTCATTAAGGTCGCTCCTCTCAACATTCAATTGTAATTTGAATCAGCAAGAATGTCAACTAATCAACATCAGGCTTAGGTTTGAGCCGCCCTTCTCTTAATATGAGTTCAACTCCGTCGCTTTTTGTATTTGGGTCCCAAGCCATGTTTGCAATAAACGTTTCTCCAGCGCCGCCGGCACGGCCCGAGGGATGTTGTCGTGGTAAGAAAATCTTGACTTGTTTGTGGGTCCAATAACTCTTATCTTCCTCAGGCAAGATATCCTGGAAACGAATATAGAATTCCTTATAAGGAATCTTTGCGCCCTTTATTTCAAAAGTACGTTCACTGATAAAGCGAAGTAGCCAATTCATATTTTCAACTTCTAGGTTTTCTTTGTCCCGTGTAGCAATCACAGGAATGCGCAACCGACCCCGTGGCGGCGGAATCTCAAGGTCTAAAAGAGTTCGCATAAAGTGGGATGACTCACCTTCGAGAGCCTTTTTCAACATGGTCTTTGGAATCTCATCATCCAAATCAATTTCAGCCACATACAGCATCGTGATCCTGGTGTCGCCGCGCATAATCAAACAGTGATTTCGTTCATTTGAACATTGGATGAACTTGAGTGTGTTTTGCTGCAAGTATGAATCTGTCCGCATTCGTCGAATTTGAATAAACTCAGCAGTCACCCAATCCTTCATACGATTCAGGGCTCGTTCTCCGCCGCGTCCATTCAAGTTGGTTTCTTCAACCACAGCCAAGACAGCATTGGCCAATTCACCATTATGCTCCCCTGTCGATGTAAGGGCCTTGTCGGCTCGACAAATGCCCCCTGTGATGAGTTTGGCAATTGCTTCGTGTAGGATCGACTTACCGCTGTTTTGTGGTCCATGAAGGAATAGGTAGGGCAGAGGTTCAAACGGCTCACGGAGCATCGAGGCAATCCACAATTGGCCATACTGACGGCCGGTCTTGATACCAAACCGAATAGCCCATATATTCTCAGCCAGTGCCTCGTCGAGATCAGCAAATACATGATCCAAAATCATATCCCAGTATGGATGCTTTGGACACTCATCGTCTGTCAAACTTGCAGGCGTGTATCGATACTGCGGAGACTTATAATTCCACTGACGATTACCTGGGAACTCAGGCATGAAGGGCATATTAACAAGTCGCCACCGCTTCTTTAGCACGGCGCCCATCACTTGCTCAGCTTCACTTTTGGTATAACCATCCGCTTGTAAAATCAACTTGACGTGATTTGCTGGGCCGGTGTCCCAATCTTTCTGAGACACATCCCACATAGCCCAACCAGCCTGTTCGCCGCCCGGTGTTACCATTGCCCGAAACATGTTATCAAATTCCGGATATTCGGCGTTTTTCATCTCACGCGGTTCGCACTCGACCTTGAAAATCTTCTCCCAATATTTCCGAGTCTCTGACCAGCCGAGTCCAGGTTTGCGATCATTAGGGCGCTTTTCGATTCTGATCTTGAGACGACCCGTTTGTTTTACACATTGCAACTCAGTCTCACGACCTTCATCCATCCAGGCGTCAACCTGTGACAGATCGGCACCAAGTGCCTTGGCGGCCTTTGCGGCGTGGCGTAATGTTTCAAATTGATAGCCTGTGGCAACCTCAGCGGCACCCATAGACAGCGCAGCAGATTCGAGGTTGGGTCGACAATTAAAGTAGCACGACGTGTAGCCTTGCCCATCCTGAGACCACGATGAATGTTCGCGGTGACCCTTACCGAAGCGAAACACTTTGAAACCACCATCTGGCATCGGAAATGCAAAGCAATTTGGTTCAGCAGGTTGAGTGCCATCAGAATTGGTCTCAAAGAAGCCCACATACTTGTCAGGGCGTTCTTCTTTAAGTTTAGCAAACCCAGTTGTGTGAGTTTGTAATAGATTGTACTCAGCCACCCATACTGTGGTGCATCCCTCTTCACCTAGTAAATCGATAATATCTTTATGTGTCTCGTCCAGCGGAATAATGTTTCGAGCGCTGGCCATGACATTAAAGTCTTCGTCCTCGGAATCAGGAATCCCACGGACCTTAATCTTGGTTCGTTTGCGGGTCACCACTTCGATGTGATCGCGCCAATTTGATGGGAAGTCACTCAGTCCGAGAGTTGCTGTAGCCTCACGTAACAAACTGAAGCCCTCGTTGGCGGCTGTTGCGTCTCGATGCCACACCCAGATATTACCGCCGCAAGAATCTATAGCGGCGGCGAAATTGAAGCCTGCCTCTTGGCTCATCTTACTCAAAACGCAACGAGCGAGACCCTGATGTACTATGTGGTTCTCAGTTGTAATAGATTCATCTGGATTGAAAAACACATACAAATGTATGCCGCCGCCCCGCGTAGACTTGCGGGTCTGAACCCACGGGATGCTCATAGCGGCGTCGCGCACTTGCTGAAGCTTTTCGTCTGTGATGCCGACGCCCGGTGCGTGGCCGGTGATAGCATCAAAATCGAATGCAACCCAGCGTGAGCATTTGTTTGCCCAGTCCCACCCCGTCATACCTATTGCTTCAGCGTGATGCGTGAGCGAGAACTTCAATGGATAATCTTGCCACTGTGGATCACTCATTGCATTCTTTGGAACACGAATGTGCCAGAATGTTTGACCATTTTTGGTCCACGTGTTGCGACGACCTTCAATTGGCTCTGCGCCGGTCGATGATACATAGACCTGAACCTCCATGTTAGGATTGTACAAGTCCAGAGTGTCTGGATTATTGACGGCCGGTACCTTCTGACCATCTGGCTTAAGTGGGTCGCAGGGTAATCGACCCTCTGAGGCGGCCGATAAGAAATCGGCAATGACAGTTCGTACGGTCTTACTCATATGATCTCCACGGCTCCTGATCATAGTATAACTTACCATGGTTGGCAAGCCAAGGGTCAAACAAGGGTCGGATATTTTGTATCGACCCTCCCTTAAGTTCTGCATGCGGTAAAAGTTATGTCAAATCTTTCCAAAATCCGACAAGCTTACTTTACTGTACTACTTAAATTTGAATACGACTTTTCTTTAGGATCAATCATTATATACTAACAGACCATTGATCGACCCTTTTATTCATAAACCTAGGTACACATTTTCTTTAGGGCGCGCTCCTTCTGTCCTTAATTGACCCTCCAACCCTCCTTCCCCGCGCAAATTTTCGCCAAAAGCGGGTTATTCTGGTTATACTATATTATGACAGTGACATTTGTACCTGTTTTACAAATTGACCCACCTGATCCGATTCTGCGGCAGTTCAGCGAATCCGACGTTTCGTTCCTTGAGCTTGTAGACCAGATCAAGCAGCATAATGGGTGTCTACAAGCACCACCAGCGCGCCCTCGCCCAGGCGGACGATTCCAATTGAATGACGGCTACAGGAGGTATAAGGCTACGCTCAAGGCAGGGCTTGACAAGATGCCGCTGCGAATCGTGGAACTGAATGACTCAGAATATCTGGCCGCCCAAATTGCGTGCAACTCGCAGCATAAAGAAACCAATTGGATCGATTTTGCTCAACACCTTGAGCGGTTGCGTACATTGCATAATGAGGAAATGACACTTGCCGAGATGGCTACCCTCTGTAATAAAGCAACTTCATGGATTAGGAAAGTCCTCAGTTTGAACCACCTTTCCGAGCAAGTCAGAACGGCCGTCCAGCGTAATGAATTGCCAATCGGCAGCGCACATTGGCTGGCGCGCTTACCTCGGAATGAGCAAGGAAAGTATATTGCTGATGCTATGGTTATGCCAGTGTCTCAGTTTGTGAGACATATGAAACGCGCGGTTAATGACTATCGTGAAGCCGTGAAACAGGGTAAATTAGATCGGCTTGGTATTGATGATTTTCGGCCAATGATGCGGGACTTGCGTGTTATAGAGGCTGAATTGGACACACCAACAAATTTACCTGTAATAATTGCAGCGGCTGAAATAGAGAATCCAATTGAAGCAGCAAACTTTGCACTTAGGTGGGCCTTTCGCGTTGATGATATAAGTATTGCTGAGCGTAAGAAAAAGATGTTAAACTATGAACGCCAGCGTATTAACGATGCTGAGCGGCGTCAGCGTGATCGTGACCAAAAGCGAAAATCAGAAGAATCATTGACGTGAGTCTCATCATGAGATACACTAGACAAAAGTTAAGGCCCCGTTTTGAGAATCGAGCTTTGGAGAATTGACCTATGAGTGAATCACTCATCCCTGCTGATGTTTTTGGTGACATTTCTACTCAAGTTGCGACGGATGAAGATTTCGACAATCTTGGAGCGTCTTCGACGTTTCTGCGTCGTATCGAGTTGAAATCTAAGGGCGCTCTCATTGACACCGGCAAGGTTAAGCCCGGTCACTACTGTATTATCAAGTCCAAAGAAGAGGCTGATGACCTCGGCGATTCCATTGATATTTTGCCATTGGCTAGGCGGCCAAAGGCAATTGACATGAATGACGATGAGCAGATAGTGGTTACTTACGACCGCAATAGCGACCTGTTTAAGGACATCGAGAAGAGGTCATGGCAGTCTAATAGTCGATGTCAGTTTGGAGCTAGTTTCTTGGTAGTGGAGCGAAGCACCGGGCAACTGTATGAACTATTTCTTGGGTCGGCATCGAACCGTCGCGAAGTGGGTGCTGTGTCTGACTTCTTACCGCTCAGCGATGTTGATATCAAGCGTCGCGACTTAACCGGTCAGGAGTCGCATGGTCCTCTGTCGTTGACTATGAAGTCTAAGCGAGTTGAAAACAAGAAGAAGGGTTGGTCGTGGTTTGTCATGGTTACAAAACCATGCAGTAACAAGTTTACCAAAAACCAAATACCGTCCGCTGACGTGCTGAAGGCAGAGATCGCGAAGTTCTTGAATCCTGACGACGGAAATAAGCCCGAAGTTGAACCCAGTGGTAAAAAGACACGACCCCGTTAACCCTTTAATAGCCTAATCCTGGCCAGGACTCAGGAGTTTATAAGACGCCCTGCTGCACCAGCAGCAACTACCTTCCGCCTCGCCGTAAAAGGTCGCCTCGCCTGACGGGCAGCAGTTATCAGCCGTCCGCCCGTCCGGGACTCTTTTGCTCGGATCAACCAGCCGACGATCAAGCCCGGCAGGGGACAGAGAGCCCTCCCGGGCTTTTTTATTCTAGGGGTTCAGTAATGAAAGACATTGAATTCAGGGCGGCACTGGTTGAGCGTCAAAAGAACCTCGGCCTATCTTATAAGGATATTCAACAGCGTACGCAGTTGGGTTACAATACACTGCGTCGAGTATTCAATAATCCGACAAACTGCCGCCTCAGCTCAGTTATAAGAGTTGTCACTGCTTTAGGCTGCTCCCTTGATTTCGCAATAGAGCAACAAATTGCCGATGAACTTGAACCCGATGTTTCAATTGAACCACTGACACAGAAAGAAGCAGATGAGTTATAAGTGGCCAGATGGGAACGGGAAAGCGGTCAATTTGACAACACTAACAAATGAGAAGTTACTCGATGACACTCAACGCATGGTTGATGCACACAGACGCTTCCTTGACGAATGTTTGAGGCAACTTGCCAATAGCGATGAATATGATATTTCAATATGTCATGCTCACAGTACGAAGATGACATTTACTGGAAGGGTCAAGGGGCTGATTGAAGAGTGTCAAAGCCGTGGACTGCCAATCAACATCAACAGATAATCAAAGCGTGTAACCTGTTACAAGACGGTTTGACTGAATTTACTTGTCAAGGAAACAACATGGGAATGCTAGCAGACCTAAAGAACTTGAGTGCAGTTAATCCTACGCTCAATGCAAGTGCATCAAAGAGAGTTTTGAAAAGATACATCGAATACCTTGAAGAAATTGCCGGTGATCCTGAATATGCGGACGCAGATGTATCTGCACGAGTCGAAACACATCTTGTAGCACAGCATGTCCCGACTGTTTCAGGCGGCACCTACGATTTGATATTTGATTTGTTTAGTGGTGAAACTTTTACTGTAGCAGCTCTTGCCTATAATGCAGTCGCTGCCACGATCAAAACAGCTATCAACTCTGCCGCCACTACTGCCAGCATTATTGGCTGGACAGATGACGATATTTCAGTAGTCGGCGCCGATTTGAACACCGACGACTTGCAGTTTATTTTTGCAACTGGTCCTGTCGCAAATAAAAGGCAGCCCCTACTTCAAATCGACGGTACAAGCCTGACAGGCGGTGGTTTAGCCGGCGCTGTAAGCATAACTACGTTCGGACAACCAAACCGATCAGCATCCGCAGTGGCGAAACTGATTAACTTAATTAGTGCTGCGCAACCACTTGACTTATTGCCAATATCTAATGATTACGCCGCTGTTAGACCTGGCGATTTGCATTTGAACCCAAATAAGTTGGTCTTGAGGATGTTGGCAACTGAAATGGGTATTGAGACTGATGACTTTGGCATAAGCGGTAGCGGCGCGGCTGTCCGTAATAAGCATCTGAAATTTATGCGTGATCAAGGCTTCACTGTCTAGCAATTACTAGCGATTGGCCGTTATCTGGTGCATCGGATAACGGTTAAGTGTTGACGAGGTTGGCGCCGGTCTCCGGCAGGACGGCGCATGGTTGGGATTATAGAAAAGGGACTCTGCTGGGTCGTGTAGTCAACACACCAATCGCCATATAAGCTAGCGTAGCTCAATTGGCAGAGCGGCTGATTTGTAATCAGCAGGTTGTGGGTTCAAGTCCCTCCGCTAGCTTCAGCCCTACTGGACTAATGGCTATGTCGTCGGGCTTTCATCCCGGAGAAAGCGGATCGAAACTGCTGTAGGGTACTTCAAGATGTCCAAGACAAAGCAGAAGCTCGATTGGATGAGGGCACAGAAAGATGAAACACCTTGTGCAAAACGACGCACTTGGAGGTCACGCTGTGGTCTTTATAAGATAGTCGAAAGTGTTGGAAAACTCCCAGGGATGGGGACTAGATACTATGCAGTTAATATAGCTGGCGGCGAGTCAATCATCAGTCGGCATAGTAAGCGTGGTCCAGCCGAAAGGGCGTGCCAGAAACATGAGTCGGAATGATTGGGAAGCTCTCCGCGATAAAGGACCTCAGATTGAGGAACGAGAACGTCCGCGGAGGAAGAAATCTAAGAAAAAGCTATTTGCCATTGAGTTCCGTTACTGTGGTCGACAAACGTGGGTTTGCGTTGATTGGTGCGTGTATCGGCGCTACAATACTGAGAGACAGCGTGACGAGGCATTATGTAACTTGAATCGTAAACGCAGTAATTGGTATGAGTACAGAAAACAAGAGCCTATTTGATGTGCGGCGGTCTAATGGTAAGACGGGCGGCTGTTAACCGCTACGATGAAGGTTCAAATCCTTCCTGCACAGCTTTGCATAGGGCAACAACATGGGAATGATAGCAGACTTGAAGAACTTGGATTCAGTTAATCCGACTCTCAATGCAAATGCAACAAAGCGCGTTTTGAAGAGATACATCGAGCATCTTGAATCAGTGCATGGTGACCCTGAATATATTGATGAGGATGTATCTGAAAGAATCGAAGTACACCGCCTACCACAATTTACAGAGGGTCTACCTAGTGGTGAATTTACTTTGATAATAGATTTAGCTAATGGTGAAACTATTTCTATTCCGACATTATTTACTTCGACATCAGCTAGTCTATTTCAAACAAGTATTAACGCCGTCGCCACCGCTGTTGAAATTACTGGCTGGACAAACGATGACATTATAGTGTCTGGAAGCACTTTGAATGTCGAAGACACGGACTTTTCTTTTGCAACTGGCCCCTTCGCAAATAAAAGACAGCCACTGATTAGAGTTGATGACACGGGCCTAAGTGAGCCGTTCGGCCCAATAAGTGTCATCAACTATGGACAGCCAAACCGACCAGCAGTCGCTGTGGCGAAACTGATCGGCTTAATCGGCGCCGCACAACCGATTGACTTATTGCCAATCTCTAATGATTACATAGGTGAACCAGGCGATTTGCGTTTGAATCCAAATGAGTTGGTCTTGAAGATGTTGGCAACTGAAATTGGCATTGAGACTGATGAACTTGGCGTAAGCGACAATGGCGCTGGTGTCCGTAACGAGCATCTGGAACTTATGCGTAAGCAAGGCTTCGCTATCTAGCGATTGGCCGTTAACCGCTACGATGAAGGTTCAAATCCTTCCTGCACAGGCTTATACAAGGAAACAACCACATGGGAATGATTTCAGACTTAAAGAACTTGAGTTCAGTTGATCCTACTCTCGACGCAGTTGCAACAAAGCGAGTTTTGAAAAGATACATCGAAAACCTTGAAGCAAGGGTTGGTGACCCTGCATACATCAATGAGGTGGCTGCAAATAACGAAGTGAATGCTATAGCACAGCATATCCCGACTGTTTCGGCCGGTACCTATGATTTGACATTTGAAACGTTCATCGGCGAAACTTTTTCTGTAACAGGGATTGCATTTAATGCAACGCCCGCTACTGTTAAAACAGGTATCAACTCAGCGGCCAATGGTGTGGTTACTGGCTGGGTGGACAATGACATATCTGTAGGCGGTGCCGCCTTGAGCGCTGGCGAGATGCTTTTTACTTTTATGGGCAGTGTAGGAAGTCAGAGACTCGCGCTGACTATAATCGACGGCTCCAATCTAACAGGTGGTGGCTCTGCTGGCCTCGTAACTGTGCCAAATTTCGGTCGGCCAAACCGTCCAGCAGCCGCCGTGGCGAAACTTATTGGCTTGATCAATTTCGCACACCCAATTGGCACGTTGCCTTTGGACACTGAGTATGCAGATGCCAAGCCTGGTGATTTGTATTTGAATCCAGATGAGTTGGTCTTGAAGATGTTGGCAACTGAAATTGGCATTGAGACTGGTAAATTCAGTGTTGGCGGAGAGGCTATTCGTAACGAGCATCTTAGACTCATGCGTAAGCAAGGTTTTGCCGTTTAGCGCCATGTGCGTGCGTTTCTGGAAGTCAAAACGTCCAGACACAGTCCTCAGGATAGCATCTCAAGACTGCCGTACGGGACCAAAGAAAAAGTCACAATATGTCCGAGCCGAAAATCATCACGTATGTAAACCTTTTCCACAAGCATCAAGACACCGAGGCTAAGGAAATTCAAGATTTCGTCAAACAGCATGAGTAAGATAAGGTGTTTGTAAAGCGGTCAAGAGTGCTAAATATGCTTTACTCAAAGAATCATGGTATCCAGACAGATGGTAAGCAATGAGAATTATTTCCGATTTCCATGACTACTATGATTGTATCCAACGTTTGGGCCAGGATCAAACCTTAGTGTACTTGCGAAAGCAAGCGACAGTTGACGGCCATCCATTCCCCGTCTGCCAAGGCGATCATGGAAGTTGGAAACACCCTTTGACAAAATCTCGCATCATTGGGTTTTGCGGAACAATCATACCGATGCTGGAATTGTATTCTGACAGTAATGTTAAGCCGCGCCGCTGCTGGTCAATTGAAGATGTTGATCAGTCCATGAAAGACAATTTGAATAAGTCTCAGCTACGGGCCTACAATACAACCAGATGGACGCGTGGCTTCAACTATACTTGCCGCCGCGCCTTCTTTGAAGAATTCTTTGTTGTATGCAACCAGCGGCGAAACAACTACGAGCATTTGTTCCGCCTGCATCGCACCCCTGTGTTTGTCACAAGTCCCAAGAAGCTAGTAGTTAATGCGTCCTTAAAGAGCGTAGAGTTCTTTACACAAATGGACACATATCGTACATTTCAAGAAATTGCCATGTACATGGGCGGCGTCTTGGGAAGTCACGGCGATCACAAGACCAAATACAAAGGCGAATTGATAAGTTCAGAGGTTTCAGACCGTGATTTAATCATAGCGAAAGGTTTCGATCGACATTCGTTTCGGAGTAGTAAATAGCCGCGTGTTGCTTATACGTTCCGCGGCAATTTTTATGGTTGACTCAGTTAACACACTAGGGTAGGATAAAAGGGTTATGATGCGCTCAACTTTTATCGCCCGACCTGCCGTGGACTTCGATGTATTGTTACAAGCTTGTGATGAAGTGTTGGATCACAAAGTTACTCACGGCGTCGATAATACGGCAAAGAACCTCAGTAATGCTGAACGTTTTCTATCAATTCTAGCTGCGACACAGGATGTAGAAGCTCCAGCTAGTTTGCCACCCGCATTACTTGCGCACGTTTCATTCTCGGTATTGACTGTCGTGGATGAAATTGATATATTGGACATTCTGGAATCGTGTTCCGGGATGTCTTTTACGCGCGCGGAGACAAAGATACGACAGGTATTGTTAGTAATTCTTTCGGGGACGATCCAGCAATGGCGCGACGCTATTGTTACAGGAACAAATCATAGCCAGCTAACTATACGAGCCGGTTTCAATCAGATGCACGACTTGTTTGTCCAAGAAGGACTGTCTGCTGTCTGGAATGACTATGAGCAGAAATCACAGGCTGACGGTACCTATTTGCTGCTGGAGTACAAACACCATTGAACATCTACATCGATAATTCACCGATACATGGTAAGGGTGTATTTGCATATTCATGTATCAAGAAAGATGAATGGCAGTGTATTTATGGCTGGATTTATAAATACAAGCCTGTCTGGGGACGCGCCAAAGAAAGCGCTACGCAGGCACTGAAAGACTTTGAGCAAGCCTGGACATATGGATTCGAGTGGGACAACGATAGCGGATTTGTTCCTTTCGCCCCATGGTGTTACTTGAATCACAGTAACGACCCGAATTGTGAGGTTGTAGAACCAGAAGAGGCCAAGGGCAACTCAATTTTGATTGTGACTGCATTACGTTCCATTCCTAAGAATAGAGAATTAACGATTGATTATGGGTATGACCCAAAAGAAGATTCTTGAAACTGTTCTCTACACAGAGACAAAGGGCGGACTGCGGATTAGAAACCCGGTCACGTTAGTTGTAAGCCCGACAGAGATTGAATTCAAGAAATCACCCTTTCATCTCAAAAATGAAATCAAAGCGATGACGGGCGCCAAGTGGCATGGCTACGATCGTGAGCAGCCACGAAAGGTCTGGACGGTTGATAACTGCCAGCGCAACTGGTTTCAGTTGAAATATCTGATGGGCGCCGACCCCTACGAATGGTTCGATCGGGAATTGATTCAACGTGAATATTCTGATCATTTGCCACTGATGGACCATCAAAAGTTAATGGCTGACACAGGTTTGACTTATCATTATCAAATCTGGGGTGCCGAAATGGGCGTTGGGAAAGCCGCACAATTAACCACGCCGGTTCTTACGCCCTCTGGTTGGACAACTATGGGTGCTTTGAAAGTTGGATCACGTCTTGTTGATCCAGAAGGTGGTGAGTGCAAAGTTTTGAGTTTGCATCCACAGGGGCGCAGAGAAATATTCAAAGTTACTTTTACGGATAGGTCATCTACAGAATGTGATGGAGAACATCTTTGGCGAGTAATTACACCACTGCGTAAATGGCGGGGACAAGGTTATAAAGTCTTCAAGTTACAAGAGCTTGTAGCAAAGGGTCTTCAGCATAGGAATGGCAACAATAAATGGTTCATACCAATGGTGGAACCGGTTGATTTTGATAAGCAAGCCTTAGAATGTCATCCATATGTTATGGGGTATATTCTGGGCAATGGGCATTTGCCCGCATATAGTGTGGCTGTACCTGATCAGGAGACAATAGACCGTTTGAATTTCTTTATGGACACACCCCTGGTTCCTACATCTCAAACAAAGAAAGGTGAAAACATTGCTTATATAATTCGATGCCCTCGGACTCGTGCTGCTATTGATTCATACGGTCTAAAAGAATGTAGAGCCGCTACTAAATTTGTCCCTAATGAATTTCTCTTCAATACAGTTGATAATCGTTTATGTTTGATGCAGGGGTTATTAGATTCAGATGGTACGCCATTAAATACTTGTGGGATTGAATTTTCTTCAGCATCAGACAAACTCGCCTCAGCAATGGTGTTTCTCATCCAATCATTTGGTGGTACATGTTCGCGGGGTCTTAAAGAGAAACCAATTTATACTTATAAAGGTGAGTCAAGAATAGGTCAACCAAGCCATAGAATAAATGGATCATTTTGGAGCCGTACAAAACCCTTCCTCTTGTCTCGAAAAGCTAATCTTTACACGACACCAACAAAGTATCAACCGACCCGAGCCATTGTATCAGTTGAATCTATTGGCTTTGAGGAATGTATTTGTATAAGAGTAAATTCTGATTCTCATTGTTATGTGACAGATGAGTTTATTGTCACGCATAATACTATGGCAGCACAAGCCGTCATGGAACGTTCTGGTTGTGACCAATGGTTCTGGGTTGGCCCGCTGAAATCGCTTGAAAATATTGAACGAGAGTGGGAAAAGTGGAAACTTCCGCTCTCATGGATCAAGCCCAAAGATGGGAATACGCTCGTCGAGACTGTCCATGCAAATGAACACAATATTTATTTAACCACGTATGAACGCCTGGTCAAATTCATGGAGATGCGATTGGATTCTGATCCTGTACCAGCCGGTGTGATCTTTGATGAATCGTCAAAGCTGAAGTCTCCGACTGCAAAGCGATCCAAAGCCGCGCAAGATTTGGCAGACTTGATTCGGATTACGTATGGTACTGATAATGGCTACGTGATTCTGATGTCCGGTACCCCAAGTCCAAAATCTCCCTTGGATTGGTGGAAACAGTGTGAAATTGCATGGCCGGGCTATCTGAAAGAGGGTTCAAAGGATCAATTAGAAACCCGTTTAGGTTTTATGGTTCGGCAAGAACTTCCCGACAACGTTATCAATGTACGCATTGGCTGGAAAGACAATCCGGACAAGTGCATGAAATGTGCTAAGTTGAAAGATGAAGGCGCACATGCGTGGGACATCGACGACCCTGACAAAGCCGTGCATGACTTTGAAAGGTCTAGTGATGAAGTGTCCTACATGTACGAACGTCTCGCGGGTTTAGTTACAGTTATCCACAAGCGGGATGTTCTTGATTTGCCTGACAAAGTATACGAGATTGACATATGTGAACCCTCACCTTCGATGCTTAGGGTTGCAAAAACAATTGCTAAGGGCGCTCCGAATGTAATGACAGGCATCACATGGCTCCGTGAGCTTAGTGACGGATTCATATACAAAGATATACATGATGGCCTTAGAAATTGTCCAACCTGCGCAGGTTCAGAGCGGCCGGGAGAAGTTAAAGCATGGTTTGATCCTGCTGCGCCCAGTGACCCAATTCAAGCCATTGACATGCTTGACCAAGAGTACGTTGATATTCTGGAAGAGAAATACATAGCGTGTCCGAGATGTAAAGGGACTCGTCAAACCACCAAGTACAAGCGGATCGCACGTGAAGCCCCGTGCCCGAAGGAGGCCAAACTAAAGGCACGGTTGGCACAGTGTGAAGAAACAGGCAGGATTGTAATTTTCTCTGGCTTCCAAGGAAGCAATGATCGTATTCGACAAATCTGTAAAAAGGAAGGTTGGGCCGTGGTTCAGTGCGACGGCCGTGGTTGGCAAGTATTTGATAATACTGGAAAATCAATTAGGACTGACAAACCTCTACACTATTGGGCAGATTTAGAGCATCATCAACAGGTGGCGTTTGTGGCTCATCCACAATCAGGCGGATTGAGTCTTAATCTGACTGAAGCACGCATGGCAGTGTTTTGGAGTAATGACTTCAATCCAGAGTCGAGATCACAGGCTGAAGACAGAATTCATCGTAAGGGAATGGACGAGAACAAAGGTTGTAAAATCGTCGATATTTATCATCTCCCAAGCGACGAGAACGTTCATAAAGTGCTTCGACAAAATCGGAAACTTGAACTACTGACGCTGGGCGTGTTATCCGGACTAAATGACTAAAGGGCGCATATGATATTAAGTGACAAGCGTGTTGCGACTCTTAAGAAACGCATCGTGAAAGGTGACAAATCACTTTCTCAACTCGCGATAGAATTTGGCGTGAGTCGTGGATATGTTTCTGATATTGCAAATGGTAGAACAAGAACTGATGTACCCTGGCCTAAAGGTTACCACCGGATAAATATGGAGGGCGGAACGAGGAAGAGAGTCAAGCATGACGCAACAAACAAACACATCTTGGAGCTGGAAGCTGAGGTCGCTCATCTTGTTGATGAAAAAAATCACTATAAACGAGTGGCCAAAGCTGCCGTTAAAAAAGGCGGTCTTTGGAAAGCTGCATGTGAAGTCATTGATGAGAAAATACAACCATTCAAGAAACTGCCCCCCGCACGAAAACCTGGCAAAAAACAAACGATCAACGAAGACCTCGTATTGCACCTGAGTGACGGCCATCACGATCAGATTGTCACATTAGAAGAGACTGGCGAACTTGAACAATATGACTTTCGCATCTCTTGTGCTCGTGCAGAGAAATTGATTGACACAGTAATTGAACATTCACAGGAACATCTGACTAACTATAAATTCGAGAATCTATGGATTCTTGCCAACGGTGACCACACCAGTGGCGAAATTCATGGCCACGAGAAACGGAGTTACTTTAGAAATCAGATGAAGAATACTTTGGCTATCGGCCAACTTCATGCTTTGATGATTCGAGACTTGGCTCCGTATTTTGAGAATGTGTATTGTGTGTATGTCCCTGGAAATCACGGACGACGTACGGTTAAGAAAGATCATTATGGTGCCCATGAGAATTGGGATTACATGGTTGCGAAAACCACAGAGCTGTGGCTTCGCGACGTTGATAATGTTAAGTTTACAATCCCAAATGCATTTTCAATCAATGTGAATATCCGTGGGCACGGTTTTCATATGTGTCATGGCGACGATGTTCGTGGTAGCCTCGGTATCCCGTTCTATGGTCTGATTCGTAAGCAAAAGAACTTGATGGCGCTGAATAACATTACTGGCGGCACACGGATTCGTTACTTTTGTATGGGGCACCATCATGTGCAAGGAAGCATGTCTGACTTGGATGGTGAGCTGCTGCTCAACGGTGCTTGGCTTGGTAATGATCCATTCAGTTACAATTCATTCTCTGGTTATCGTGCTCCCTGTCAACTGATACATGGCGTACATGATCGAAACGGCGTCACATGGCGATTGCCAATTGATTTGAAACATGAGGAAGAGCGGAACGGCCCAAAACGATATCACGTGGAGTTATGATGAGTGATGTACACACTTTACTTCGGCGAACGCCGCGCGCATTTTCTTGCGATGCCTCGGACAGCATCCAAAGCTTGCCAGAATGCAATGCAGCGGCTTGGCGCAGTAATTCACGTTAGCCACCATGATATTTCAACCTTCAGGACAGTAGTCCAGGAGGGCGACCTAATTATGTCATCGGTGAGAAATCCCTTTGATTGGTTTGTTTCCTTCTGGTATCTTAATCACTGTCCTGAAACGTTCGATCGCTACGTACCGAAGCTCTGTCGTAAATCGGAATGGATTCGCCGAAACCCTGATCGTACTCGTTACGAACTGTTTTGGAAGTACGCCCCATTGTCCACCGTTATCCTTCGGTACGAGCGCATCGAACAAGATTTCACCGACGCACTGGTGAACAATGGATTTCCGAAACCTCAACTTGAGCAAGTAGGACCAAAGAAACCCCGCCCATACCAAACTTACTATAGGCCCGGGCTTATTCAATTGATTCAGGAAAAGTTCAACGATGAATTGGTGAAACACGGGTACGAATTCTAATGAGTGTAGTTAATCACAAACATCATTATATATTTTGTCATGAGCCTCACACTGGCGGTCGAGCAATTGAAGCGGCTCTCATGAGTCAACATGAAGGGAGTCAAAACTTTAATGGCGATCATCATATTAGTGTGACCCAAATGCTCGACGGCGGATGTGTCACCGCCAAACAGTTCGATACATATTGGAAATTCCGCGTCGTCCGCAACCCTTATGATTGGCTTGTAACCTGTTGGCTACGAAATTCTAAGCACACAACATTCAAAACATGGGTCTTCAATAAGGGTTTGAAGCACAAGAAAAGAGAAACATTATTTTGGCGATACCATGAACGGACCAATTTCAACTTGGCATTCGAGAACTTAGAACAAAATTTGAATCATAGATTCTTGATAAACAACATACCGTTCGTCGCACTTGATAAGGTGGGTGTTACTGAGAATAAGCCAGACTGGCGCACGCTGTTGACAGTAGCGCAAGCAAAACAACTTGAAGTGCTTTATCCAGATATACATAAATATGGATACAGCATCTTCACGTGACAAGTTAGAGCGGGCCGGGTAACCGCGAAGCCGCCGGTGGTTGTTGGGGAAGTTGCGGCATCCTCCCTATACTGACCTACTGACAGGCCCGCTAATATATGATGCCACCAAGGATAACGCTATGTATGAAGTTGCTGGTGAAATCATTTGGGTGCCGTTATTAGACATTTATGTTGATCCTGAATTCAATTGTCGGGGTCAGTTTGCACCTCAGGAGGTATATGAACTTGGGCAGAGTATAACGGCCGAAGGGCAGAGAATGCCGCTCCTCATTCAGCCTATCGAAGATGTGCCGAATGATGAGCGTCCTGACCCATGTGCTTGGTCCTTCCGTTTGATTGCTGGCAATCGTCGGTACACAGCAATTGATAATTGGACAGCAGAGGACCGTGCCAAGTGTATTGTTGAGAAAGGACTGTCGCCGCAACAATCTCGCGCGTTAAACTTCACGGAGAATCTACAACGCAAAGACTTAAATATGGTTGAAGAAGCGCTAGCTCTTGAGCGCACGTGGCCAGTAGAGGATATTAAAGACATCGCACGGATGATTGGTAAGCCTAAGCGATGGGTGAAATCCCGCTTCGATTTACTTGCTCTTCCCGGGTACATCCAGAAATCTGTAGCACAGAATAAAGGTGGCTTGAGCCAGTATGATGTAGAGAGATTGGCAGGGCTTCCTCCAAATCAGATTGAATCTGTTTTCCAGGTGATTATTGCCACCAAGGGAACCAGTCAAAAGCCCTGCGGCGTTCGCGGGTACCGTTGGGGTAATAGACCTCGTGGTAAAGATGAGATCAAGAAGACGATCGGAATCATCTACAAGTCATATGAATGGGCGTGTTTAAGTGTTGAAGATAGGAAAATTATCACTTCCACACTTGCCTGGGTCATGAAAGAAATCGAATCTCCTGAATTCTTGGAAAATAGACTAGGCTATCCGAGCAGGTGTGTCTTAGTTGATAAATTGGACAAAATCATCGGCTTCAAAGACAGCGACGGAAGCGAGATAAAATTCTGATCCGCCATACTGTAGTTTTATTGAATACTCCGCCTTTGTGCGGAGTTTTTTATGCTTGACAAGAAAGTCTGATTCTGCTAAAATAAAAGAATGTTTGATACTGATCAAATACAATCAGAGGCTCCCGTCTTTACGCGCGAGTCCTTCAATCGCGCGAAAGTGATCGACCAGATTAAGGTCGGTTTGAATCTGTATGAGATTCGTCGACAAGTGGATGCTGGTAAAGCAGTTTTCATCGACTCTGAGACCTGTGGTTTACACAGCATCATGGTGCTATGGCAATTTGCTATTGATGATGGCCCAATTTACTTGTACCACATCTGGAAAGAGCCTGTCTGGAAGACGCTCGAACTCTTTGAAATGTTGATGGAACTCGATTACATCGGGTTCAATCTTTCCTTTGATCATTTTCATGTGGCGAAGATTTACACAATCTGGAAGTTGCTTCCATCGGATTGGATTCCCGAGGAGCATATCGAAGAGATTGCAGTTAAATATGAATACGCTGGCCAAGATGGACCATGCATTAAACCGAAGCGGGCGTGTGATCTCATGCTGTGGTCGCGCAAGGGCAAATTTCAGACCGCCATGTCCCGAAGTGACATCCGTATTCGTCGTGTGCCCACTGTTTTGGCATATGCGCTAGCCCGTGAATTGGAGCAGCGTATTGAATTCCCCGGCATTTGTTTTGCGAAGTCGAAAGACCCGTATGGTCCACGGTGGAAAGTATTTGATCGAATAGATAACGATGGCAATATGGACGCTTATTTCAAGGATGTTTGTTTGCGATTCAATCCAGCCGGCGGTTTGAAATACTTAGCCGAATATGCATTGGGTTGGCAGCCAAAGTATCATTTTAAAGATGTTGAAGTAGATCGGAGAAAATCCCCACCCGACAAGCGGCTAGGTTTTATTCCTACGGCCCTTGGTATGGCACCTAGCGGAGCTGATGATTCTTGGACAATCTACGATAAGAAGAAAAAGGCCCGCGGCAATGCGTGGCCATATTGGTTGGAACATCACATCGACCATTGGTATACAAATGAAAATGCGCAAGAGTACGCTTACGATGATATTGTGTACACTCGTGCGCTGTGTCGTTACTTTGACAATCCGGAACCCGGCGATGATGACAGCGAACTAGCTTGCATGGTTGGTGCAGTGCGCTGGCATGGTTTTGAGATCAATGAAACTGGTATACAAAAATTGTATGCTGATGCATGGCACAAATTACAGGCGTCTCCAATCAACATCAACAGACCTTCTGAAGTTCGTGCGTATATAACTGAGTGCATGGACGAAATGGAAGCATTGGTATTGGAACAATCCACCAAGAAGGCTGTATTGCAGGATATCTCAAAAGATTGTTTTACGGAAGAAGAACACAATACGGAATGTACTCGGTGCAGTGGAACAGGCAATGCGCACGATACAAAGTGCCTCCGCTGTGACGGAAAAGGCCGCATTGACGCTTCTGGAAAGACTGAATTCGATGAGTCTGGTGGTATCAAAGTCGGAAATCACCCCGCCGCTCAACGAGCACGACAAATCTTAGATATCAAAACAGCCGCCAAAGAGGTCGAACTCTACCAAAAACTTCTCTATGCCAAGAAGTTTCATCCTGATTTCAATGTTATAGGAACACTCTCGACACGAATGTCTGGCGGATCGGGACTTAATGCACAGGGGATTAAGCACGATAAATCTGTCCGAGCGATGTTCCCTTTGAAATGGGACGGAATGGTCTTGAGCGGGGGCGACTTTGACTCATTCGAGGTTGTGCTAGCTGCTGCTGTATACAAAGACAAAGACCTATTTAATGCGCTCACCAACAAAGTAGATTGCAAGGATTGTTTACACGGTAAAGAATGCGAAAAATGCGGCGGCACTGGTGGGGTCGGCAAATTCAACTGCATGTATTGTCAGACTAGCGCGGATGGCAATCCAAACGGCCTCCGAGAATGTCGCCTCTGCGGTGGCAAAGGCTGGTTTAGAAAGAAGATTCACGCGCTGTTTGGCATGGCTATGTTTCCGCCAGCCACTTACGATCAAGTGATTGAGTCAGACGGTACAAGCCACGACATGTACACCTCCGGTAAGACTGGTGTATTTGCACTGATATACGGTGGCGACTGGACCACTCTGAGACGAAAACAAGGTCTCGATGAAGAAACAGCTAAGGCTGCCGAGCAAAACTTCTTCGATATGTTTCCCGGCATACCCAAGGCGCGCAAAAGAATCATTGACATGTTTCAATCCATGCGGCAAATCAATGGAAAACAAATCATCTGGAATGATCCAGAAGACGAAGTGACATCTTTTTTAGGGTTTAAACGATCCTTTGCACTTGAAAACATGGTGTGTAAGGCTTTGTATGACTTGGCACACAACGTACCTAAAGCCTGGCAAGGAAATAATCTGAAAGTCAAAGTCATGCGGTCGATGCACAAGGGTGTGCAGACAGCGGGCGGTGCTGTCTCATCCGCTTTGTTTGGAGCAGCATTTGGATTACAGGGCGCCAATGTTCGCGCAGCAGCAAACCACGAAATTCAATCACCCGGCGGCCAAATTACAAAGGCAGTTCAGCGTAAAATTTGGGACTTGCAGCCCTCGGGCGTCAACAAATTATTGGTGGCCCCATTTAATATCCATGATGAAATCATGGTAGTAAATACACCAGAGATGACCGAGCGTATTAGTAAGGCTGTTGAGAACGAGGTTGTCAGTTACAGAGATCAAGTACCACTCATCGGTATGACGTGGAATCTCGAACAAGAGAATTGGGCCGAGAAGAAGAGTGGCAGCCGAACTCTGAAGATTCAACCGCCAGAGATGGCCGGATGATGGCCAAGAGATATAGCCGCAATTCAGAAGAAACTAGAATTCGAGACAGGGAGATTCGACCTCTTCTTGAGGGCCTAGGTTGGTTAGTTGAGGTTACGCACGGCAACAAGTACATGAAAGGGTTCCCTGATTTGTACTTGGGGCATTCACAGTATGGCCAACGTTGGGTTGATGTTAAAGTCGAAGGCAAGTATGAATACACGGCTGCACAACGTGATAAGTGGCCCAGGTGGCATCGACACAATATTGGTATCTGGATTATGACTGCGGGAACACACGAGCAAGTTAAACGATTGTTTCGACAACCAAACTGGTTTGATTATTGGAAGCCTAAGTATGGGGACCCATTTAATCAACCAAGCCTGGATGAATTACTTGACTCCATTGATAGGTATTGACCAAATGAGTGAACAAACAGAAGAATACCTGCGGAATGCGTATTGTATAGCGGCACAGAGCAGAGATAAGTCAAACCAAAATGGCTCTGTTTTGGTGTCTTCAAATAATGAAATTATCGCCACGGGAAACAACAACTTTCCGACTGGCGTGGAATTCACTGAAGAAAGATCAACAGTTAGACCTGATAAATATCGCTACTTTGAACATGCTGAACGTGCTGCTATTTATCAAGCGGCCCGGGCTGGCAGTAAAGTTTATGCATCTACAATGTATGTACCATGGGCAGCCTGCTGTGATTGTGCAAGAGCAATTATTAACTCTGGTGTCTTGGTTGTCGTTATGCACCGCGAGAGGATGCAAATGACGCCAGAGCGTTGGCAGTCTTCAGTAAACGAAGCTTTGGAAATGTTAGTTGAAGCCGGTGTTCAATTGAGTTATCATGGAGGAGTGGTCGAAGGTGCGCCTGATGTACTTGTCAACGGAGAACTTTGGAACCCTGCCAACCCACCTATCACTGATGGGTCTGGCAATTTCTTTACTGACCTGGGAGTGATGTAGCTCGTGAAACCTCTAAAGAACCCAAACGCATGGTCGTGTTTACCTACGGCCTTCGCAATTGCACTCGAAGTGAGTCTCGAAGCTGTACTCGGCGTCGTGGGCCACGACGGAAGCGAAATCACTCACGCTGGGTTGCCTGAGCCATTGTGTCGGCGTGGCTTCCATCCACAAGAGATGATTAAAATGTGCCTTCAAGATGAAATGTCTGTTACTCCGGTCGAATTATATCCGCAAGCTGTTAGCAAGGCTTCTATTACAAATCCCAAGGTGTTTGACACAGGGAATTGGCGTTGGTTTAGTGAAAATTTGTTCAGGAGCAAGGGTGTAATTGAATGCCGAACTGCCGCTGGTCTTGGGCATGCGATGGCTTACGAAGGACGAGGAGATTTCGCTATAATATACGACCCCGCCACGGAAGACATATTCCCGCTTCTCGAACTTTCCGACGCTGAGTATCGAGATCGCTTTCTTGTCATGCTGTGGAGAATAGCATGAGACAGCACCCATTAATCAAACCTGGTCAGCGAGGCGCAACAGCGGCCAGCAATCAAGAGAATATGGAAAAGATTCGGAGGGTGCCAGCTTCAGACCGGGGGGCGGTAATCGACGCGATGATTGAAGCAAATGTTCCTCTTGTAATGGCTAAAGTCGATACTTATATTAAACTACATAGCGGTGTTGGATTCTTATTCGATGATCTTGTTAGCGAGGGGCTGGTAGCATTAACAGCAGCAGTCCATAAATTAGCTGACATGGATACGCCGGAATCCGGCGGCAATTGTACTGGGTTCATTGGGAATCGAATTGTGTGGGCCATATGTAAACTCGTCGAGAATAACAAGAAGCAGCAAATTCCTGAAAACTACGTCCCGCCGGGCTTGGATGTTGCAAATCCTACAGAATTAGTCGATTCTAAGGATTTGATTTACGCTGCTTGCCAAAGTCCAGAAGATCGTATTATAATAGATATGCGTGAAAATGGCAGCACAGATCAAGAGATTGCAGATAGGCTTGACATCCCGCGACGAGCTATCAATTTTATGCGTCATGAATTGTTGCAACGGTACAATGAACTCAAACAAAGATTAGACACATGATCAAACGAATCATACTAGATGTCGATGATGTGCTCAGCAGTCTCACACTGCATGTTTTACAACACTACGGATGTGATGTCGGGCCGTTCGATTATGATAAGTTTCCAACAGACGCAGGCTATAACATTATAGCTGCGTGCGAGATGTTAGGTGGCAAAGTTCCGTATACCAAAGATAATACGCGTGGGTATGTCCCAAATATTCCTGCATTTTGGCAAGGTGTGACAGACGCAAACCTATGGCGGACAGCTCCTAAAACCTCTCAATGTAATTGGCTATTGGAACGCGCGGCTGAACTCGTTGGTCCTAAAGAGGTGTACCTTGCGACCACACCGACAAAAGACCCGCAGTCTCATGCTGATAAACTACATTGGATTTGGGATAACCTACCTGATTGGATTCACCGACAATATTTCATCACGCCTCGTAAATGGCTTCTTGGGAAGCCGGGAGTTATGTTAGTCGACGACCATCTAGAAAACTGTGAGAATTTTGTCGCGGAAGGCGGTGAATCTCTACTTGTACCGCGCCCGTGGAACCCGTTGTACAACGACGATACGGACATAGCAATCTGTGATCGCTTTGACGAACTAGCTTGGAGGTGTCAGAATGTCTAAGAAAATCTTTGTACTGTGCATAAGTGTATGTCTTACAGTAGCATGCTTGAGCCTTCTCCTCATGTGGTCGGCCGAAGGTACCTTTGTGGGGCTGGTAAATGAGTCTCGAATCAGTACGGCGCGGATCGGTGCGCTAACAGAGCATGAAGCACAACATATGCATGAGCTTGAAGAAACAATGCAAAGTTTCATTGAGCAATATGTACATGAGCTTGAAGAGTGGCTTGACGAGGAGCGGCAACATGTGTATGAGCTTGAAGAGGAGATGGAAAGTTTAATTAAGGGATATGCACAGTTAAGTCAGGGTTATAATGACATGGCTTTACACCTTCAGATGCAAAACATAATTATCACAGGGCAGGGTTTATACCTTGTGCAGTTGATTGAAGTGCTGGAAGCCAACAATATCAATGTACCTGAGCCTGATATGAAAGACAGGAGTCCTACGCCGGCTGACCCGTAATGTGACAAGGTTAGGTGCCCAATCAATTTGTCATTAGACACTTGATCAAGGAAACAAATGACGACAGCAAGTAAATTAAAGCGGCGCGAATTCCTTCAACTTGCAAACAAGTACGATCCAGCCAAGACACCTAGTGGCGGCTACAATCTTGCAGGTTGGTATGTCAGTGAGAAACTTGACGGAGGGCGTTGCTTCTGGGACGGTGGCATTTCACGTGGTTTGAATACTAAGGATGTGCCTTGGGCCAGCGTTATTGATCCAAAGACAGGCGAGCTAAAAAAGAAGATTCGCCCAGTCGCTACCGGTCTGTGGTCACGGTATGGCAATCCAATAATGGCGCCGGACTGGTTCTTGAATGGGCTGCCGTGCGTCCCACTGGATGGTGAACTCTTTGCTGGGCGAGGTCAATTCCAGACCACAATGTCAATCATTCGTAAAGACAATCCAATTGACTCAGAGTGGAAGGACATTCAATTTGCCGTTTACAGTAGTCCGCCATTCCAGGCAATCTTTGGTGATGGAGAAATTAAGAACGCCAATTTCCATTGTGCAATTCAGTGGGATAGCATTAGGGTTTGGTTGGCACTTCATATTGGTGAATTACCCTTTGAAGACGATTTTAAGCAAGTAATGAGTGGCTCCTCTTTCGATCAAGAACTTCACTTACTAAATGACGCTTTAAGTACACCGACTAATTTTGCTTACTTGCATCCTCAGACCAAGTTGCCTAACAATAATCTAAAGGCCGAGTGTGAAGTTGAGCGACTACTTGAAAGGGTCCTTGACGTAGGTGGCGAGGGGTTAATTATTCGATCCGCCGAAGCTACTTGGTTTCCAAAGCGTATGAAACATATCCTAAAATACAAACCACATCACGACGCTGAAGCTGTAGTGACCGGGTTTACGTCAGGGCGTAAGGGTAAGGAAGGGACCTTACTTGGTAAGATCGGCGCCTTGGTTACAGTTTATAACGGCAAATGTTTAGAAATCGCTGGTCTGACACATACTGAACGAGAGTTTGCCACGCGGGAGGAATCAAGATATGCAATGGCGAAGCCCGGCGCAGATATGCCTGCTGCCTTCAGTGGTAAGCATTTCAAAGTCGGCGACACAGTGCAATTCAAGTACCGAGAATTGTCAGACTCTGGAATACCCAAGGAAGCACGGTACTTCCGCGGAACATAGAGTAATACTATGAGAACACCACGTGCTTTATCTCCCTCAGCATTCATGCTTTGGGAAAAAGACCCTACCGAGTATGCCTTACGATATTTGGTAGATAACAAACCTCCTCGGACGCCCCAAGCCTTACCAGCTTCAGTCGGGTCTGCTTTTGATGCATGGGTCAAATCGAATCTATACTCGGCTCTTTTCGGTCCAACACATAATCCGAAATTTGAATTCAATACGTTGTTTGAACAACAAGTTGAAGAACATAATCGTGATGAGGCTCGTCAAATGGGTCTGCATTGTTTCGACAACTATGTTGAGACTGGCTCATACGATGAACTACTGGTCTTGATGAAGGATGCCAAAGAAGACCCGCAATTCGAGTTCGATGCTAATAATGTTGTGGACGGCGTCCCTCTCTTCGGTAAGCCCGACTGTCGTTTCATCAATGTAAATGGCATTCACATCATTCTTGATTGGAAGGTTCGCGGCTACTGTTCCAAGTATGGTGCTAGCCCTATGAAAGGTTACGCCTTGTGTCGGGATGGTTTTGATTGGGTTGGACGAAATATAGCCAAGCGGCAATCTGAAGGTAAGCCAAGCCGAAGTCATAACAAGGAACACACTAAATATCTCGCAATGAATTTTAACGGCCTCACAATAAACCAAGGCTTTCTTGAAACTTGCGACGAAGATTGGGCGACTCAGTTGTCTATATACGGATGGCTAATGGGTGAAAATGTTGGCGATGAGAATGTTGTAGTCTGTATCGATGAAATTGTCAGCAAATTTATGGGAGAGTGTGAGCGCCCACTCATACGTGTTGCCAATCATAAGGCTCGTGTAAGTGGTAAGTTCCAAACAGAATTATTTGATCGCATCAAAAAGCTGTGGGACGCTATCTCAAACGGATACATATTTCAAGACATGTCGCGCATCGACAGCAATGCAGCGTTTGAAATGCTTCAGAAACGTGCTACTGGGATGGCAAGTAATGGCTCTGAAGAAGAAGATTGGTTCAGTCAATTGGGAAGACCAGCGTACCGATGATTCATTTTCGTCCAGCTACTAACAATGACTTGGTACACTTGTATGATATTGACTTGAAATGTCACGAACAATCGCCAGCCGACTCAGAGTGGTGGGGACAAATCGCAGAAAATCCTCAGGCTGGGTGTATCGTCGCTCTCAAGAGTCAAGTACCAATAGGGATGCTTATCTATGAACGACAAGCATTTAGATTACCAGAGTTCAAAGCAAAATTAACAACGCTGCATATTCACAAGTTGTGTGTGCGTCCACTTCATCGAAATCAATATGTCGGACAAAAATTGCTTGCACATGGACATGAAGAAGCCCGAAAGAAGGGCTGTCCTTACATGACAATCTCTGTGCCAGAATATCAGTGCCAACCAAGCTCTGAGGATGATGTTAGCAGATGGCTCAATAAATTAGGTTTCAAAGCGGCTATGATTCTTCCAACCAAGGTACATCTCTACGGTCAACAGTTTGATCAATATCTCTTTGTATTCGAGGTGAAAGTATGAGTGAAGAACAACAACCGTTGCAGATGCGACCAGACATGGACCTCGCTGCTCGACTTCGTAAAAGCTTTGGTGCGCGCACTTGTGTAGAAGAAACATTGCGGGCTATTCAAGATATGGCCGCAGCAATAGGTGTGTATGTTTCGTGGGAAATTGTGTCTGTCGATGATGACAAAATTGTTGATCGAGACAAATTGACCGAGGCATTGGGACGCATGGCAACAGCCAGTGGATCAATGTTAATGGGCGGAAAAGTGAACCCAATCACTATCCTAAATGCTCAGGACCCGTTGAAAATCCTCCCAAAGTCAGAGTAGAATGTCACGCAAATATAGGTACACTCAGCAAATCGGAAAACGCGCACATTGTGATTTTGGTCGGAAGAAAAAGGCCACCACAAAGCGCGGCATCGCGCAAGATTTTACTAATCGACCGCCGCTCTACAAATACATGTGGACATATGGTTCGTTGAGCGATGTAGTTTATGCCGATAATCGTTCAACTGCTCGTGCGTTGATTAAGTGTGACCTTGGCATTCATAAAAAGCATCGTCTACCCGCGGCAGTTGAAATTGTAAGAGAACCTAACATCGAAGATAATGATAATGAAGATGATCCAGATGGAAGCATTGAAACGGATTCAAACTGCGACGATTGACGGGCCACGGCTCGCACAGTTGTTTGAAAAGATGGCTACAGAATCCAATCTATGTGGTGGTATGTCTAATGTCTTTACGATCGATTATCAGCAGCCAGGAGATTCTGCTGATGAAAATACTTTGATACCCCAACTCATACTTGTATTGAGACACGCAGAATGATTGGTTGGATCGGCAACGCTTTTATCATATCTGGTATGCTTGCGATTGCTTATAAAAAGCGATTTGGATTTATGTTAGGTATCGTTGGGAGTTTGCTGTGGTGTTGGCGCGGATTCACAACGACTCAATATGATCTACTCGCAATTAAACTACTCGTCGTAGACGTGGGAGTATTCTCATGGTGTAAATGGGGAAAATCATGTTAGAACAACTGGTACAGTTTATCCAGGACCAGGTAGCAAACAATGAATTGTTTCAAGGGGGTTTGTTGCTCATGGTGGGTGGTGCTCTCCTTGCACTAGTTCGAGCGTGGCCTGGGCGAATTTGGGAATTTATTAAACGACAATCGATGATTGTTATTGATATACCTGATAAGGATCAAGCGTTCCACTGGGTAAATTTGTGGCTTGCTAATCATAACTATTCAAAACACCGGGCGCGGTTACTGACTGTTAAAACTGAACATACTAATCGTGAATTTGACAAGCCAAAGATCATTTTTTCTCCCGCACCTGGTAATCACTGGTTGTGGTACAGGCGCAGACTTATGATATTGAACCGTAACCGCCAGCAGATGGGTGGTGATGACGGGCCTGCTGTGGCAGGTATGGGCCATGACCCTTTTCGCGAGTATTTTACAATACGACTCATAGGTCGCAATCGTAACCTTGCGCTAGAATTGATACAAGAAGCATATGATTTCTCACACTCTCACACTGTTGATAAAATAGCCATTCATCGCTCTAGAAATTATGGTGATTGGCTCAGTAATACTTGGGCTCTTAAGCGATCGCTAGAGTCTGTAATTCTACCTGATAATTTGTTGAACGAGTTAGTCAGTGATATCCAAACTTTCCTTGACAGCGAAGAATGGTACATGAAGCGTAGTCTACCGTATAGACGCGGCTATTTGTTTTACGGCTCGCCCGGCAACGGTAAGACGTCTGCAATCATGGCGCTAGCCTCACGTTTCAAGCTGGATATCGCAATATTAAACATCAAATCAACAGACATGTCTGACGATGATCTTTCTGATGCACTAATAAATACGCCACAAAGTTCTATTATCTTGATTGAAGATATCGACTGCATCTTGTCGGGCCGTAGAACAAGAGCGAAAATAACATTTTCTGGACTCTTAAATGCCCTTGATGGCGTGAGTGCTCGACACGGACAGCTTGTCTTTATGACGACTAATTTCCGTGACAGGTTAGATGAGGCATTGATCCGCCCCGGGCGATGCGATGTACAAAAAGAATTTCCAAACGCAAATGCAGACCAAAAGTTTCATTTGTTTGAGCAATTCTTTCCCAGTTCTAATTTAGCTTTAAGTTTTTCAGAGCGTGCATCAGGCAACATGAGCATGGCTGAATTGCAAAAGCATATGATGGAGCATCGAGATGATCCACAAGCAGCACTTGAATATGCTGCCAATATTGAAGACGAGGCAAAAATGAACGTAGCAGATTCACAAGGGCCGGTGGCATAAAGGAATCAAACCTTGAATATTACAACATATTGCGAGAAGGCGCGGTTAACTGCTGCATACAATGCTTCCTTCTTATACCCAACGCATGGTCTCTCTGGAGAAATAGGTAAGCTGCTCGATAAATTGACCAACACTGATGTGTTTGTTGCCAAAGATTCGATTATCAAAGAGATGGGCGACGTACTTTGGTATATTGTCAATATCGCAGCCGACGTGGGATTGAACTTTAACGATGTTGCAGCATTAACATATTCACGCGAACCACGAGCTGACAATTTCACTGAGTTAGGCGCTCATATGAGACCGAGCAATGATCTCAGACCGGCGTTGGTTAAGTTGCCTATCTATTCCGGCCGGATCGGCGAAATTGTTAAAAAGATGATCCATGATAATAGTGGTTTGTTTAGAATTGAACAACGGCCTATTATAGCAGAACTGTTAGCAGAGCTACTCATCTGTTTGTTCAAGATTGGTAGTGCGTGGTCTATTAACTTAGATGACGTAGCACAGGTCAACATCGACAAATTGTTTTCACGGAAAGAACGTGGCGTAATCCAAGGGTCAGGAGACAATCATTGATGCAACAGATGCGACATCAACTCTGGCATGGCGACTGCACTGAGTGGTTGCGTCAACTTAATGAACATGACCACATTGCATGTATTTTTGCCGATCCGCCTGACAACATTGGCCTCGGCTATAATGATTACAAAGACAGTATGGCTACTGATGAGTATGTTGCAATACTTGGTTCATGGTTGCGCTTGTTTTGTGACAAAGCTGACACGGTGTGGTTTTCATTCAATGCCCGCTGGGTCCTCGATCTTGCCCCTGTGGCCAAAGAGATGCGAGACATGGGTTGGGAAGTCCTGGGAGGTGTGCAAACATTCACATTTTATCAGCACAACTATAAGGATCTTGGAAACGCTCATAGACCTCTATGGCGTTTCCGTAAACCGGGTGCAGGACTGTATCCCGACCAAGCGAGAATTCCATCATGGCGTCAGTTAAATGGAGACTCCAGAGCGGCTAAAGGTGGGAAAGTACCGGGGGATCACTTTGATTTTCCGCGCGTGACGGGTAACAGTAAACAACGAAGAAAATGGTGCCCAACTCAATTACATGAAAAGTTGGTCGAGCGCTGCATATTACTAAGCACAAAACGCGGCGATTGGGTTGTTGACCCCTTTGGTGGCACGGGTACTACATTGCGTGTCTGTAAGGAACTTAATGACCGCTATTGTACCTTAATTGAACTCGATGAGAGTTATTGTCAGAAGATTGCAGAGGAGCATGATATCCTACAGGGGTATCGAATAGTTACGCCATGCTCAAAGTAACATTTGAGGTAGTCCCGTTTGGAGACGAAGCACATCCGCGCCGGCATGAAGTCGGACATTTGAATATCAGCTTTCAAAAGAATGTGAACAATGTTGACCGGTACCTTTCGACAATAGCTACTGATGGCCAACAAGTGCCACCTAACAAGCACGTCCAGATTGATATCGGTCTAAACCAAGGACCCTTTGAACTCGTTAGGCAATGTCTAGCGGCACATTTTGGAATGGAGAAAGTCACATGACACTTTGCACCTATCAGACAGTAGATAGAAATCCACTTGAGCACTCTGGAGACAGTCAAATGAAAGATTTCCTCGGACAGCAGATCGAAGCGGGCGATTCAATTGTTTATCCGAATCGACAAGGTTCTCGACTTTGGATGAACTTTGCAACAGTGGCAGATGTGCGGGATAAGTCTATCCGTGTCCGGCTTAACAACGGAGTGCATAAGACGCTGACACGAATTCAGCGTGTGACGGTTGTGTCGAAGCAGATCAGCGATCACACGGTTGTGATTGGGTCCTGAAATGCCCGCATACGATTATGATTGTGCTAGTTGCAGGGCTGAAGTTGAGATATTCCACGGGATGCACGAAACAAAGAAGAAGTGTCCCAAGTGTGGAAAGTTGAAACTGAAGCTCGCTTGGCGGCAGATCGCTGCGTTCCATGCTCAAGTTTCGCCGATGCACCCTCGCGTCAACCGTGGCACCGGCAACACTGGAAAACGCAAAGCTTAAACAATATGAATGTCAATGATATTGTCAGTCAAATTGTGCGGATGCAGGGGTTAATGCCTGAAGTTAATCGTACAACTGTAGCGTTACGATTCCAGGCTATAATCACTGAAGCCATGAAGACCATGTTTGGTGAGGATGCTGAGCAAACGCAAAAATGGATCAATGAGGATTCTACACGATTCTTGGAGGCTTGTAGACTTTCATCTCCCCGAGCGCCTATTGAATCGGATATTACTGCGCCAAGTTCTATCCTAGCACAATTCATTGACAAATGGGAATCTGTAAATACATGGCGGCTCAGCAACAATGATGACTGGAAGACAATGTGTCAAGAGACAATCAATGTCAAAGCAACGATGCTACGAGACCTACGAGAGATAATAAATGACGCAACTACCGCACCCGGACCGTAATCCGTCGTTCAGTAAGGCAGACTATGGGAGAAATGCTGTTTTTGCTGTTGCCAAGGTGCAACTCATGTTGTATATTGAAGAAGGTGCTTCGTTGCAAGAGGCATTAGGCTTGGGACAGCAAATGTGTGAATGTATCCATAGAGCGTATCATGCTGCGCTTCATGAAGCAGGGCACAACCTTATTGGTCCCGCCCCTGAGCCACCGCCCTTTGGTATGGGGCTGAGTGATGATAATCCATTCTCCCCTGATAAACCAACTTGAAGCATCTGATTTGTCTTTGTTACGCACTAACCCTGATTGGAGATTGCACCATGTTGCGGAAATATTACAAGGTAGTGTTACTTTGTGTGTTTGCTGGAGTAATTGGAATTGCGTGCGCCGACGCACTCTTTCTCAGTGGTTTCTTCAGCACAGCAAATACTGTTGACGCGCTTCCTCATACCACGGGGTGGGGATTTTAAGCCTCCCGCTTTGCAGACTAGTGATTCGGGACAAACTCCTGATCTGATTGAGAAGCTGTAGGATGGCCGTTGTCAATACGCAGGTCGGGTTTGTGTTCCTGGCAAACCCTCACACGGGGAGCCGGGCCACGACCACTGCGTTATTGCACATTGAAGGGAGTATTGAAGTTGCGTATCATCACGCCGATCTTGACAAGGTATACGCGGTGTGCCCGGGCGCAGAAAATTGTCACACTGTGTTTCAGGTTGTACGCAATCCGTTAGACTGGCTGGTATCCCGCTTCCATTGTAACGGCGGTCTGCGTGGTACATGGGAGGATTGGTTAAAGAAGCGGCCAAAACGTCCTATCTTTCGTCGTTTCTTAGGACAAACTAATTCGTTTGCCAAGTATGAGAACCTAGTCGCTGATGTGGCCGCACTGACTGGTCACAGCCCACGCTGGGAATGGAAACAGGATCACCGTACACCAGGGAGGCCCCGTCATTACCTGGATTATTGGAATAATGACTTAATCGCTTGGGCTAAGCGGCGTTTTGAGTCTGACTTCAAGAATTACGGATATTGATTGACAAAAGGCTCGCCGTGGTTGGCGGGCCTTTTTATTTGACATTTGGAAACCGTATTGTATACTCAGATAGAAGCTCGACGGCGGTGCCGTGCCGATTGTAGTGACTACAAGAACACAACTTGACAATCCAGAATTGTAGGGTATCTTTTAGATAGGGAGAAGCAAGAATGTTCACACTACCACGAGTCTGCGAATTTATGTACAAGGGCACTCGACGCGTAGCGATTGAGAAGGGGCCGGACAATCGCGGCTGTGGACTATTCACAACCCAGTTGGTTCCCGAGATTGGCCATCGGACTTTCAAGCCAGAGAAAATGATGAACTGCCGTAAGCTCGGACTCATTGCAACTATTTACTACCTCATTCGCTCGGCACGAATCGGATGATCACAAAGTTTCAAGAATTCTGGTTGCTAGTTATCCGTGGTAACTCTGGCTTTGGTGGCGCGGATAGCACCAAAGTCACAATGACTCTTGGTAACATACGCAAACTGGTCGCCAAAGCTCACGAGGATGGTTTTCATAACGGCATGGCTCTTTCAAAGAGTTTAGAAGGGCTCGGTAGCGCCCACAAGCCAAACGAAGATTTAATTGACAGACTTAAAAGGAGAAGTGGTCAATCATGAACTTCATCAGCAAACATCAAACAGGTAGTTATGCTGGTATGTATGTTCTTCACAGGTCTAGTGGCCCAGTGATCTATTCACTTGGTTCAAAGATTACAGTATTTGTTCGGCGAGTTGTTCCGCAAACTGACACACGAGAATTAAACTACGTGGTTGAAATCAAACAGAGCTTACATCATGTGACCGGTTACTCGAAAGCCGAGAATAACATAGCAATACTGTGTGTACCGGCCGAAGGTGCTGACTGTCAAATCGCTACAAGTATACTCAAAGATGATGGCATTGGTTCTGAGCATAGAATGGGCCTTCTAAAGTATCGTGTTGGCGAAGAAGATGGCTATGTTATGACCATTGGTGGCTTGCTGTGGGACGGTCGCTTGGTTCACGTCAGTAATATTATAGCATAGGAGGCAAATAGTAATGCTGGCACCGTGCTTACTTACACAAATCGACGGCAAGCAAATTGCCATTGATGCCTACGATGTTTGCACAATCGCGGAAATAGATGAAGGCATCCAAGTAGAATATGTGATAGCGGACAAATCAAACACCGTCACCATCAATGGTGACTTTGACAAGATTGTAGATATACTTGTCGATGCGCACAATAAGGCTGACTCAAAATATCATAGAGAGGAGGGGGATGAATGGAAACATTGAATGACTCCAATTACCAATGATTCGTGCATTGTGATAAGTCGGTTTATGTATCCCGTAAATATTTGGAGGTATGTATCATGGCGCAAGGTGACTGGACAAAATCTGAAGCAGAAGCGACCAAGGAAGCAGTCGGCGAAATATTCGATGGATTATCGAGGCCAAAGAAGGGTGAATTTCTGGGACATCTTGATGACATCCTGCTGTTTTTGGAACGAGCAAAGAAAGAAGCTCCCGAGGAATAGCAATCTTTAAGCTGTAAACTTTACCATCTGAAACGACACGCGATTCTTATTGCAGAGATTGGGCGATGCACGCACACTTACTTACGGTCGTTCAGGCTGAGAAAATCTGGCAGGTTCTCCATGAAGAGTGTGGTGTGCGCTCTGACGATCTTTGGCAGTGTTTTGTATTCTGTCACACTCGTGATCGTGGTTGTGATGGGTTCCGATTCCAAGGTAGTTTAGGGTTCGGTGGTAAGTTCCGAAACAGGAGCGATTCTTGGGGCGTCGACTGTTACCCTGGAGATGAAACACCAGAACGCTTGGAAATGATGAATCGAGCGAATAGTCGTCTGCAAGAGCTGTATGCACAGGAAGACAAGATGAGTCGTGATAAAAGTGAACCGTTGCCGCCCCAATCTGCGAAACCAGACTGGCGGATTGGAAAGACTGTGAAGCCGAAGTATCGAGATGACCCGTTGCGTGGCCAGCGTGGTGTTGTGATATCCATCAAGCCGCCGGTAATTGTCGAGGATGTGGCACACTGTGGTTTTTCAGACCGTTTGGTAATCAAACTTGAATCAGGTGAAAAGATTACACGCGACGCAGACGAATGGATATCGGCGTAGCCAACAGGAAAGAATCAATCATGAGCGAGACTATTCTGTCGAGTAAGAACGTTTTCACGACTACAGATGTGGCAAAAATCTGTAAAGTGACTCCGCACATCGTAGACAAATGGTTTGATGAGGGTCAGCTCAAAGGCTACCTTATCCCCGGCTCAGGGCGGATTCGCCGTATTCCCCGCATATATCTGACTCGGTTCCTCAAAGAACACGGGATGACTTGGGCTAAGATTGATGATAATGAGCCGAGTAAGTTTGCGAGAGAGCTGAATGCTCGTGTTCGGCGATCTTTTGATGGTGCTCAGACGATCGAAGATGCCTTGGCCGAGCGTGACAAGGTGAATGATGAGCGGCTGGCGGAGTTGTTGGCAGCGGTGGAAGAGGAGCTATCATTCCTCGACGAAGATGACGGTCTGAGATTGCGAGCGGCCCTCGCCGCTCTGCGGCTGGAAGCGAAAGCTGACACAGATGTGAATTTGCCCGCGCCGAAAATCATCACATACGCAAACCTTCTTCACAAGTACCTCGACCCGCAGGCGAAAGAAGTTCTAAGTTTCGTCGAACAGAACAAACACGACAAGGTGTTTGTAGGGCGGGCAAGAACGCTAAACAAGCTTTATGCACTAATGGCTCCTCGACGGGAACACTTGCAACGCGACAAGCCGAGTGAGTATGCGCTAGAAATTGCAGAGAGGTTGTATCGTAAGCAAGGCTTCCGTGCTGAGCATGCAACAATCATTGATGCTGCCTTTGACGAGATGGTCCTAACCAGCGACAAGCAGTTAGCAGAGTTTTTGTCAGCACATATTGACGGCTTGACGTCCGATCGAGCTGAATGGCTGCTAACTGGGTTCCGCAGCCACGAGAGGGAGGGAGGATGAGCATACTGGTTCATATCAAGACACCGGTAACACAGAATAACGCCGGCTACGGTTATATCAAGGATGCCGATGATCATTTGATCTTGACTACTGTAGCAAGACCTGCAAGCCCGCTGGATGTAAGACCTCGGCTACACAAAGAATTGGCGACAGAGCTGGTTCGCGTGTTGAACAATGTGAATGAGTTGGTTGAGGCGGCAAAAGAACACATAAAAGCACAGGAGCTTCCGTTGCTTTCAGAAGCGATGATCTTTAAGCGTCAAGCCGCCGAAGCACGACTGCGACAAGCCATTGCCGCCATGCAGCAGTATAAAGAGAACCTAGCGTCGGCGTGGCAAAACCTGAACCAATGCATGAGAAGCAACTGACATACACACTGGAGATTGATGAATGTTACTCGATGACGAAAAAGTAATGCTGGCTAGAGCTGAGCGATTACATGCCGTTAACACTCTGAATGACGACCTATCACGGGACGAGTGTGTAGCAGTGTGGGGAGCAGTCAAAGAGCAATATAGCGCCGACTTACCAAAAGTGCTTGCACGGCTGGATGAGATTCGTAAGCTCCAGCATGAGGAGGCAGACAAGTTGGCGGAGTTAAAGGAAGCGGCTTCGATACTACGAGACAGGATTCTAAACGATCCTGAGCACGACAACGATACGATTAACTGGGCTCTGGGTCTGTATGACGACGAACTGTTTGACATAGTTGAGGCATAGGCGAATGTTACTCCATGACGAACAAGAAATGCTGGCTCGCTGTAAAGCAGCGACACAGGGGCCGTGGAAATGGAAAGGCGCGTGGATGACTGCGGGCGACAAAAACGTTTTCATGCACTCCACCAATGCGCTTCACCATTACCCCAATATGGCTGACCGTGCGCTCATCAAGACTGTCCCCACCGACCTGCCGGAAGTGTTAAGGCGGATCGGTGAGTTAAGGGAGGCATCTATTCGTTTACTGTGTGCCTTTGCCAATGCTCCACTGGACCCGCGCGGGTTGGAAGCAAAGGAACGCATGACACAATGTCTCTTAGACCCGAAGGCTGCCCAAGAAGCCCGAGAGGCATACTGTCGCGGCGACTACAAAACAACGGCTGAGTTTATCGCTGAAATTAAGAAAACGGCCGCCGAACAATAGTTTCGCTTTAAGGGAGTGCCTATGTGTGATACAATTGAAAAGGACAATTCAGAACTTTCGCTACTCCGCACTGGCGCTCGCATTTTTGCTGTTTGGTTCAGTATATACCAGCACTCTGATGAGCGTATTCAGAGTGTTGTGCGTGATATGATATCAATCCTCAATGATGATAATGCGGATTCGTTAGAGAAGGACATGGCAATAGATACGATTGTTGAGGCGTTGCGTGATGAGCTTAGTGAAGGTCAGCCCTCGGCGCTTTTGAACAGAAGAATTACGTGAACCCAATCTTTGTCCCACTAATAAAAGGTAGCAACAATGAAAAATAACCAATGCGTTCAGAAACGAGTGGCTTTACGACTGGTACAAGAATCTCTGTACTTTCTTTTGTTAGTTGCGCTGTTGAGCAGTATGGCCGCTGCCAGAGAAAACGTTCAGCCAGTTCATCAACTCCGTGCTGCATCGGGCGAACATCCGTTAGAGCCATTTCTACAGTGGGCGCACAACAGATTAGCTACGATGAGTAAGATTCAGGACTACTCCTGCACATTTATCAAACGCGAGCGTATCAACAGCAAACTGGGTGCTTATGAGTCTGCCTATCTGAAAGTTCGGCATAAGCCGTTCAGTGTCTACATGCATTTTCTTAGTCCTGACAAGCTTAAGGGACGCGAAGTCATCTACGTCGATGGGCGAAATGACGGTCAACTATTGGCTCATCTAACCGGTATACGAGGAAAACTACTCGGTACGCTCTATCTCGATCCAAACGGATATTTTGCAACGGATGGGAATCGCCATCCGATCACTGAGATTGGTTTCTTGAATCTTACAAAACGGCTCCTAGAAGCTGGCGAACATGATACGAAGTTTGGAGAATGTGAAGTGAAAACATTCTCCAGCAAAATCAATGGCCGTGCGTGCGAGTGTATTCAGGTTGAGCATCCGATTCAGCGTAACGATTTTCGCTATCACATTGCTCGGATCTATATTGACGATGAGCTGAACATTCCGATTAAGTATCAATCCTACAAGTGGCCTGAAAAGCAAGGTGGTAAGCCACTATTAATTGAGGAATATATGTATCTGAACGTCAAGCTCAATAACGGTTTTACCGACGCGGACTTCGACCTTGAGAACACTGACTACAACTTCCCTTGACACGAGTGACATAGCAACGTAGAATCAATATAGTGCTACTCAGATTAACTAGCCACGGTGTGGCGCTCAGCAAGGAGACCAGATATGTGGGATTTGTATGAAGTCGAATATGTAGCATACGACAGCGACGGAGAAGAACTCCCTGGCGGGTATTATCGGACGATTGCTGTGCCGTCAGATATTGCGACAGCAGAAATCGCCATTAGCGCAGTACGCGACCAAGTAATCGGGCAGGCAGTAAAAGTCGAGCCTCAAATAAAGATCGGTCGAATAGAAATCGAGTCAGTCAATTTTAAAGGGACACTGCACTATATAGCACAAGTGTCAGGCCAGCCCGATCCACCGGCCCGCGAGGATGGGCTGCCATCTGTCAGAGCGTTGCAGATAGCTGGACAAATCTGGTGCGATCCCGCTGTATCTGATCGTACTATGGACCCCGACCTAGCGATGGTATTCGCTAAGAGACTTAACGAGTATATCGACGCCCTGGAGTGGTGTGAAGAGACTGCCGATTTCCACGGCAGACCAGCGTGGCGCCGAGGATGGGAAAAACGCATCAAACCATTGCTAGGTGCTACATGATAACTGACCATCTGCTGCCCGACG